TCAGGCAACCACGTTGCCGAGCCCCTTGATGAGCTTCTTGGTGCGCCGGGCGGCACGCGGAATGTCAGACCCCGGCCAGTAGCCGGCCATGCTCTGCTCGCCCTCGCGGTAGATCTGCCAACACCAGTCCTCACCGGACGCGATGGTCAGGTTCAGATCGTGCCCCTGGCAAAGCGCCACACGCGCGGCCCAGCAGCCGCCACCTGTGCTGATCTCCTCGGCGGGGATCCCCATCTGCCGGAGATGCTCGACCATCCGGCCGACCTCGGCATACTCGGACCACTGCTCCTCTGGCCACGTCAGCATGGGAAAGAGACGACGGACCTGAGCCTCCGCCCACGGATGAACCGCGTCCCACGCCGCCTGGCCTGGCTCGGACTCCCAGAAGTGCCAGCCGTCCGCGCAGTTGGCGGACTCCTGCGCGAGCGTGCGCATGACGTCCTGCATGGTCAACTGCTCGGGGAGGGGCGTGCCGTTCTCGAACGGCTTGCTGTACGCCGCGTAGAGCTTGGCGACGATGGCCTCACCATCCATCGGGTAGGTGACGGACACCTGTACCGTGACCACCCCGTCATCCTCCGCGAGCACGAAGGTAGCCGGGTTGACCTCGGGCTTGCCGGTGCTGATCATGTGCTCTCTCCTCTCAGAACTGACCAAGGGCTGCCTTCGTCAGGCCACGGGCACCACCCCGTGACGACCTCCTTGCAGGAGGTTTCGGCAATAAGGCATGGCGGATCCGTCGGCCGACGTGCATGGCAAGCCGACGAGTCCTCTGCGTCTGGATCAAGCTCCCTGGTGTATGCCGATGCCACCGGAGGTACATGCGGGGCACTTGCACGCCTGCACCTTGTGCAACTCGCGCGGGTAGTAGGCACCGTCGCGCGGCCACGGACCGGCGTCCTCCAGGAACCGCAGGACGACCATCTCCTCCCCGAACGTCTCCTTCACCTCCGCACGGGCGATGAATGGGGAACGCTTGGAGCGGAAGGATCCGGGACCGGATGGCTCGTAGTAGTACGGCCGGACGGCCACCACGTGACCGACCAGCGCGTCAGGTGAGTCGTCGGCGTGCGTCACCGGGATGAGATCCTGCGCCTGATCGGCGATGTCCTCGGCGACCTCTCGGAGGTACGGGTCGCGGATGTCCTCCACGGTCTTGTACCTGCCGAAGTGCCAGCCCTCGATGACGGTGCCCCACAGGGCGGCCTCGTATCGAAGTTCGCCGTGGACCACGGCCACGATGCCGCAGACGGTCCACTCCCCAGACTCCAGCTTCTCGCCGCACTCCTTGATGAGCGCTTCGGAGTCGCTGAAGTTCTCCAGGTCGAAGTCGTCGTCCTCGACGATCGCGAAACCGATCATAGTTGAAGCAGTCCGCATAGCTCTCTCCTCTCAACACTGACTCAGCGATTGGCTGCCTTCATCAGGCCGTGGGCACCACCCCACGACGACCTCCTCTCGGAGGTTTCGGCATTGTTGAGCTAGCTCTCGATGTGGAGCATGTCTCCGACGAATCGAACGCTGCTGTACGAGTGCGTACGCGCCGTCTCGTGGAGACGCTGGCGAACCTCTGCGGGGATCTCACGCCTTCCGAGGAACGAACGGGACTTGATGCCGTCCACCCCGCGCATGGAGTGCCAGAAGGCATAGCCGGCCTGGTCGGCAGGGATGCCGTTCAGCACCTGCGCATTGGCGTCGATGAACTCCCCGAGCGCGGACATGAAGGCGGAGCGCATGTTGAGATGCACGCTGTTGATCCCCAGGTTCAGGGCCTCGACGGCTTCCCACTCCATGCCGAGCGTCTGGTCCTCGTCGTCCTCAGTCGGCTCGACTTCGTACCAGACAGCCTCATTGATGGCCGCGGTCGCGAAGTCGAATAGATACTCCGCGCGCTGGGAGATGTTCGGACTGATCTCGCTCCACGTCCACTCCCATGCGCCAACGGCGTACAACCCGTCTTTGCCGGGCGCAACCACCTTCGCGCAGGACTCCGGGTCGTCATCGAAGACGTACGTCCAACTGATATGGAGCACCACCACCGCAGGGATCTGGATCGGCTCGCCGAACTCGTCGACCCTGTCCTCGCTTTCCCCGAACAAACCGGGGGCCTCGATGACGCGGATCTCCTCCTGATCGGCGTAGCCGGACCTCTTCAGATCCTCCTGCATGTCAGAAGCTATCTGCTTCACGGCCTCCAGAGTGAAGCGGGGCGAAAGAAACCCGTTCCACAGCGGAGCCTCCGTGTCGACCATGGCTTCGTACGCGTGAACGTCATCAGCCGAGACCAGCACTTTTCTGATGCTCATGTGCTCTCTCCTCTCAATACTGACTCAGCGATTGGCTGCCTTCGTCAGGCCGTGGGCACCACCCCACGACGACTCCTCACGGAGTTTCGGCAAATTAGGCACGGCAGGGCCGCCGACAGAGAACACACCTCAGCCGGCGAGCCTTCTACCGCTGGTTCAGAGCGCCCTCAGCATGCGGCACGTGCTGGTCGCCGGGCAGATCACATTGCCCAGCCAGTACCTTGTCCTGGCGTCCGTCTTCGGGCGCCGGATGTCCAACCACGCGTAGTCATGCGCCATCCCCGACTCCTTGAGGTAGCCGTTGTTGTTGCCCAGCCACATCTGGACCCGGAGTTCATCACCCTCGCGGAGCGCTCGCATCCAGGTCTCATGCTGCGGCAGCATGCCGGGGGAGCTGATGTAGACGGACCCGACGACCTTTTCGTCACCGAGGGACGCCGAGTGCTTGGTGTGCGCGTCCTCCCCGTAGTACGTGATGGACGTGCTCTCCAGCCGGACGACGTGGAAGTCCTCGAAACCACTCGAAGTCTTCGAACCGTCGCGGATGCACTTGAGCCAGTTCATGCGCTCACCGCCCCGAGAAATCGGGGCGTTGTGGAAGAACACCAGTCCATCAGCGTTCCTGATCGCGCGGACATCCTGCTTGCTCAGACCCATAACTCTCTCCTCTCAGAACTGACTTCAGCGGCTGCCTTCATCAGGCCGTGGGCACCACCCCACGACGACCTCCTCTCGGAGGTTTCGGCTTGTAGGCGAATCCAAACTACGACGACGTTACGCGGCTCAGGTCCTCCCATCCGATCGGATCGTCGTGCGTCGCTTCGGGAGCGCGCACATTGACCGTCGGCTTCAGTTCGGACCCCCAGTACTCCAGCTCGATCTTGGCTAGCACCCCGGAGAAAGACAGGTCGTTCCCCTGCGCATCCTGGTTCGCGCAGCGCACACGATCACCAACCCACAGGGTCTTCCCCTGGTAGTTGAGCTTGTCGACCGTGCCGACATACATCCCGTCTCCGGTGTGACCGAGGGCCTCCTTTTCGGCCTCGCGGACTGCTGCGCTGCCCCAGTTGACCTCCAGCCATGCACGCAGAGCGGCAATGGCCGCGCCGACGAGCTTCGGGTGGAAGGCGGACGCAGGAAGATCGCTGTCGTACGAGACGCCCAGTTCTAGGGCGTGCGCAGCCAGGAACTCACCCTGCTTATACAGCGACTTGGGATTGGACTCTGCCTTCTCGCGCCAGTCCGACCAATTCGGCGACGGGATGCCGACCACGTTCGGGTCCACCATGAAGTAACCCTCACAGCAGATAACGACATGTGAGCCGATCATCACGTGCCCAGCCAAATTCGACGAGTCCACCTGTCCGTCGCAGTCACGACAGACCGAAGACAGGTAAGGCTCGATGCGTCCGAGGGGTGTCTGACGCACGGCGTCCAGGTACTCCAATTCCTCGGGCTTCATGCTCTCTCCTCTCAGAACTGACTTCAGCGGCTGCCGTCATCAGGCCGTGGGCACCACCCCACGACGACCCCCGAAGGGGTTTCGGCTTTTGATTAACCCTGATCGAGCATGACCACACCGAACGGCGTCTTGCGGAATTCCGTCATGCACCCGTGCTTGACGTTCTCCAGAGAAGTCGGGGAAGTAAGGCCACTCGTGATTGCATCGTCGAGTGCGGATTGTTCGCTGTCCCCGAATCCCCGGAACCTGTCGGCCACGATAGATCGTATGTCTGCGATGTCGCAGTACCATTCCGTAGCCAATTCTCGGACTACGAGCTCCAACGCGCGAGACCTGTTACTTATCCTGCAAGACATCGTGCGTGTTCCGCTCGGGAGCGCACGAACTGCCGCTCTTGTGACAGAGTGCGGGCAGGTAGGGTTATCGGGGTCATAGAGAACTCCATGGCCCAGCGATGGAATCCACGCGTAGTCCTGATCCCTGCGACGCATTATTCCTCGCATCGCCCGGATAGCGTGTCTCGTCACAACTCTCCTCTCGAAACCGACAATGGCTGCCATCGTCAGGCCCCAGGCACCACCCTGAGACGACCCCCGAAGGGGTTTCGGCAATTGGTCACAGGACCTCGAAGATGTGGTACTTGCCGCCGCCCTCGTAGAGGATGTTGTATTCCCCGCCGCAGACGGCATCGTGCGCCATGCTCTTGGCTATGGCCATCTGGTGATTCTTGTACTGCTCCGGCAGGTCACCACTCTCTTCGATCTGGTCGAAGAGATACTCAGCCAGCGCGTCCGTTTCATTGCCCCACTGATCCTCGATCGTGGTGATCGACTTCTCGCGGATGGTGTCCACAATCTCGTCGAACTCCATGTGGGAGCACTCGCGGAAGAACCAAGCGACTACACAAGAGGGAAACTCATCCAGTGCCTTGGCAATGGACGTAATCTTCTCCAGCGATTCATACTCGCCGAGATTGAAATCCCCGAATCCGTCGTAGTCGTGGATGGCATACTCCTCCGCGACATCGCCATACTTCTGGGCCGCAGGCGACTCCTTCAGCATCTCAGCGATCTCATCGTTGATGGCCTGGACATCCTGGTCAGCGTCGATCCATCGACCGTGGAGAATGCTGTTGTTGTAGTCGGACAGACTCGCCACGTAGATGCGCAGGTCAGACATAAGCTCTCTCCTCTCAACACTGACTCAGACATTGGCTGCCATCATCAGGTCCCAAGCACCACCTTGGGACGACTCCTCACGGAGTTTCGGCATGAATGAATTCAGAAATTCGCGGCCTCGACACGCAGATCGGAACCGCACTTGGGGCAGACGGGATGGCCGACCAGGTCGTCGAATGACACCTCCGGGGCGTCGTCGATCTCTTCGCCGTTCCGGTCGATGCGCTTGATGTGCTGCCCGCCGGACTCGATGTCGAACACGACGTCCTCGCACTCGGTGCAGTACGCCGTGGCCTTGTCGTCGTCCAGCAGGTAGGCGGACTCGTGGCAGGACACGTGGAACACCATCGGACGCGTGCGTGCGCGGTATCCGGTGCACTGCTGCCACAGGGCGACGTACGTCTCGTCCTCGTACCGGAAGAACTGGCCCTTGACCCCGTTCGGCATGAACGACTCGTAGCCGTCCGTGTCGATGCCGGAGATGTAGGGGGACCCGAAGTACTTGTCCGTGATGGACTGTGCCCAGAGTTCCAACGACTCGCCGTCCGCAGAGGACGGGTCGCCGTAGACCGGAAACCCCTGGCGGTTTTCCATCACCCACTGGACGAACTTCTCGTCCATCTCACGGTGGTAGTCCACGCGCTTGGCGTAGAACTGCACCCCGTCGATGACGATCGTGTCGTTGCCCTTGTCGAAGCGCGCGTCAGTGTGCGGCTCCATGGCCGGCGGGGCCGCGAACAGTTCGTTCAGGGCCTCCTCGGTGGAGCCGTACAGAAAGTCGGACGCAACCATTTCGAGGGTCTGCGCAGACATAGCTCTCTCCTCTCGTGGCAGGGAACCACCCCTGCGACCCCGCACGGAATTCCGTACGGACGCACTCGGCCTAACGCCTATTTAGAGTCGCCGAGTCGACTGTTAGGCGGCCTTACGCAGGCTCGCCCAGAATTGCTTCCACCCGCGCTGGATCACGTGGTGGACGCGCTCGTCTTCCTCGTCCGTGAACCCCCAGAGGTGCGCGGACGGGTCGATGCGCTCACCCGAGTAGTGGTCTCGGATGTACGAGCCGTCGTGGTGGTAAAACCAGTCGGCACCCTCGTCGTACGCGCAATCGGCGTCACGAATGGCGTCGATTGCGAGCTTGACGGGGTTGTCCCATGGACCGGAGACGTCCTTCGGCGCGCAGTCCACAATCTCGTAAGTCTGGAGGGGACCGTCACCGAAAGAGCCGTCCTCGTTCCTGATCTGGCCGTAGTCGCCGTCATGGATCATGTCCATCGTGAAGTACGTGCGGTAGATCACCACGAACTTGCACGGTCGGCCGTCGGTGTGGGAATGCGGGGAGCGAATGGAGACGTTCCGCCGCTTGCAGTTAGGGCACTGCTTCCACGCACCGGACCGGGGACGCATGATGCGCTCGGACCAGTTGATCGGACTGATGCTCATTGCTCTCTCCTCTCGACACAGACAGGGCACCACCCCTGACCCGCAGCGCTGCTGCGACCCCGTACGGAATTCCGTACGGACGCTCCCGGCCTAACGCCTATTTAGAGTCGCCGGGACGACTTTCAGATCAGAACGATGTCACCGTATCCGTGATAGTCCGGACCGCTCGTGTTGTTGTGCCACTGGACCCAGAGCGTTGCTTCGGTATCGCCGAAGCTGTGCTCCAGGGCAATACGCACGAGAGTTCCGGTCAGACCGTCCTCGTACTCCGTCGGCCGGGCCGGACGCACCTTCGCGCCGGTCCGCCAGATCACGCCCTCATATGCCCACACAGAGGCGTCCTCGGGCACGTTGTCGGATTCCATATGACGCCAGTCGAGCCACAGTTCCACGTTGAATCCCAGAAGATTGGGGTTCACGAGCATGGATCCGTCGCATCCGATCACGACACTGCCGCCCATGACAGCGTGCTTCCCATCCGATGCGGACTCATCACCCGCACCGCAGTCCGGGCAGCATCGCGCCAGAAACGGAGCGACATCGCCGAACTGGGCGGCACTCAGCGCCGACAGGTAATCCTCACGGGTAATCGCCTGGCGATGAGACATTGTTCTCTCCTCTCATGGGTGACCAACGGACACCACTCCGTTGGCTCTCGGCTACGGCAGGGAAATGCGCGCATGACAAGCCGGCATGCCCCTGCCGCACCGTAGTGCATGAGATTGAGAGAGCGTCTAGGAATCGGAATTCGCTTAGGACCTGTGAAAGCACCCGGGATTCGGCCTCGATGTAACTGACCTACTTGGGGCTGCTAGACCCCACGACACCCCTCACTTACGTCATCAGACGACGGCCATGCAGTGCTAGCACACTGAACGCATGGTGGGTTTAGCTTGGATTCCAACCGGAAACCTAGACAGACTCTCTCGGTACTGCGTTGTCCGTCGGTAAACGGACCAAACAGAGAGGGTAGGGGAGCGCCCTGTAAGAGCAACGCTCCCCGTATCGCGCACAGATAAATCCGGCGCGATATGAGAGAGAGTGACGCTACGGGTAACGGTGGCGGTACCTCTGTGTTAGCTCTTGCCACCACGTATCCACTGACTATCTGTCTCCATGCTGTGAAAGCCACGGACGTCTAGCCACGCGCATTTGGTCCCGGACTCTAATCCTTCGGCAACAGTAGGCATACCTCACCCCTGTTGCATGCACGCCCTATCGACACGTCGGCCGATAGTGGGGGTCCCTCGACCCCCGCGCAGAAACGTCGTTACCGTTCCCGTGCGTCTATATCCACTGTTGAGTTCTCAAGGAACGATCGCTGCCTTTCTACTGACCCCGTAGGGCTTTCGTCCGTGCGATTCATCCGCCTTCACTCGGTTCCCCCGTTTCCGGTGGTTCCTCGTTCCGACACAGAGAACATTAGGTGGTGCGAGGTACCTCGCACAACCCAGAATCGCGAGCCATCTCGCAATCTCTTGAATCTCGACATCTCGCACCTGTCGTGACCTGCGGCGCGTGACCAATCGTGACAGGGAACTACTTTCCGTGACCACGAATTGCCGGCCACTCGATCGCCCCTATATGAGGCTTTATGTCCGATTCATGGCTCGACGGCCCTGGAGATTCAGGGGGTGATGGGTGGTCGGCACACTCCCTACGCATGCACCACGTAGGCAGTAGGTACGGCTAGCAGCTGCTCGGCACGCTGCCTCACAGCGGCTCACAGCCGCTCATGTGCGCCATGGCTACAGCGGCGCCGCTCGACACCTGACAGCGGCTCACAGCGGCGCCTAGCGGCTCACGTTCGGTCGGCACGCTGCCTAGCGGTGCCTGTAGCGCTCCCAGCGGCTCACGGTTGCTCGGTATGCCTACGGCTCACAGCGGCGCCTGTAGCGGCTCACGCTGCCTCGTCACGGCTCACGCTGCCTCGCCTGCCTCACAGCGGCTCACAGCGGCGCCTAGGGATTTTTTCGGGGAGTGCGGGAAGTGGTCGGCATGCTTCCCCCATACACACAGTGAGTAGGTGGATGCGTTGTGCCATGCTGCGCCGTGCGCACGCTCGGTAGCCAGCAAGCCACTTTCGCTACTTTCCGCCATTCTGACGCTCTGTAACTGCTGACAGAGGTAAGCCTAAGTAACTGACGGTCTATTGGTACAGTGCATCCGCGTGGCCGAATCTATGCCTGTGACCTGCATATATGCACGTTGAGTAACTCTCTGCGTATCTGATGGTCCGTTTGTCAGGGGGTGGCCCCACGACTCCGCAACCCTGGGTTGACAGTATCTGTTTACGAACTGTAACTGTCGACTTTATGCAGGAAAAGGTGTCGCGCGAGGGTTGACTTTCGCACTACTGACAACCTTTTAGGTGACCAGGCGAGGTTTCCGCAGTTGGGGGCGCACCCAAATGGGAATTTGGGAGTTACCCAAACGGTGGAGAGACTGTCCTAGTCGACATAGGGTGCGAAACGGGCATACGCACGCGCATGGGAATGTATGCAAGGTCGTGCATGACTATTGGCTGAAACAGAAGGAATGAAACGGACACCCCCACCCTTAAACGGGTAAAGCCGACGACTCCCCCCTGATCACTTGTATGGCCACCGGGTCGAGCAATTAGGACAGTAGCCGTGCGTGACTGGGGTGGGTTTCGCGATTTCGTAGACGGAGAGCCACGAAAGTCGCCGAGCCGGTCACGCTTAGCAGCTTTCCAGCGCACCGGTCGGCGACGCAACCGGGCTGGGCAACACGGAGCGTCATTGTGCCGTTGGTCACAGCGTGAGCGAGTGGCTGAACACAGTGGCGAGCAAGGTGACGCCGCTGCCGGCCAAGAACCAGACGGCGTTCCATACGAGAGCCTTGCGCTCGCTCTTGGCAGCCCGCTGAGCGGCGTCTCTGCCGAGGGAGCGAGTGACCGTGTCGGCCACGTCTCTGTCGAGGTCTCGCAGCCTCTTGTAGTCAGCGGCCTCCTGTTGGATGCGCTGGAGTGCTGTCGTCCCTGCCCTTAGCTCCGCCTGAAGCTCTTCTGACAAGGCGGCTGCGTCAGTGAGTGCGGACCTGAGCAGTTCGGTCTTGGTCTTAATGGTGTTGGGGAGGAACGTCTTAGTTCGTGCGATCTCCTGGGCCAGCACCTTCGCCTTGAGGTAGCCGTACCAGAAACAGACGAGCCATACGGCGAGGGGGACGACGACTGCCAACGCGACGGGCACGCCGTGCTTTGCCATCTGGCTGCCGCCGATCGCGAGGCCAATGGGCGGACCCCACCCGACCCAAAACTCCATGAACTTGGCGAAGCTCACGTCGTCCTTGTCGTCGGAAGCCTTGTCCCGGAGGATGATTTCCCATAGATGGACCATGGGCTTGGCGCGTTCGCTCATGGCTTCGAATGTGACGTGGCGGGGGCCAGCGAGCCACTCGTAAAACCGACGAACTGAGCCAAACGGGCGCATCGGCCATCGGTCGGCGCTACCGTGCCGCCCATGAAGATCCGAAGATGGGCCGGCCGTGGTGTGACCGCGGTGGCCGTGGGCGGGGCATTGATCGTTGGGCGTGCACTCCAGGCGGCTGCGGCGCGATCAGGCAGCGCGGCCGAGGGTTCCCGTACCAGGACGGCCTATCGCTGGCGTTGTGAGTGTGGCGGTCGCTCTCGCTATAGCGAGACCTCTGAGTTTCTTGCGCAGTGCAACGCCGACAGGCATAGGTTGCGAAAGCCCGTGGGGCATCCGATCCCGGAGGTCTACCCCATCGAAGAGGAACTCGCGTAGGTCGGATTCGGTCCCGGGCGCCGAGCGAGCGTGGTGGTGACAGTTCGGTCACGGTTGATCGGGGCGAGTAAGTCGGGATAAGGCGAGGTCGGCATGTCTCGACGTACGTTCCGCCGCATGAGCGATGAGATGCAGAGAGAGCAGGACCGTGTGCTGGTCGAACTGGCCGCGTCGAAGCTGCTGAAGACATCGAGCGGTGCAACCCAGGAGCAGGGCCGCGATAGATACGTGCAGTCCAAGACGCGGGGGAGCGGTACTCCAGTCGTGGTCGACGACGTCGATCGGCCGAGCTGTGTGATCGAGGCATTCGCCCCGCGGTACGAGGCTGTCCTTGAGTACCTGGCGCTGTTCGGATCGCCGGCGGTGGGCTGGTCGGTGGGTGTGTGGCTCGGGTACGTGGCGAGCGGATGGTCAAAGATCGCTGAGGCCGAGCGGAAGCACGCTGTGCGGGTTGCTGCGGAGCTGCTGAGGCGACGTCGGCGGGACCTGGGATTGGGTCGGCACGACTGGGTGCCGCTCGCGGAAGCTGTCAGCGAAGCGTCGTGACGTGGTGACGGCCTGGCCGCGAGGTCGCTGAAGTTGCTGAGGCGGCTGACGGACAGGATCGACGTCTGTGGAGGATCTGTGAAGTAGCAGGTCAGGTGAGTCATGCCAGTTGGCCGGATGGGTGGATCGATGGTTGACGACGGTTAACGATCTTCCGATTATGTGAGCCTCAACACAGCAACTTCTCGGCCACCCATGCGTCGCTCTCGCCTCGATCTGCTGGCCGTATTTGCGCTGTGGGTGGCGTCTGCCCACGTAGGGCGGGTGTTACCGGCGGTTGCACTGCTGTGCCTTCGGCGGCGTGTTGAGCTTCGTTCGGTTTTGCGATTGAGCAACAACAAGAGGCACAAGATGGTGAACAAGTCGTGTGGGTGGTACATCTGGAACCCGTCGTTCAGGAGGCCGCCTGAGGGGCGTGGGCAGCATCGTTCATGGGGATCTTGAGGGTCCGAAACTCGGGGAGTGTGGGCCATGTCGTTGGTGGCCGAGGTGGGGGATATGGGAGAGGTCCCGGTCTTGAGAGCAGCCGACTTCAGTCGGCGGGCGCCGTTCGTGCGTACCGACGAGGACGTTCCCCATGAAGGAGCGCTGGCGGATCTGTACGGGCTGGAGGCTGATGAGGCTATCGAGCGGGCCATCGAGCAAGGTGTCCTGCGATGGTCGGTGAACTTGAGGACGGGGGAGACGGTGCTGCTGCGGCCCTTCAAGTATTCGAACATCTGAGTGGTTTGTGACCCACCTGCCGGGCGTGAGGTACAAGTAGGCAAACAAGTTGACCAACTCTTGCCCTATAGTTGCGGCCATTGCTGCACATATTGAGTTGGGTCCGCCGTGGGGCGGATCATCTTGTAGAGCTTGCGCCGCCGTAAGAGGTTGGCGGCATGGAAGGAGCGCTCATGGCTACTGAACAGCCAGTGCGGTGCAACCGGCTAGTAGGCCATGACGGTGCTGGCCGCGAGGTCATCTGCGGCAAGCCGGTTCCGGGACGTCCGCTTCATGTCGAGATCAACGGGGCCAAGGCGCTCGACCTGATCCTGTGTGGTGAGCACAAGGAAGAGTGGCACGAGCACAACGCCCCATGGTTCTCCCGTGCGCAGGCCGCAAAGGTCGCGCTGGAGAAACTGTTCGAGGACCACGCCGGCAACCTCTTCACCACTGCGGAGATTCGCGCCTACCTTCGCGCCAAGCTGCGCGAGCGTGACGAACTCTTCCGTGACAAGGGGGAGCGAGAGCTGGTCGAAGCGCTCCAGGATCGGGGCAAGCTGAGCTTCGCGGTCGAGGACCTCTTTAAGGCGGTTCGCCGCCGTGAGGAGGAGCTGGAAGGCGGTGACTGGGAGCAGGTCACGCCCGCTCAGATCCGCGAGTACCTCAACCTCGCGTTCGACAACAAGGACGATCGCTTGACTCCCCAGGACATGCGTTTGATCGCGGGTATGCCGGAAAGGGGTATGCCTGCGCAGCCTCTGGTGGATTTGTATGCCCGGCTTCGGCGGTCGGAGGGCGATCGGTCGGCCCAGGATGACTTGGCGGTTCAGCCGTGACGTTATTACCGCAGCCGCGGGCGCGGCTTGCCGGATCAGAGTTGATCTAACGCAAGAGGGGCTGAGTTCTCGGGAGTCCGAGGTCAGCCCCTCTTGCTTTGCAGCGAGATGCAGGGAGCGCAGCGGATGGGTCAGGACTTCAAGGAGCGCGCCTCCGCGTTCGACAGGGTTGTGCGTCACGGTGCGAACGCGTGGCAGAGGTTGGATTGTGAGGACGCTGCTATGCGGCGGGATCGTGCCGTGCGGCGGGGGGCGGCGACTCGCCGGCGAAACTCCCACAACGGCAGGGTACGGACCGAGGTGAAGGTCTGGCCCGAGGTGTTAGCTGCGGCTCTGAAGGCTGCCGACGGCGACGCTAGTCGGTTGCGGATAGTCAGTGAGACGGAGGTTTGGGTCGTCTGAGCTGCACAACTCTTGACTAACAACTTGTGGAACAAGTTGTTCTTCTAGTAGGCTCGGAGAGTCCCCGGAGGCGTTGGGCAACGCGACCGGGTGAACTCTCCGGGCCTTCTTGCTTGGCGGGCACCAAGCGCCGAGGGCCTTCCCCGACCGACGGAAGGCGTTGATGTGAGCGCGCAGCTTGTGCTGATGAGCGATGGCCAGATCCAGCCGATCGCTGTCGCCGGAGCCTTCCTTCTGACCAAGTCCGGCCGCACACGCGAGGAGTACAAGCGCGACCTGCGCCACTACCTCACCTGGTGCGCCGAGCACGGTCTCGACCCGTTCAACCAGAAGCGTCTCCAGATGGACGCCTTCAAGGAGTGGCTCGTCGAGAACTACGGCAACGGTTCGGTGAACCGACACCTCTCCGTCGTCAGCGGCCTGTTCAAGTACGCCATGGCCGAGCCAGAACTGGAGGACATCGTCTTCCGGAACCCGGCCGCCCTGGTGAAGCGCCAACCGGTCTCGAACATCTCCCAGGCCACCGGCTTGACCTTTGAGGAGTCCGAGCAACTGCTGCGTGGCGCCGAGGCGTACAGCCTGCGGTGCGCGGCCGTCGCCCACATGCTCCTGCTGACCGGCATGCGGGTCAGCGAGTTGGTCAACGCCAACATCGAGGACCTGGGCGAAGAGCGCGGACACAAGATCCTGCGCATCACCCGCAAGGGCGGCCGACGGCAGACCATCGTCATTCCTCCGAGTGCCTGGGCGGCCCTGGAGGCATACCTTGCCGGCCGCACCAGCGGAGCGCTGATCATCACCTCCACCGGCCGACGCATCACCCGGCAGGGCATCTGGGACATGGTCAAGCGCCTGTGCCGTCGCGCCGGCATCCGCGTGATCCGCACCCACGACCTCCGCCACACCTGCGCCACCCTCGCGCTGGAGAGCGGCAAGCCGCTGGAGGCCGTCCAAGACCTGCTCGGTCACGCGGACCCGCGCACCACCCGCCGGTACGACCGCGCACGAAACAACCTCGACCACAGCCCGAGCTACGCGCTCGATGAGCAGCTCCGTGCCATCGCCGCCCGCCGTCAGGCACAGGCAGCGCTGGACGAAGCCGTCGAGGTCCTGGTCGACGAGGCCCTCCGCGAGGTGCTTTCCACCGCGGAACTCGTCGCCGTCTGATCCGTGAGAGGAGAAAGCATGTCCCGCAGCACCCCGGCTGCCCTCCGGCTCTTCCGAGAGGACTACCCCGAGTCTGGGAAGTGCCCGGCCAAGGCCATCGACGACCCGTCCGAACACCACGTGTGGGAGAGATCGAAGTACGGCAACGTCTCGTGCGCCGACTGCCGCACCCCACACCCCGAGGAGCCGCTGGAGCGGCTCACTGAGTCCGACCTCGACTTCCTCCAGGGGGTCTGTGACGCCACGGGTCCGCTGTATGCCGGTCGGCTTAACGCGGCGACCGGATTCAGGGAGTTCCACGGCATCGAGCTGTTCGACGACGAAGAGGGCGAGGACCTCACCTTCTACCTGGTCGCCCGAGAGGCCATGCCGATGCTCATCAAGGCGTACCGCGAACTCGTCCAAGAGCCGGGCCCGTTGCAGATGAGCGATGTGCCCGACCGCTTGGTGCGCGTGATGGGGATCGCCACCGGACTTCCCGAAGTCGCCGCCCGCGCCGTCCTGAGCGCGGTCCTGCCGATGTACCGAGGCATGGTCATCGACGAGCTGCGGTACCTGGCCGGTCGGCTGTCCGGAGTGGAGCGAGGCGTGGCCAACGGCCTGATCGCCAGCCTCCTGGACAGCGCCGCCCGCGGTAACGCCGTTGTGCAGGAGGCTGCGTGAACCAGCTTCCCGACACCTTTCTGGGCTTCGACCTGGAGACCACGGGAGTCGACGTCGAGACCGACCGGATCGTCACGGCCGCCATGGTGGAAGTCCTGCATGGAGTTCCCCGCCGCTCCTGGACGTGGCTCGTGAACCCCGGCATCCCGATCCCGGACGGGGCCGCCGGAGTGCACGGCATCACGACGGAGAAGGCCCAGCAGGACGGCATGAACCCCATCCGGGCCACGGCTCAGATTGCTGGCCAGTTATGGGGCGCGCTGTCGAACGGCATCCCCTTGGTCATCATGAACGCCCCCTTCGACCTGACCCTGCTCGACCGCGAGTGCCGGCGTCACGACGTCACCCCAATCTCGGAGATGATCGCCTCCGCCATGGACGCCGTCATCCTCGACCCCATCGTTCTGGACCGGCATGTTGACCCCTTCCGTCCTGGCAAGAGGACGCTGGAAAGCCTCGCCGAGTACTACAGGGTCACGCTGAACGGAGCCCACGAAGCCAGCGCCGACGCCCTGGCGGCAGTTCAGGTCACCCAGAAGATCCTGAACTGCGCCGAGGACGAGCGCGCCTGGAACCGGACGACCCACCACGACCAGGTCCACGGCCACGACATGGGAGAGCTGTACGGCAAGCAAGCGCTGTGGTTCGCCGCCTGGGCCGCCGGCTACCAGGACTGGTTGCGGCGCAGGAAGAACCCCCTGGCCGCGGTCAACGCCTCCTGGCCCATCATCCCCGTCCCGCAGGCGGTAGTCGATGTCGCGTAGCCCCATGGAGCGCCTCGTCGCGGGCGAGGACTTCCAGATAACGTCCGAGCACCTCGGCGTCATCATCAGCGAGAAGGACGGCGTCTGGATCCGCGGCTGCGACTGCTCTGCACAGATGCCCGATGCGAAGGTGCGGGAACTGCACGAAGTGCTCGGCGCCTACCTGCGCCGGCAGAAGAACAAGGAGAAGCGCAATGGCTAGCACGGGCACCGCCCCGGTCGACTTCGAGGGCGCGGTCGCCCAGTTCCACCACGCCTTCGGCGTCAGCGACCGCATCACCGACCCCAAGACACTGCGCGCCCTGCTGGAGCGCCGCGTCACGCTGATCCGCGAGGAGTTCGAGGAGGTACTCGAAGCCGTTGAGGCCGCACAGGAGAAGGTCGGTGCCAAAGACTTCCCGGTGGAGCAGTTCGAGCATCTCGCTAAGGAGATGGCGGACCTGCTGTACGTGGTCTTCGGCAGCGCCGACCTGCTCGGGATCCCGCTGAGCAAGGCTTTCGCCAGGGTGCACGACAGCAACATGTCGAAGCTGGGGGAGGACGGCAGGCCCGTTCTCCGCGAGGACGGCAAGGTGTTGAAGGGGCCGAACTACCGGCCGGCGAACATGGGCGAGGTCGGCGTCGACATCCTCGTCAATTACCTCTCCCAGAAGTTCTGAGATAACACAATGTGACTGCCCCTGCATAGCATTGAGGATGTGAGTCCTTGGCGCTGAAGGCGGTCTGAATGCTTCACTACCTGATCGCAGAAGCGGCCTCAGGCAGCGGTGTCAATTTCGACAATCCGCTGATTCTGGGGCCGCTTGCTGCGTTTGTCTTCGCGATATTCGTCAGCGAAGTCGTCGTCCCCGGAAAGACGTACCGGCGGGAGGTCGACGAGAACGCGAGGCTCAGAGATCTTGTGGAGCAGGTCATCCCGCTCGCTGAATCGATGACGACGACCGCCCAGGAGATGGTCACTGCGACGTCCCGCGTCACCGACGTGATGGACCGCGTCGTCACCACACTGGCCGACCCCCGCCGCGACGGCTGAAAGGGGCGAGCGTGGCCTTTTGGAGCACCAAGCGTCCCCAGCACAACTCGATCGACATCGCGGAAGCCTCAGCGCGCATGAGCAAGGCAGTAGCCACGCTGCGCCTCACTGCCACCAAGGCACGCCACGCCTCCAACGACGCTCGACGCTTCACCGACCGTGTCGAGGCCCAGATCGGGAACAACCAGGGAGCAGCATGACGACCCGTAAGACGACCAAGACTGTCGACGAAGAGCAGCCCCGCCACTGCTGCGACAACCACCCAGCGCGTACGGCGGCCCTGAGCACGACCGGTGGAGGCGCCCACAGCGAGATCCACCTGTGCAGGGACTGCGCCCGTGAGGCCGGGAGGTTGTGATGCAGGTGTCCACGTGCGTGTGGTGGCAGGGTGAGCACGTCCAGGCCGGCAGGTTCTGCCCGCACAAGACTGGCATCGACATCGACCCCGAGGGCACGGAACACCCGGTCGGATGGACCGTGCAGAAGTCTGGAGGCAAGGATGCCGAATAGGGGATGGAAGCCGCCTCCGGTCAAGGCGCTCCCAGAGCCGGCGCTCGGCGGTGGCCGCTACTCCAAGCGCCAGGTCGACCGGCTCCAGTCGTACGACCGCCGGGACATGCGTCCCAAGACACGTGCGGCGCTGGAGGAGTTTGAGAAGTCCGGCGACACCGACAAGCTCTTGACTTTCCATACGTGGCCGAACCACACCATCAACCGTGACCGGCCACGCACGGTGTCCGCAGGCTATGACTCGAAGTCCCACACCCTTCGCGTTGAATTCCGAAACGGCGAGAACGGCCGCGGTCGTCCCGGTGGGCCTGTTTACGAGTACTACCGCGTCTCTCCGAATGTGTGGAAGAACGTACGGCGTACCGGGTCCGAGGGCCGGAACATCATCAACAAAGCTCTCGAAGGACACCCTTACCGCCGGATCCGTTAACACAATCCGGAGATCGACATTAGGGTGCGGCGCATGAGATTTCCTTTCTTTATGCGCCGCGTTCCCACGCTCAGGGGCTGGCCCTTCACCTACAAGACCTGGACCCAGGAGATGGGGGAGCCCTTTCGCCGCGGTGATACCCGAGTGTTCCGGCTCCCCTTCCGGCAGGGAGTCGGGGTCGGGCGGTGGACAGAGACGCTGCCGAGCGAGGACCACGCCCTGGTGGCGGTTCTGGGTCGGCCGAAACCCTTCGTCCCCGGACGCGATGACTGACGAGGACCTGGCCCGCCGGCAGGTGGCGCGGCGGAGTGAAGACGCTGATGAGGAGTGGGAGTTGATACAGATGCTGGGGCTGGATCGATGAGGCTGAGACGACTGCTGGAGCGACTGTGGCCGGCGCACCGGCTGCTGGAGAAGGCGGAGCGGCGGGTCAAGCTGCTGCCGCAGGTGGAGCTGCTGGACGCGGCCGACAACACGGGCTCGACGATCGCGGCGGCCCTGTACCGACATCGCAAGCAGCCAAGCGAGGAGGCCCTCGCCGAGGCCGTGGATGCCGTGGTCGCCCTCGCGGTCATCGTTCGAGAGCTTCAGGATCGCCAGACCGCGTGACGAAGCCCCAACCCGGTAGGTGGGTTGGGGCTTCGTGTTGCCCCGTCTAGCTGAGCGGGAATGCCCACGAGACGCAGATCGCGTAGAAGAACAGGCTGGCCAGGACGATGCCGCCGGAGATCGTGAGCAGGTGGATGCCGCCTTGGGCGCGGCGGAGAGAGGCTTCGACCTCGCGAGCATAGGGGCCCACGCTGAACCCGGACCAGCGGATCCGGCGGGAGAGGCGGAAGGCGATCGCAGAGAAGAGCCACATCGTGATGGCCAGTGGGGCGAGGGAGTCGCGGAAGCTGCCTGAGTCCTGCCAGGTGTAGGCCCCGACGTACAGGGCCAGGAGTGAGCCGCCCCAGATCATCAGCCGGTACAGGAATACCAGTCGACGCTCGATCACGCGGCCAGCGGCTACCAAGTACGCCTGCCGGTCGGTGAGTCCGTGGCCGGGGACGGAGCGTACCGCGTCTGCCTCTCGCGTGATGCGCTGTGCCCAGTCGTCCTCGGCGCCCCAGTCGATCCCCATAACCGCCCCCTCGTATGTGTGTGCAGCGTGAAGTAACTGTAGCGCCGTGGTGACCATGGGGCGCTAACACAATTCCTTGGGTCGTTTTTACCCTAATTGCACGAATTAGCGTAATTGGGGTAATGCATGGCATCGACGGCTGTAGACGGAAATCGAATAGATGACGACGAGGAGTCCCTGCTACCTGTCAACCCCGAGATCTCCCAGGAAACCGTCGACCGCATCATCGAGAAGATGCTTCTCGTCATCGACGAGCTGTCTGGACACCCCCTCCGCGACTACCAGGTGCCCCTCGCGCGGCGAATCCTGGAGTCGTTGATCCTGGGCGACACCGCCAAGATCACCGCCTGCTGGGCGCGACAGTCCGGAAAGAGCGAGACGCTCGCCAACACCCTCGCTGCCGTCTTGATCATGTTCCCGCGCCTGGCGCCGATCTTCCCCAGCCTGCTCGGCCGCTTCCGCGAGGGCGTCTGGCTCGGGGCCTTCGCACCGGTCGACGACATGGTGGACAACCTCTACGGCCGCATCGTCAGCCGGCTGACCTCCGAGCGCGCCCTGGAACTGATGGCCGACCCCGAGATCGACGAGAAGGTCGTCGGCAAGGGGAAGGAACTGAGGCTCGTGAAGTGCGGCTCCCTGGTACGGAAGCAGACATGCCACCCGCGGGCCCAGATCGAAGGCCGTACCTACCACGTCGTGCTGATCGACGAGGCCCAGGTCGCCGACGAGAAGGTCGTCAACAAGTCGATCAGCCCGATGCTCGCGAGTACGCGTGGAACGATGATTTTGACGGGGACCCCCACGTACACCAAGGGCATCTTCTACAAGATCATCCAGCAGAACAAGCGGCGTGCCACCAACCGCGGTGCCAGGCTGAACCACTTCGAGGCCACGTGGAAGGACGTCGCGAAGGCGCACCCGGACTACGGCGTCTACATCCGCGGCGAAATGCTGACCATCGGTGAGGACAGCGACGAGTTCCGCCTTTCCTACAGACTCCAGTGGCTCCTCGACCGAGGCATGTTCACCACCTCGGAGCGTATGGAGGAACTGGGGGACAGGTCGATGCAGATCGTCCACGCGTGGCATCGCACCCCAGTCATCGTCGGCATCGACCCCGCCCGCAAACAGGACTCGACCATCGTCACGATCGTCTGGGTGGACTGGGACCATCCGGACGAGTTCGGCAACTACCAGCACAGGATCCTGAACTGGTTCGACCTGTCCGGCTTGGGATGGGAGGAGCAGTACTACCGGATCTGCGACGCCTTGGCGAACTATGCCGTCCTGGCCATTGGCATCGACGCAGGCGGCATCGGTGACGTCGTCGCCAGCCGGCTGCGCGTCCTCATGCCCGGCGTCGACATCATCGATCTGCCCTCCGACCGCGGCGCCCAGTCCAAGCGGTGGAAGCACCTCATGGAGCTGATGCGGACCGACAACCTCGCCTGGCCGGCGCACTCCAAGGTCCGGCGTCTGAAGACCTTCCAGCGGTTCCGTACGCAGATGGAGGATGCCGAGCTGGACTTCCAGGGCCCCAACGTCATCGTCCACGCCCCCGAAGAGGCCGGCGCCCACGACGACTACGTCGACAGCCTCGCCAACGCCGTCTACATGACCGCCGACCTGTCCATGCCCGAGGTGCAGGAGGAAAGCAATTTCCTCTACTCCAGGGCCGCGTAAGGAGCCCCGTGACGATCGACCCCAACTATCACAGCTACGACCCGAACGACCCGTACAACATCATCGGCTGGACAGCGCAGAACATGCTCGCAGGCCCCGGCTACCCCGCCGTCAGCCCGCCAGCACCATTCCCCGCCGACATCACCGTTCAGACCGTCACAGCCACTTACATGGTCGAAGGGGGTCTCCCCCTGCCCGGCAGCGTGCTGATCCAAGCCGACCGGCGATACCGCGACAAGGCCACAGGAGACCTGGTCGTACCCAACGCCCGCCGCATCAAGGTCACCAACGGCGCTCTCAGGGCCGACCTGCCCGCATCTGACGACCCCCACCTGGACGAGCCGTTCCACTACAGCGTGCACGAGGTCGTCCCCGGAGGCGGCAAGTTCATGATCAACGTGCCCTACAACCTCGCCGGCCCCCTCCGCCTCCACGACCTGGTCGTGGACACCGCCTACAAGCCGATCCAGCCTCCGCGGATCTACACCATCAGCCCCCGGCTCGGCGGATTCTGAGAACGAATATACGAAGGCCCCCGAGCGGTGCTCGGGGGCCTTCGACGCTGCTGGTGTTACCCGTTGAACTCCCCGTCCCGGACGCCGAGGACGAACGCTTCCCACTCTGCGGCGGTGTAGCGCAGCACCGTCCCGTCGGGGTCCGCAGGGTTACGCAGCGCCACAGCACCGTTGGGGAGATGGGCAACTTCCAGGCGGTCCTCTGGGTCGGCACCTGGGGCGCTGACCCATGTCACCTCAGACAGATCCAGGGCATACAAGTCCGCCTTGGCCAGGGCATCTGCCGCCATCAGGCTGTGAGGGTCCCGGTCGCCACAGCCGTAACAAAGGTGGCCCACGCCGCTGTCGAGACCCTTGCGGCCGGCAGCTCGGGGTTCTTCGAGTCGCGAACGGCCGTAGCCGGAAAACCGGGCACGTCCGCTACCTCTACACAGTTGCCGTTCCCCGCAGTGTATGAACTCTTGTGCCACGCGACCCCGGTGAGGTCCACCGCGTGCACAGCGGCCAGATCTTCCATTTCAGACCAGCTCTTTCTCGATACGTTCAAGCAGCTCACGGCTATCATGCTCCGAGAGCGCGGCAGCGGACAAGTTGGTAAACAGGCGGTTCAGGCGCCGGAGCGCCAGGGGATCATCACGGAAGCTGGTGGTGTTCTCGGCGGACTCCGTGAAGGCCACATCCGCATCAGTGTCCTTCCCCGTGGCGAACAGCGTGAAAGCTCCGGTGCTGGCTCCCTTTTCACCCGCGCTGAAGGGGATGATCTTGAACCGGACGTGGTCGAGCGTAATGACCTGAGCCAGGCTTCGGAGCTGGGCTCGCATCACGTCGGTTCCGCCGACCAGCAGGCGGAGGGCAGCCTCGGTGACGACGGCCTCGACGAGCAGTGGGACCTCTTCGCGGAGCCTGTCTTGGCGACGAATGCGAACCTCGACGAGGCTGTCCACTTGATCAGGGCCGAGCGCCGCGTAGCTGACGCCCGTCACTGCCCGTGCGTAATCCGCCGTTTGCAGTAGCCCAGGGATCAGCAGCGGCTGGTACTCACAGGTGCGGTCCGCATCGGCCTCGTAGGCCAAGAATTCGCTGTAATTGGCGGAGATCACGTCGTTGTAAGCGTGCCACCACGGTGGCACTCGCTGCCTGGAGCGTGTGGCCAGGTCTTCCAGCTCGGCGCGCTTGGGCTCGTCGACTTCATACAGCTCCATGAAGGCGGTGAAATCCTTCTGGCCGCACGTCCTCTTCCCGTTCTCGATCCTGCTGATCTTGGAGTTGTGACAGTTGAGCCGCGCGCCGACGTCCTCCGTCGTCAGACCGGCTTGGTCGCGTAGGAGGCGCAGTTCGGTGCCCAGCTTGCGCCTCGCGTTGAGCGGGCTGCTGCTGGTGACGGCCGCCATCGAGTCCCTCCCCTGTGAGCCGGTGTCCGTGCCGCCGAGGGTATCGCAGCCTCTTGGTGGACGGCGGTTCGATCGTGCCTGGTAGCTCGTTGCTGCACACTTGTTTGGCAGATTGCCAATCTTCTGCTTGACCTTCTGTCAGTGACGTGGGCAACATTGGGTGGCCAAACACGCAGGGTGCTTCGGCGAGTTCGAGGCGCTACACCACGCGTGCCCAGCGCCCACTCTGGAGGAGCCATGGATGTCATGGCTGTGCGACCGGTTACGACACTCAGGTCACCCGAGCAGCGTTACTCGCTCCGCTTAGACCAGGTGACCGAGCGCACTCCCGGCCAGTTCCGCCGCGTAGTCGACACCCTGCTCGGACTGTGGGGTTTGGGCGAGCTCGTCGACGACGCCCGCCTGGTGGCGACAGAGCTGCTCACCAACGTCCACCGACACACGGACGGTCGCTGCGAGGTGGTCCTCCTCGCCAGCCCCTCGGGCGTGCACATCCAGGTCCGCGACTATTCGCTGGACATGCCTCAGGCACGCTTCGCCACACCTGATCAGGAGCGGGGCCGTGGTGTCGTGGCAGTCAATCAGTTCGCGACGTGGCATGTCCGTCGACTTGCTGACGGGAAGATCGTCTCCGCTTTCCTGGCCCCTCCGGGCACCCGTGGAGGACGGAGCGCCGCGTGCTAGCGCTGGAACCTCAGCCCCAGGCGACAGGCGACTTTCCAGGTGTCATCTTCCGCTGCGAGTGTCTCGCGGTGGTCGAGCATCGGGCCGATTCTTCTTCCTGCATCACGCCGATGTACTGGATGGGCCACTTCGCAACCGGGGACTCGGAGGCGGCAACCGTCTGGTTCATCGATCGCCTTGAGCTCTTCGTGTCGATGCTGGACGGAGACATCGTCCGTCGCGTCAAAGAGTGGGCTCAACACCCCGATGCTGCCTGGCTGGTTGAGACGAATCTCCGCGTCGGCCGCCGCGTGAATTTTGGCGGCTGGGACAACTACTTGGTCCGCTATTCCGTCTCGATCGTCCCTGAGCGGCAAAGCCACCGCCAGCGAGCCCACCCCTGCTACGGGCGACACGCGAACTCAGCTCCTCCCTGAAGAGGGCGAGCCTCCACGCCGGAACTGATCCGTTGACGACGAAGGACCAACACGATGTGCCAGCATAAGACTGAGTGCCCATCGGCTGACGCCCCAGACCGAGAGGCCGCCCACCTGGTGGCGCACCACCCGGAGCAGGGCTGGAGCCTACTGTGCAACGGCGTCGTGCTCTTCGAGGACACCGGTGAGCTGCTGCCGGACGGGAGCATCATCGACCCGTGCCGGCCGACCCCGGAAGTTGTCGCCGCATGAGTCGTCGCCAGTTCTTCTGGAACGGGATTCACGTTCCCTTTCTTTCGCCCTGGTCGGACGAGCAGACGCATCACGGAATCATCGTGCGGCGACGCGGACCATGGGGCCCGGGTATCGCCTACGCGGACGAGGACAGGTTCGATCGCAGGCTCGACGCGCTATGGGTTCGGAAGTCGGCCGCACCTGGAATCGGCAAGCCGTCGCTTGCTGGCGTGCACGCACTGCGCCAGAGGCAGGCAATGACTCACATGCTGTGCCAGGTCTGCGGCACGTCCACCTTCGGCCGGTCTGACGAACGGCACCTCTTCCTGGTGCGCGCCCCGAGCGGACAGCCGATCACCGAAGGTGAGCGGAGCGCAACACCACCGGTACACGAGGCCTGCGCGGGCGAAGCCTTGCGGGACTGCCCGGAGCTGCGGCGGGGGGCAGCCGCGGCGTTGGTGGAGTACCACCCGGTGTGGGGCATCGCTGGCATCGAGTATTGCCCTGAAACGCTCCAGCCCTTGCCCGCCGAGGACAACGACGACGCGCTCACGTACGTGGCGGACACGGACCCGAGGTACCCGTGGACACTCGCAGCTCGCATGGTCGTCACCCTGCACGGCTGCACCGCCGTGGACCTGGAAGAGCTTTCCCTCCAGACCGCGGCCTAGATGACCGCCCCTCATCGCACTGAGGACATGCGGCTTCGACGCCGTTCAGCAATGACGCCTTCGAACGTTGAATCGGAAGGATTTTCTGTGACCACGCGAGGACCGGGCCGTCCGCGGCTGTCTTCCCGAGAGCGCGATTCCCTCCAGCTCATGGCGCGCGGTATGACCACCGCAGAAGCTGCCGCAGAGCTGGACGTGATGGTGGCCACGGTGACGAAGCACCTGATGCATGCGTCGGGAAAGCTCGGCTGCGATGACCGGGCGGCCATGGTGCACGAGGCGTACAGGCTGCTCGAACTCGACCCGCCTGAGCAGTCGGCCGAGTGGGACGAAGTCATCATTACCGCCCGTCAGCACTACGTTCTCCAGCGCTTGGCGAACGGTCAGACCGTCATGCCCGATGAGGAGCGCGCCCTGATGGCGGTGCTGGACGCCAGGAGCCGGTCGCACCTGATCACTCGTGGCTGGCAGATCGGCCGCCTCAGCTCGGCTCGGCAAGAGACGCCCTCTCCGACTGCATCTCAGGTGCCGCGAGGCCAGGAGATCTCCACCCGGGTCCGCTAACAGAAGCTCCCCTCCAGCCGGCTGCACCCGTGAGTCGTCGGCTGGAGGGGGTTCCACCGCAGGAAAGCCGGGTCGGTCGCTAGCAGGAAGTGAGGAGGGCCCGTGCAACAACGATGTGGAGAGACCGGTGAAGGTAACGCCCTTGGTGCCGTTGCCCACCACCACGCTTTCTTCTGGCTTGGCGATAAGACGCCGTCGCCAGAACAACGCCGTGACCCTAATTCTGAGACGCCACCGCTAGTTCGATCCGCGTGGCTGGACAAACCTGTCTTGATGATGAAAGCCACCTTTGCGGGCACTGCCGAGGCAACTGCGTGGCTCACTCAGTCGCTGGACTCACATCCACCGGGGAGTTGGGAGATCGGACCATCAGTGATACTCGAAGTGGCGGCGGCGAGTATCACGGCCGGGCGCAGCTATGCGTGCGACTATCGGGCGTACTCCGGAAAGCATGTATCACTGGCATTGATTGCATGCCCACAAGAGGGTCACAAATGTATCGCCCCGGCTGAAGCGCGCCCGGGACACTGATTCGCAGCTCCCGCTTTCAGTAGGAGGGGCACGCTCAGTGCCGATACCGAAGGGCGAAGGCCCGCGCCCGAGACAAAAGAGGTCTGAGCCGACGTGGCTGGACGCTCAGGGCCGCCGTTGGTACTGCGGATACTGCGCGGGATGGGGCGAAGTTCGCTGCCCGGACTGCGTCGGATTCTGGGGGGACTGCCTTACCTGCATCGGCATAGGAAAGGTCGCCTGCCTCGTCTGCTCAGGAGGTCGGTGGCCCAAATGGATTCCGTGAAGGTAGCTCTCCTCGCTCAAGCTTCCCACGACTGACGTGTGACGGCGGCAGTCGGCCGGGAATCAGGCCCCGTTCGGCAGTTGCGCTCGGGGTTCGTTAAGGCACTACGGAAAGAGAAATATGGGATACAAGAAGGCGAAGTCAACGGCGGGACCCACTGTCGTTGGCAGTCCGGCAAAGAAGAAGAAGCACGCGGTGCCCGACCCGAACGGCAATCGCGCTGAGCGTCGTAAGGCAGAGAAGGAGGCTCGCAAGAAGAAGTAACGCTTTAGGCTTCGTCCTTCCCGTCAATTACATCCCAAATTTAAGATTATGGGAGCGTTGACGGGGAGGGCGGGCAGCGTCGAATCTGAGCAGCGCTCGCTGAATGGCCGGAAGTCGCTGCCACAGTTTACCGGGTGCCGATTTCGGCTTCCCGGAACTTCGACATGCCATTTTTCAACACCTTCACGAGTGGCATATTCCAATTCAAAGAATCATGGATGTGGCCTTTCTGATGCCTCGTCACGTCTGTAATCTCTTTGGTGGCGAAACGGTCTCGGGAAAGTGATCTGAAACCTCTTCGCTCACGTGCGTGATTCATTCGCGAAAAGCAGCAGAAGAAGAAGGAGGCGCAATGAGTTCGACCATCACCCCGCCGCCGCCCGTGACGGGTACGTCGACCGACGTGCTCTCGGGCATCGTGGCGGCCGTCCAGAGCGACCCGGCGAGCCTCGCGGCCGGCATCCGGCAGCGGGTCGGGCAGTCGCAGCAGGGGACCCACGTGCAGATGATGGGCGGCTGGACGGACAGCGACGCGTAGTCGTCTGCCAGCCCCTCTGACGCCCTGAGTGCGCCCGGAGCCGCCCATTCGGCTCCGGGCGCACTCTCACCAGGAAGGAAAACACGTGCACTTCCTTAACCTTGGACACCTCTGCGAGACGGTAGCCCGGCTCGCTCATGCCCAGACCGGCCAGCACCTCCAGGGCGCCCCTGCCCTGGGGCCGGCCTACCGTAAGGCGATCTCGGGGCTCCGGCCCTTATCGGCCGAGGGAGGGGGCATCGCTCTGTCCTACGAGGACGGCCAGTGGGCGAGGTACTGCCAGGCCGAGAGCATCTTCGAGCACATCTTCGGCAAGGCCACCCACACCGACGACCCCACGCGCGAGCACTGGGACGCGATGGTCCGACAGGCTGTGGAGCACATCAACCACCTCAGTCCGGACCTTGCGCGGATGGTCGATCTGCTCGTAACGGACGTCGTGGTCGTCAACTCCAGGTCTGACGGGGGCGGGAGCACCAACCGACTGCCCGGCCTCGTCGTCATGAGCCCCGGCGACTGGGACGTGCCCGAGTACGCCGAATGCATCGTCCACGAGGGCCTTCACACGGCTCTCTTCCTGATGGACATGGTCTACGGCATGTTCACTCTGCCGCCCAGCGAGATGGAGAAGGACGAGTACCGCGCGCTGTCCGCCGTCAAGATCGGTCAGAGGCGCCCGCTGCACGCAGCCTTCCACGCCGCGGCGGTGGCCGTGCCGCTGATGTACATGCAGCACCGTCGCGGCGTAGACACCCTGGTCTCCAAGTACACGGTTTCGCTTCGCGCCGCATGCCGTGACATGCGGACGCACCGCAGCACCTTCACCCCGTACGGCCGAATGTTGCTCGATGAGATGTCCGAGTGGGCCGAGGGCGATCCGCTGGACTTCGACCACGTCACCCGGTGCATCTCCGGCCCGGAGTACGCCGGCTACAAGCCGGCCATCGCCGCCTGACGCGGCTACTCGAACAAGATCCCCGCTTCTCGTGCAAGGCTCAGGGCCAGCTCCATCGACCCTGGGCCTTGCACTGTGGCGCCCTTGAGGCTTGCGGCGCCACCGACATCAATGAGCGTGCAGTCCTCGAACCGCACGGTGCCCACCTGGCAGTTGGCCCACTGCGAACCGGTCAGGTCACAGCCCCGAAAGAGCACGTTGTGCATGTGGGACGACTGGAAGTCTGACCCCTGCATCCGACACTCAGAGAAGACGACGCTGTAGAGCTTCGAATGTCGGTACATCGCGGGCGCGCTGACGCACCCCTCGAAGCGCACGTCGCGGAACGTTCCATGGCTCCAGGACGAGCCCGTGATGCGGCTCCCAGCAACCGTGCAGCGGATCAGTGACACATCGTGGGCTGCTACCTCGGCGAAATCACAGGTGTCGAAGGTGCAGTTGCTAAATTGGCTTCTGCGCAGCCTCGTGCCCGTGAAGCGCAGGTTCTCGAAGGCGCAGCCCTCCGCTTCGGCTGCCTCCACCTCAAGGCCGTTGAAGTGGGTGCCGTCGAATCGGACCCCCTTGACGGTCGCATCGTCATCAAGACCATCTCCTGGCATTTCGGCCAGTCGCAGGGTGGGTGAGACGTTCGGGGCGGAGGGGTTCTTGATGCGGGAGCTGCTGCCGCCTCGTCGGGTGACCTGAGCCATGCGGAGTTGATCCATTCGCCGGGTTATGTGGAGCGGGATGGCCCCAGAGTCTAGGCCGAGGAGCGCTCCTCCGGTGGGCGGTTGCGCCCTCGAAAGGGTGACTGGCCGCGGTGTGTGACTCGGGCCGCCGAGCTGGCTGCGAGCCGTCCCAGTACGCCGAGTGCTGGATGCCTACAGCGACCACCCTGTGGGCCCCTCAATGACTCCATGCTCGCGATCGAACGCGACGACCAGGTGCTCTTGGTCGAGTGGCTGGTCGTAACACAGACCGGCCCAGCATCTGCCCTCGCGAGGGGGGCGGGTTGCCGCACTTATAACACTTTTTCTGAAGTGCCCCTCACTCTTGATCTGAGACGTCTCGCAAGGAATTGAGGAAGCATGGCAGGAAACCTGGCCCCGGACCCCCATTTCCAGGAGAAGGGTCACTACGACTACGGTGTCAAGAATGGCCACAACACCGCCCGCCGAGGCCGCCTCCGCTTCGAAGAGGGAATCGCCACCGACACCGACATCCCGCAGGAATTCGGGAAGGGCGTAATGCAGGGCTACCAGACCGCACCCGGCAGGAACAACCACAACAAGAACGTGTTCGAGAAGCCCGCGGCCGAGACCATGCGCGAGCGAGCCCACGTGGGCAGCGCCGCCTGGCCGGAGGCGCCGGAATTCCTCGGCGGATTCGCCCACGGCGCCGGCCACGCGGCAGAGCAGCGCTTCGAGATGGTCGTACGCGACGGCCGGCACCAGGAGCGCTCGAACTACGCCAAGACCAGCGACTGACCACCGCGCTGCACAAAGCCCCCTGGGGAACCGGGGGGCTTTGTCGTTAACACTCCCAGCAGCCCCCATGTGAGGATTTGGCATAGCGCAATTCGGCACATCCATTCGTAGCACCGCGCCTCCCTACAGGTGCACCATTCGGTGCTTAGACGAGGATGTGTCGGTTGTCCTTCGCCTTCTTCCCGCCGAATCAGCGCGCGGCCGGCTCGGACCTCACCATCTCCATCAGCCCCCTGGGCCTAGTGGAGCTGAGCGACGAGGACTTCGAGGTCCACGGCCCCAGGCTGAACCGCTACGCGACCAACTTCGCGTTCTACCTGGGACACCACTGGGCCTATCGACGCGAAGCCGGCGAACCGCAGATCACCCTGAACTACGTGGCGACGTTCGCTCGCTACATCAACAACTTCTGCTTCTCCAAGGGTGTGAAGTTCGCTGTCCCCAAGCGGTACGAACACATCGTGCCGGCCCTGTTGAAGCGGGTGTGGGAGGTCGACAACGATAAGCAGTCCCTGCTCAACACCATCGGGGAGCAGGGCGGCGTCACGGGCGACTCCTTTGTGAAAGTGGCTTACGAGCCGCAGTGGAGCGACTCGGCGGGGGGCGTCCATCCGGGCCGCGTACGCATCCTCCCCCTGAACGCCGCGCACTGCTTCCCGGAATACCACCCACACGACAGGGATAGACTGGTCACCTTCAAGCTCCGCTACAAATTCTGGACGACCGGCGCAGACGGGGCACGCATGGTAATGACCTACACCGAGGTCATTACCGACACTCACATCGAAGAGTTTCTCAATGACGAGCTGATCGACTCCCGGCCTAACCCACTTGGCATGATTCCTGTCGCCCACATCCGGAACATAGCCGTGTCCGGCTCCCCGTGGGGCCTGGCCGATATCGGCGACATCATCTCGATCAACCGCGAGCTGAACGAGAAGATGACCGACGTCTCGGACATCATCAACTACCACGCCTCTCCCACCACGATCATCCAAGGCGCCAAAGCCACCAACCTGGAACGCGGCCCGCGGAAGATCTGGGGCGGCCTGCCGGAGAAGGCCAAGGTCTACAACCTTGAGAACGGCGTGGACTTGCAGGGCCCGATGGGCTACATCCAGGTCCTCAAGACCGCCATGCACGAGATCATGGGCGTCCCCGAGCCGGCGCTCGGACAGATGCAACCGATCTCCAACACCAGCGGCGTCGCCCTGTCCATCCAGTACCAGCCGCTGATGAACCGCAACAGCATCAAGCAGATGAACTACGGGCTCGGTCTGCGGCGCATCAACGAGCTGGTGCTGCGAACCCTGTTCTGCCACGAGCCCGAGACGCTGCTGTACGACCCGTACACCGACGGCATCAAGACCGCGGACGACCAGCCCGACCTCCTCGACCCCAACGACCCCGAGGTCTATCAGGTCGAATGCGTCTGGCCGATGCCGCTGCCCGTCGACAACCTGGTCAAGCTCAACGAAATCCAAGCCAAACTCGCCATCGGCCTGGAGTCCAAGCGGAACGCCCTCGTCGAACTCGGTGAGGAATTCCCCGACGAGCGCCTGGAAGAGATGTTCAGCGAGCAGCGCAGGGACGTTATCGAGCAGGGCGCCCTGGAGCTTATCAAAGCAACCATTTCCTCTGCTATTCTCCAGATGACTGGAATTGCTACTGAGGAAAGTGGCAACCCAGCCCCGTCAAGCGGGAGAAACCCGGATCAGCCCGGCTCTCCCGCAGGCAATGCTCAGACCGGAGTTCTTCCCGGAGCAACCGGGATCGACCTCGGTGTGGACACCAAATCGTTGATCGACCAATTCGTGACCATGGCGTACGGCACAAAGCTGCCGCAGAGCCGGAATTCGGAGGATGCCAGTAACCAGGAGACGCGCTAATGACTGTTCCGACCACCGCCACCGCCCCTGCCCCCAACGACGTCCCGAACGACCAGGTCATCACCGTGCCGGTCGTCCCCGAGGAGCCGAAGGATCCGCAGGCTGAAGGTCGCTTCAGCGCCGAGGACCTGGAGAGGGTCCGGCGTGAGGAGCGCGAGAAGCTCTACGGCCGCCTCAACCAGCAGGACGAGATCCTGAAGGCCACCAAGGAAGAGCTGGAAGCCGTCCGCAAGGCCCGCGAGGAGAAGGAAGCCGCGGAGGCAACCGCCCGCAAGCAGGCCGAGGATGAGGCAGAGGCGAAGCGACAGGCGGAACTGTCCGCCAAGAGCCTGCTCAAGGAGCGCGAAGAGGAGTGGGAGCGTCGCTTCACCGACCTCCAGTCCAAGTACGAGGCCGACCGCGAGTTGTTCTCGCGCGAGCAGGAGTACACGCGCCTCCAGAACGTCCGCGGTGAACTGCTCTCGCAGGCCGCCGACGACATCGCCCCCGAGCTGGTCGACCTCGTCCAGGGCAACACCGAGGACGAGCTGCGCGCCAGCGTCGAGCTGATGAAGCAGAAGAGCGCTGCCATCGTCGCCCAGATCCAGCAGACCCAGGTCGCTGCGCGGGCCTCGATGCGCGGCACCGCTCCCACCGGTTACGGCGTCGGTCCCGCCGACACGAACGCCGGCTACCGCCAGTATTCCGCTGGCGACATCAAGAACATGCCCATGTCCGAGTACGCCAAGCTCCGCGGCCAGCTCCTGCCGGCCGCTGGCAACGCGGCGCGTCAGGGTATGTTCGGTTAACCCGCCGCATCAGTAAGGGATGTAAAGCATGGCTTCTGCCATCACCGGTACGCCGCGTCTGTCGGCGTCTCCGACCAACTACGCCGGCGCGAACTCGCAGCTTTCCCCGGCCATCCAGGAACTCTGGTCGAAGGAAATTCTGTTCCAGTCGATGCCGATCCTGCGCTTCGAGCAGTTCGCGGTTTGATATTGGCCGCCTGACAGGGCGACCTGTCAGTGAAAACCGCCCTGTATCGGTGAACCCCTCCTCCTCGTAGCACTCATTCGTCACCACGGGGAATACCGAGGGAACCCAACACCTGGGACTCCGTAACGACTACACGGGTGGCATCTCCAACAGGCCCAGTGGCTAGGTGCTTCGGCCCACTGGAACTGGAGATGAAGATATAGTCTGGCCTGCATCAATGGGAAAGATGCAGAGGCTGGCAGAAATGACCAGCCCGCTCCCTGAGGGGAGAGGTAACAGAGCTGCAAGAAGACTGAGCTGGGGGTCAGCCCCGGCCTCGTGATCCACTTCATGCGTTACGACAACCTCGGCGACGCCTCGCAGCTCGTCGAAGGTGTCCGCATGGAAACCCATGCCCTGACGGCCAGTCAGTTCTCGATTACTGTCAGTGAGCACGGCTACGCCATCGCCGTCTCCGAGCTCCTGCTCAACTCGTCCTTCGATGACGTGCTCGCGTCCGGCTCTCGCCTCCTGGGGCGGAACATGGCGAAGTACCTTGACGAGCAGGCGCGGGACACGCTCCTCCAGGCCACCTCCGTGCTCTACGGCTACGACAAGTTCGCCACCACGGGTAACGCGATTACCCGCATCTCCCCCTACGACAAGGGCGCCCCGGCCCCGAACCGCGCCGGCCTGACCGGCAACCACCGGTTCACCTCCGCCCTGGTCAAGGACATGGTCGAGACCCTCGCGACCCGAAACATCCCGCGATTGGGCGATGTTTACGTGTGTTTCGTGCATCCGCATCAATCGCGCTGGCTGCGTGAGGACCCGACCTGGATCGAGTCCTCGAAGTACGCGCAGCCGGGGGCCTTCAGCCTCGGCGAGATCGGCAGGATCGATGACGTGATCTTCATCGAGACCACCCAAACCAAGAAGATCGGAAACGGCAACGGGGCGACCCCTGCCGACGTCTACCAGAGTATTTGCATTGGTGACAATGCCTTCGGTCATGCGATCTCCCTGCCGGTCGAGTTGAGGGACGGCGGCGTCCAGGACTTCGGTCGTGAACACCTGCTGAGCTGGTATTCGATCTTCGGGCTCGGCTTGATCACCGACGCTTCGGTCGTCATCGCCGAGACGAACTAGAACGTTCACGAATGCGAATTTCATCCTTCGCGTTCACCTTCTACGGGCAGGCTCCATCTCGGAGCCTGCCTGTGGGAACCTCACAAAACTTCCCTGAGTAGGAGAACCACATGACGACTGCCCGCAAGCCCGCCGGAGACCTCACCGGCCGCCAGGCGGAGAAGCTCGCGCAGGCGCGTGACGCCGAGGCCAAGGAGCGCGCGAAGTCCATGGCGACGGCCACGATCGTCGCGGAGTCGGAGAAGTCGGACGTCGTCGTCGACCTGGTCGAGAACCCCAAGCCCGAGGTCGAGGAGCAGCCGGTCGTCGTCGAGGAGGCTCCGCGAGAGATCCGCGTGAACGCCAACCTCACCGACGTCGTCATCGGCCAGGGCAACTACTTCACCTTCGAGGTCGGTGTTCCGTACCGGGTGCCGGCGTTCGTCGCGAACCACCTGGAGGAGAAGGGCCTGGTCTGGCACTGAGCCAGCCCCGAGCCCGCGGGGGAGAGGGGTGCTGCTCTCTCCCCTTTTCCTCTGCGCCCTCCCAGGAGATATCTCGTGACTGACATCCAGCTCGGCCAGCCCTTCGAGCTGACGGCTGAAGGCGGATACGGCAGCGGTGTGGGCTCGGTCCCGCAGGGCGCTGTGGTGACGCCGTTCGAAATCGTCCCGCCCGGTACGGCAGGCGTCGGCTTTGCCGTTGAGGACGTGGTCCTCGCCAACTACCTCGACACAGTGACCTTCCCCGGCACGACCGTGGACCGCACCCTGGCCATTGCGCTCAGCACATTCGAGGGAGCCTTCACCCTGTACGAGGCCCCCGAGGAACTACTGGCTGATCAGCCCGCTATCCCGTCTACCCCGGATCCGGCGCCGACGGGCGGTGCATGATGGCCGGCGGATACCTCACCCGACTCGCATCCCATGCCCTCCTGACGCTCATGACTGGGGGAGGCGAGGACAGCACGTCCGGCACCGATGTGGCGGCCGACCGCATGCTGAAGGCGCACCAGGTGCGTCACTGGGGTGGGGGTGCCCTGAGTGCTCCGGGCGCATGGGTGCCCAAGGCATACCTGCTCAACTTCCTGGACCAGGTCGAGGCACAGGGATCCGCTGCGGTCCGTGCCGCCATCGAGACGCTCCCGGACGACCCAAGCGGTGCTGTCTATCTCGCGTTGTGCACGGCTGATCCGGGGGATATCGCGACCAGTTTGCCGGACGAGGTTCAGGCGGCCGGGTACCAGCGGCAGAGCGTGTCTTTGTCAGCTCCCAAGCTGTCTGGCCAGTTCCTCGTTGAGTCAGGTGTGCCGTCGCAGGTGAGCCTCTCCAGCAGCGCGGTTTTCGGGCCCTTCACTGATTCGAACGGGTCGGCGGTTGCCGTTACGCACATGGCTCTGGTGACAGCAGCGACTGGGATCGACTACTCCGTGCTCGCTGTGTGGACGCTCGACGTTCCTGTGACCGCCAGCCAGGGCGAGTCTCTGCTGGCTCAAGCCGGCTCGCTGACGATCAAGGTGGCCTGATGCCCGGATACATCACTCAGGTCGGAGAGCGCGCGGCCCTCCAGTTCCTGACGTCGACCTCGACGACCGCCAGCCCGCCCACGGCGACGACCATCCGCGGCTACCTGCTCAAGCTGTACCAGCAGCAGGGTTTTTCGGGACTCGCCGGCTACCTCCCGGTGGCTTTCTTGAACTCCTTCGCCACCCAGGCCAAGGCGGACACAAGCGGCTCTTGGCTGAGCGGTCTAATCGGCACGCGTACCGACGGTCCCAGCACCTCCTATCTCGCCCTGCTGACCGGGGATCCCGGCCGGCAGACCAGTTTCGAGAACTTGGCGACGATGGAGGTGGCAGCCACGGGCTACAGCCGACAGGCGATGCCTTTCAACCTCGCCACCTCGCCCAGCTCAGGCGGCTCAGCGGTACTGAACTCCACCCCGCTCTTCTTCGGGCCCTTCACGGCGTCCGGTGGCATGGGAGTCGTAGCGACGCATGCTGCGTTGGTCACTGCGGCCAGCGGCACGGACGGGGCCGTCAACGTCGTCTGGCAACTCGACACCCCCGTGTCCGCGAGCCAGAACGAGACCCTCATGGTCAACACTGGCGGTCTGACAGTTGGGCTCGACGCATGGCAGAGCTGACCCGAATCCTCACCCGCATACGCTCCGAACTCGGGGACTTCGGAAGTGCCTTCCGCGACGTCCTTGCCGGTACGGGAGAACTTACCGACTACGACCTCAGCTCGGTCAACGTCACCCTCAACCGAGTCAGCCTCCTGGGCGGCCAGGTGCTCACCGACCTGGCCGCGGGCACCGATTACCAGGTCGATGGCCGCGAGGGACGCATCACTCTTCTTGGCCAGCACGCCCCGCTCCCGCTCGGCCAGACGCTGATTGTCGAGGGTCAGGCGGCCGGCATGTTCACGGACGAGGAGTTGGCTCAGCACCTGCGGGATGCCGAGCTACAGCACTGCCACAACCGGCACGTCACCGTGCGGTACAGGTCAGCCAACGGCTTCATCCGCTACGCCGACGAGCCGCTCACGCTGGAGAACCTGCCCGACGTCGAAGAACTGCCCCTGGTACTCCTCGCCGTCGTCAACGCGCTGTGGGCCGTCGCCACCGACGCCTCCTCGGACGTCGACATCTCCACGGGCGAGGGCACCCACGTCAACCGCGGACAGCGCTACACCCAGGTCCTGCACCAGATATCGGTGATGACCGACCGCTACGAGGAGCTGTGCCGGCAACTCAACATCGGGCTCTTCCGCATCGAGATGGTCACCCTGCGCCGCGTATCGCGCACCACTGGCCGGTACGTGCCGATCTACGTCGACCGCGAGTACGACGACAACGCCTACCCCGAGCGCGTCCTGCCGCACATCGACAAGCACGACGTCGACCCGTCCGGCATCCCCAACCCGACCTACAACGGGTGGGCTGCATGAGCAGAGCCGACTGGAAGCGCGGACGCTTCTCCGCCACCGAGGAGAGCGAGCGCATTGACCGGGGACTGCGCGCCTGGCAGCGCCACGCGGGCGACGTCATCGCCTACTGGCGATACAGCCACACCCGCTCCGTATCCCACGACATCTACGACGAAGGCGATGAGGGCGGCCTGGCCTACGACGGTCCCTGGGCCGTGCCAGTGCTGCACGCGACGCACACCGAGATGGGTGACCAGGAGGGCGACCGCGGTTTCTACACCGTCGACACGCTGGAGGTCAGCGCCGCCTTCGCCCAGATCCAAAAGATCGGCATCACTCAAGCCGACATCCACAACGACTGGTACCTGCGGGACCGCATCGCCTACGACGGCCGGCTCTTCCGCATCACCCAAATGTCCATCCTCGGACAGATCCGCAGGCAGGACGTCCTCGTCTCCATCACCGCCGTCGAGGTCAAGCCCGACGAGCTGACTGCGGACGCCGTCTTCGCCCAGTACATCCCCGCAGCGGGAGCCGGCGAGCGCTGAGCGCCCGGCACATCAAGGAGCCCCATGGCCACCTACGAACACCCTGACGCCTTTGTGGAAGAGAATCTGACCACCTACGAGGACACCGCCACCGTTGGCACCACCACGTCCACCGACTACATCACCAACGAGCAGGCCGACGCCCGCTACCAGCGCCTTCGCCAGCCCGTGAACCTGGCGCTGCCCGCAGACCATGGGCCAGCCTTGACCGTACAGACGGACACCGACACTATGCCCCGCTTCCAGGTCGCCCCGGATGGTGTCGTCGGGTTCGGGACCGGTGCTGAGGATCCTGACGTGACCCTGAAGCGTGTCGGGCCTGCCCTACTCGGCACCGACGGCACCTTCACGCAGGGCGGCCACACGGTCCTCGACGTCTCCCAGGTCGGCATAGCAGGCGGCATCGCGTCCCTAGGCCCGGACGGCAAACTGACCGCAAGCCAGCTCCCGTCGGACGCGGGCGGCGGCTCGTCGAACCCGAACACCACGCTCCAGGGCACGAAGGGTTACACCCTCCCCTCCACCTGGGGAGAGTTCTGGCGCCCGAAGCGAGACGCGGCGAAGGCCGGCGCCGGCAAGGCGACCATCGCCGTCATCGGCGGCTCCTCCACCGTCGGCTTCCTCGCATCAAGGCTCCGCTCCAAGGCATGGCCCGGCCTGCTGGCCGCTTCACTTCAGAGCACCCACGGCGACGGAGGCACCGGCTTCTACACCTCCCTGCTGAGCACGCAGGGCATCGCCGGCCAGGAGAGCACCGCCATCACGACCTGGACCAGCTCCGGTGAGCTGATCGGCCAAACCGGCACGTGGAACATCGGCGGTTACTCCGCAGGTCCCGGCTGGGGCTATCTCTACAGCTCGACCAACGGCCACACCCTCACCTTCACTGTGAGGGGCACCAGCGTCACGATCTTTACCCTCGGCGCGGACGGCCAGCACTCGCCGTGGAGCTACACCATCGACAGCGGCACCGCGGTCGCTGTCGCCGACACTGCCACCACCGGTCGCGCCGTCATCGCCACCAAGGTCACCGGCCTGTCCGCAGGCACCCACACGGTCAAGCTGACCCACACGGGCACCAGCAGCCAGTACCTCTCCGTTTTCGGCGTCGCCGGCGAGAACTCGACCGGCATCGTGCTCAACAACTTTGCCCGTCGCAACGCCGTCGCGAGCGAGTACCTACCGACGCTGAAGCTGCCCTGGAACGGCGGCCCCAACTACCCGTGCGACCTCGTCATCTATGCGGTCAGCGCCGACGACATCATCAGCGGAATCGACGCTGACGCATGGGCCACATCCGTACGCCAGCACCTGTCGAACATCCGCGACGGCGGTGCCGCAACCGGGGCCACTGACATCGTCATCCTGCTCCCACACGTCGGCACAGCCGACACGGCCACCTTCTGCTACCAGGACTTCATCGACCGCGCAGACGGACTCGCCCGCGCCTTCGACGCAGCAGTCATCAACCTGTGGGCCATGGGACGCAACTCCTGGAACCACTGGAACTCGCTGGGCTACTGGGCTGACCCAGCAAATGCGGGAGCCGCAGGAACGGATTCCGTCCTCATGTCCGACGCCGGCCACTCCTACGTCGCAGGAGTCATCAACGCGCTCCTCCAGAGCTGACAAGGAGCCCCCATGGTCATTCCCCAGATGCCGCTCGTCATCGCGGTAGCCAAGAGCCAGGTCGGCGTCCGTGAAGGTTACAGCGAGGGCGGCTGGAACAATCTCACTCGTTACGCCGCCGAAGTCCCCGGGCTTTCCTGGGCCGATGGACAGTCATGGTGCGCGACGTTCACCTCGTGGGTCGCCATGAGAGCTGGTGTCGCGAATCTTTTCCCGCGTACCGCAGACTGCTCGACCGGCGTCGCCTGGTTCCAGGCGGCAAGTCGCTGGAGTTGGTATCCCGCGGTGGGCAGTCAAATCTTCTATGGGGACGGAGGCAGTGAGCACACCGGCATTTGCTACGCGTTCGATTCGGTTTACATCTGGTCGATCGAGGCCAACACCAGCGTCAACGGCAGCACCGAAGGCGACGGCGTCTACCTGCGAAAGCGGAAGCGCTCGGATTCCATCGTTTACGGCTATGGACTCCCGCAGTACGCAGAGGGCATTATCACGGCCGACCCGTCGCTGAAGGGCCTTGCGGGGTACGCCTACACCACTTCCCACACCGGTCCCGGCCCGGCCACGCTGCGCCAGGGCGCCTGGATGGTGGACAACCTCGTCACCGGCAGCCTCGCCATCGATGGTCCCGTCTATGCCGGCCGACTCTGTATCCAGCAGAACGATGCCAGCACCGTGGCGTTCGAGGTGACCGCGGCTTCCTCGACGGCACCGTCGATCGCCCGGTTCAAGGACGTCAACGGAAACATCGGCTTCGAGGTGACCGCCGCAGGCAACCCCATCAGCAAGCTGACGCACTTCACCACCGGAGCGCTCCAACTCGGATCCACCACCGCTGACCTAGGAGGCGGGGCTGGAGCGATCGTCAGCATCAAGGACGCCGCCACCGTCCCGACGGCCAACCCGACTGGCGGCTCGCTGCTGTACTCCGAGGCCGGCGTCCTGAAGCTGCGCACCTCGACTGGCATCGTCGTCGACCTGTCCACTGTCCCGCGAAACGAGTGGCGCCCCACCGACCACGGCCTGACGGCCTGGACGTTTGACCCAGCGTGCTGCTCAACAACCGGCACCACGCTCAACACCGGCTACATCTACTTTGTTGAGATCGTGCTGCGCAACGCGGCCACGATCAGCAGCCTGTGCGTCAACCTCGGCGCTGGCGGATCGGGCCTCACCTCGGGACAGTGCCTGGCGGGTCTCTACACCACCAGCGGTACCCGCGTCGCCGTCACCAACGACCAGTCGACGGCGTGGGGCACCGCCGGCGACAAGACGATGGCGCTCATGTCCTCGTACTCGGCAGCAGCGGGCAAGTACTACGTCGGCCTCCTCGTGAACGGACCGACGAGCCCGACGTTCGCATGCGGCAGCACCATGGGCAACTTCACCCCCGGCAACGCCCACCTCACCCCCGGCAATTACCGGTTCTGCCGCTCCGCCTCCGGCCAGACCGCACTTCCGGCCAGCTACACGATGACCAGCGCCACGCCGGATGCGACCAACGTTTGGGCCGCCGTCGCCTAAATCCGGGCCTGTAACAGATTCCTATGAATCCTGCAATCCTGAATTCGGAGAAATCGTGACGTAAGCACCGGAAGGCCCCGAGTAATGTCCTGGATAGCCAATGAGGATGCCGCCATCAAGGCGAAGCTCCAGGGTTTGGTTGTCAAGGACACCAACACACCTGCCGAGGGCCTTCCGGTCGACGTCCGATTCCGTCTCCCTGAAAACGAGTTGGCGACATCGACATTCCCAATCATCGTCATCGAGCGCACCCGAGTCGAGCCCGACCACCAACGGGAACATCGCGGAACGGTCGAACTCGGCTACACCCCAGAGGGGTACGACACCGCTAAGTCCTACTTGACGGCTGACCCCATCCCGTACCTGTTCGAGTACCAGGTCACCGTCTACGCACGAAAGCAGCGGCACGCCGCCAACATCGCCCAGATGCTTTCCGTCAGAGACTACCTCCACCCGCGCTGGGCCTACCTGGAAGTACCGCAGGACGGAACCGTGCGACGCCTCGAAGTCGCTGGCGGACCTGAATTCAACGAGGGCCGCGACTCCCAGGGAAAGCGCCTGTGGCAGGTCGACTATCTGCTCCACCTCAGCGCCGAGCTGCTCGACGAGATCGCTGAAATCAAGCCCGTCCAAACGGTCGAACTCACCACTCATCCCCTCGGCCAGTAGGCCCTGAAGGAGCTTCTCTCTATGGCGACTTTCCTGCGCCCCGGCATCTACGTGGACGAGACACTGGATGCGATCTCCAACCCGGTCACCGCCAACCCCGGCGAGGCCATCGCAGCGTTCGTCGGCGCCCACAACTTCGGTCCGGCCGTGCCCACGCTGATCACCTCCTGGTCGCAGTTCAACCTCGTCTACGGCGGCTGGGGAACCGGCACAGACCTGCTGCCTTACGCGGTGTACTCCTACTTCTCCAACGGCGGCGGCAAGGCGTACATCTGCCGTGCCGTACCTGCCGACTCGGTCGCCGCGGCGGTCACCCTCAACGACCGCCAGGCCACCCCCGAGCCCCTCCTGACCCTCACGGCCAGGGCAGCCGGCGCGTTCGGCAACAAGGTCTACATCGACGTCACCGACGCCAACACAGGTGCCGGCCGCTTCAACCTGGCTGTCAAGGTCGGCGGGACCACGGACACCTACATCGCCGACCGATACAACGACGTCAGCCTCGACCCGGCGGACTCCCGGAACCTGGTCGCGATGATCAACTCCCCAGTCAACGGCTCGGCATTCGTCAAAGCCGACTACATCGCCACCGACGCATGGAGCACACCGATCACGCCCGCCGTGCAGACCGGTACGCCCCTGACTGGCGGCATCGACGGCAGCGCCACCCCCGACCTGGTCGCCGCGACCAAGCAGCTCGAATCAACAGGTGAGATCGTCAATATCAACCTGCCGGGCGTCACCGACACTTCCATCCTCAACGCCGTCATCACCTGGGCGGAGGACTACGGATACGCCTTCGTCGTAGTCGACGCACCACAGACGCCGTCATTGGACGTGCCTTCCGCCGTCACCGCCTACGCCAAGCTCTCGCCGGCTGCCAACTCCAGCACCAGCCCGCCGCCACTGAAGGCCAGCTCCTACGCAGCCGTCTACGGTCCGTGGCTGGTGTCCGCAGACCCGTCCTCCATCGCCGCTGGTGCCACCCGCACTCTGCCGCCCGGTGGTGCAGTGCTCGGCAGGTTCGCCCAGACCGACACGCTCTACGGCCCACACCAGTCGGCGGCAGGCACGCTCAGCCGTCTCGTCGGGGTTTACTCCACCGAGCTGCGGTTCACGAACTCTCAGCTCGACAACCTCAACGCGTGGGGTATCAACATCATCAGGCAGATCCCCCAGGCGGGCATCTGCATCATGGGCGCCAGGACCTTGAAGTCGGGCTACCCAGACCGGTACGTCGCCGTCCGCCGGCTGCTCACGTACACCCGCAAGATCCTCGTGGACCTCACCCGCAGCGCGGTGTTCGCACCCAACACCCCCGAGCTGTGGCACTCCATCTCGGCCACCCTCAGCCAGCAGCTCACCACCCAGGCGCAGGCGGGGATGTTCGCCAGCTCGACGCCCGACACCGCGTTCCAGGTGATCTGTGACGACACCAACAACACCGCGACCACCGTCGACAACGGAGAGGTCCACATCGACGTGGGCATTGCTGTGGCGCGGCCGGCCGAGTACGTCGCAATCCACATCAGCCAGTACGACGGTGGCGCGACGGTCACCGAATCCTCATAAGGAGGTCGGGGCCCGGATCGAAGTAGTGCGGCCCTGTCGTAAACCCCTTCGAACACCACTCGGAATTCACACGCAGAACTACCCGGCGCACCTCGTGCTACGGGAGTAGAGAATGGCATCCACCCTCAAGACCGTCTCGCAAAGCCAGAGCCTGGCCTCGCGACAGACGGACCCCCTTCGCTCGTTCAAGTTCCACGTCCAGATCAGCCAGGTCGGCAAGCTGTCCTCTGCCTATCCAAAGCTCGGCTTCATGTCGGTTTCCGGCCTTTCCGTGACGACTGACGTCATCGCATACAGGGCCGGCGGCATGAACACGACCACTCAGAAAATGCCTCAACTTGACTGGGCCCTCGCTGCGTAAGTAGCGAGTGAAAATCCCGAGAATTGCTGGAACGTCCTGTTAGACCTCGGCGCCACAGCGTGGGGCGAAAGCCTGAGCGCGACGGCTTGAGAAGTCCGAGGGTAGGGAAAATCAGCAGCCGAGCCCGCCTGGGAAACCGACGGGAAGGTCCAGAGACTATGTACGGGACACCCCTCTGGGGTGAAGATAGAGTCCGAACTCGCATGAGAATGCGAGAGGCTGGCAGAAATGACCAGCCCGCTCCGGGAAACCGGAGAGGTAACAGCCTCTGGGTCAGAGCGACTTCAGCCCCGTCACCCTTTCCAAGGGAATGATGCCGGGCGACCAGAAACTCGTGAACTGGATGTACCAGCTCTTCGACGTCATGCAGGGCAACGGATCCGGATCCGATACCGGCTCAGAATTCCGGGCCACGATCGACATCATGCTCATCGACCACCCGGTTACCAAGAGCAAGGCAGCAGTAAAGGCGGTATGGCGCCTCTACAACGCTTGGCCCACCTCGGTTGCCTTTGGTGACCTCGACGCTGGAAGCAATACATTCGCCGTTTCCCAGCTCACGTTCGCGCACGAGGGATGGGACTTCAAGGTCGCGGACAGTTACGGTCCGAATTCCTACGCAGTCATAAAGTAATCCCCGAAACAAGGAACAATTCATGTCTGACATGCAGTACGACTGGACCTTCGATTCTCCGGCTGGTGGTCGGCAGGTCGACGTTCTCGGCGACACCCAGGGCGCGACCGCCGCCATCCAGTCACTCATCTCCGACTCCGTCGGGGAGCCTCCGGTCATACCGGTGCCCGCAGACTGCCTGATCACCCTCCCCGCTGGCCTGGTCCGCGAGGACCACGTCATCACCGAGGCGGAAGTACGCGAGCTGACCGGCGCCGACGAGGAGGCCCTGGCCCGCGTACGGTCCAACCCGCTCCGCCTACTGGAGACGCTCCTGGAGCTGGGCACCGTCCGCATCGGTGACGTACCGGCTACCTCCGACGTTCTCCCGCAGCTTCTGCTCGGCGACCGCGATGCGCTGGTCATCGCCATCCGCCGGGTCACCTTCGGCGACGAGATGGAGTTCTCCGAAATACGCTGCCCCAACTGCGGCGAGGACTTCGCGGCCACCATCTCCCTTGCCGACATCCAGCCCCAGACGGCGACCTCCACCAAGCTGACGGTCCCGATGCGCAAAGGCGGCTGCGCGATCGTGCGCTACCCGACCGGCGCTGACCAGGCGGCCATGCTCGCGCTCCCCAAGGCAACGGACGCCGAGCGCAACACCTACATGCTGGGGTGCTGCCTGGTCGAGGTCCGAGACGCACAGGGCAAGGTCACGCCCGGCAGCGCGGACCTGGCCAAATCCCTCGGCATGGGCGACATCCGGAACATCCTCAGTCAGCTCGCCGCAACCCAGCCCGGCCCCCGGCTGTTGGAGGTGTCCATCGAGCACGAGGCGTGCGGAGGGGAGGTTCCGCTGCCGCTCTCGGTAGCGGACATCTTTCGCGATTTCTGACGCCCGAGCAGCACGGGCTGACTACACCACGCTCGCCTACGCCCACCCCGAGTGGCAACTCAGCGAGATCAAGAACCTGACCGTCCAGGAGCGTGAGTACTGGCGCGACCTGGCGGTCTGGGTCAAGGGAAGAAGGGAGGCGGCGGCTTCCAGTGGCTGAAGACAACGAGATCAACCGCGGAGAGCCCACCTTCGGGGGTCGCCTCCTTGGCACCAATGGGATGCAGCGCGCGGCCGACAAGGTCGCCAGCGACATCGGCAAGCTCGGTGCCAACATCACCGCCCTCAACCGGGCCCTCCAGGGCGCGATCAACTCGGCCACCCGAGGCGCGGCCTTCCGAGGACTGCCCGCGCAGGCGTTCCCAGCGGCCAACCAAACCACGCGCATCAACCCGGCACCGATCTCCCACCCGCCGGCGAACACCGTCACCCAGACCGGCGGTGTCTTCACGCATCCCACCACCGGCCGCGTCTACACAGGCCCTCTCGCCGACCGTCTGGCGGCTCGCCACCAGGCGCAGATGGACGCCACCCGGAGCATCGGCGCATCGCGGGCGGCTCGGCAGGAAGCGTTCACCCAGCGCATCCTCAACGCGCAGCCGACATGGGGCGGTCACGGCGACGCTGTTTCCGGACATCTGTCCGCGTCGCGGGCAGCGGCAGACGCACGTGAGGCTGCCCGCCAGGCGCGGGCACAGATGCGTGCGCAGATGCAGCAGCAGGCCGCGCAGACTCGGGCACAGCGGCAGCAGTCGGTGTACCAGCAGGGTTTGGACGCCCAGCAGGCGTGGGCGAGCACGTACGGGGCGCAAGCGAGCCAGCAGTACACGCAGAACATGTCCGCGTCGCAAGCCGCTGCCCAGGCCCGTGCAGCCGCTCGTCAGGCCCGTCACCAGCGCCGCACACCAGGGATAAACCCGGACCTGATGGCTCGTATGACGCCTGACCGAGTCGCTCAGGCGCGACAGGCCAACGCTGACGCCTACTACGGGTCACTGTTCGACGAAGCGATACGCAGGCAGGACGCCGCGGACCACACGACGTGGGGTCTGCGTGCCGGTCAACGGATGTGGGCCTACAACCGGGCGACCGGCCTGTCGAGCGCCTACGTCGCCGGCAGTGGCTTCTACGCCTCCCGTAACGGCACCGTCTTCAATCTCGGAGGCGGAAACTCCGGCGGACGTGGCCGAGGCGGAGGTGGAAGCTCTGGGAACGGTTCGTCTGTTCCGCCCCCTGGAGGGTTCGGCGCCACGGTGCCGGCTGGCGAGAGCCAGAACGCCGCGGCCATGGTCGCCAGCCAGAAGGCCGCAGACTTCAAGGGACCACTGGGCGCGGTCTACGGGCAGGCGGTCAAGTACGGCGACCGCATGCGCCCGCAGATGGAAGAGATGGACCGGTACACCAACTGGGCTTATATCGCTTCCGGCGGCGCCCCGAACAGCTACGACAAGTGGGGCTGGAAGAACCAGATTCGCGACCACAGCTACGGCATGGTCGTCGCGAAGTCCACAGAGGATGCGAGCAACGCTAACTTCCTGTTGGACAAAAACTTCGGCCTGACCTATGGCACTTCTGCGCAGGCTGCTGTCCGCGGGAGAGCCTTCGGTGCCTCCTACGTCGCCGGCTTGGATGCCGAGACCGGCGCCAAGCTGTACTCCGGCGTCTACAACCCGCAGGCATCATTGGCGGCTCAGCGTCTCGGATACGGACGCACCATCGGTGCGGGCGGCAAGGCGGCAGGAATCGGCACGCTCGCTGACAGCATCATGAAGCGGACCTTCGGAACGACGTCCATCTCGTCCAAGAAGTTCGCGGCAGCCACCGCCAGCGGCCAGGCGCTCGACTACAACATCGACCAGCTCGGACAGGCGTCCGGGTGGGACGCCGAGACGGTCGACAACCTGAAGGAGTACATGCGGGGGAGGAACACACTCCTCAAGAACTCTGGCATGACCTCCGGATCGGCCGACGAGCTCATCGCGCAGGCTGCCCAGACCGGCAGCAAGGGCGACGCGGCCCGCAAGAAGCTGACCAAGTACGGCGTCTCGGAAAGCCTGGGACAGACACGGAAGACCTTCGAAGCCCAGGAACGGCAGCACGACGCCGTCATGGGTGACTCCTTCGCCCACAACCTGGAGACCGCCACCAAGGCGGTGCAGAAGTTCGAGGCAGCGATCAACGGCTTCCTCGAACTGCCTGGTGTTAAGCAGATCGTGGGCGCCTCGGGAGCATGGGCGACCGCCACGAAGGGGCCGATCAACAAGATCAAGTCGCTCTGGAACCTCGGCAAGAGCCTGCTCCCCATCAACATCGGCGGTGGTGCCGGCGGCGCAACGGCATCGTCGTCTTCCAGCGGCGAGAAGTCGTCCAGCGCCACGGCTGGCCACGTCGCGAACGGCAACGCGTCGTCGGCGATCCAGGCTGCGCTCGGTCAGGTCGGTGTCCCCTACGTGTGGGGTGCCGAGGACCCCAAGCACGGCTTCGACTGCTCGGGCCTGACTTCGTGGGCCTATCGGCAGGCCGGCATCAACCTGCCGCGTACCTCGCAGCAGCAGATGAAGGTGGGCGTCGAGGTCGACAAGCAGCATATCCAGCCCGGTGACCTGCTCTTCCCCGAACCTGGCCACGTGATGATGGCGATCGGCAGCGGCAAGCTCGTCGAGGCGCCGCGCACCGGCCTGGACGTTCGTGTGCGGTCGTTCACCTTGGGCGAGATCAAGGAGGTCCGCCGGGTGGCCAGCGGGGTCGGCGCGCTGTCCAGCTACAACACGGACACCAAGCAGACCGACGACGAGGCCGGCGCCGGGAACGCTGGCTGGTACGGCGGCAGTGGCAGCAGCATCGGCCAGAACGAGATCGACGCCCTAACCGCGGCACTGGCCCGCGGATCCGGCTACTCGATGGGACCACGCACCAGTGGTACGGGGGAGTCGACCAACGCCGAGAGTTCCACTGCCGTCTCCAGCGCGCCCTCGAATCCCAAGGGCAACGTCGCTCTGGGCAAGAAGCTCGCGGCCCAGAGGGGCTGGACAGGGAAGGAATGGGACGCCCTCTTTCAACTGTGGGAGCACGAGTCGAACTGGAACCATAAGGCGAAGAACCCCAGTTCCGGCGCGTACGGAATTGCGCAGAGCCTCCCTGCCGAGAAAATGGCCTCCAAGGGCAAGGACTGGCGGACCAACCCTGCAACACAGATCGAATGGGGTCTGGACTACATTGCCGGCCGGCCGGACTACGGTAAGCCGTCCAAGGCGTGGGAGCTGTGGCAAAAGCGCAATCCCCACTGGTACGCCTCCGGCGCCTGGGAGATCCCTCAGGACCTCGACGCCCGGGTCCACAAGGGTGAGATGATCATTCCGGCAGCCAAAGCCGAAACGATCCGTCAGGCGCTCATCAAGGACTCAGTCAACGTCGTCTCGCCGGCCGGAGCGTCCGCCGCTTCCGGCGGCGTTGGAACCGGCGGCGGCGTGTCGCTCTCCTTCGCCCAGGGCGCCATTCAGATCAACGTCAACGGCTCGATGTCCGATCGGGCAGCGTCTGACGCCGCCAAGAAGGTCGTTGACTACATCGCAGCAGACAACCGGATCAAGCAGTTGGGAGTGGGTGTCTGATGGCAGTCAAAGGCAATCCGAAGTTCGACAGCCGCATGACATCCGTTCCGCGGCTCGGCCTCCAGCGGCACCCGCAGACATACTGGCGCGGAGCTATCCTGCAAGGCGCGCCGCTTGTCGGCCCGTCCGCCAAGAGCGGGCGCCGTGTGGACTTCCTCTTCAACCCGACCACGATCAGCGTCAGCCACAGTGCCAGCGCGGTCCTCTCGGCGGACCAGCGTTCCACAGACGGCAACTATCTCGGGGCCTCCGGGATCGGGCAGCTCTCGTTCAGCCTGCTCTACGACCGCACGTACGAGCTGACGGGGGGCTTCGGGAAGAACGGTGTTTCCAGTGAGGGCGCGGAAGTCCGTGGCGTCCTCGCCGACGTGGACGCGTTCTACTACGTCACGGGCGTGTACGACGACACAGCGAAGGGCGCGAACGCGAAGAAGATCCAGCCGATGCAGTCGCTTCCGTGCATGTTCTACTTCGGTGGCCCGACGTCGAATGCTGCCCTTTCCTACTACGGGTACGTGTCGTCGTTGTCCATCGAATACACGCACTTCACCAGCCAGATGGTTCCTCAGCGGTGCGCGATGACCGTGTCGGTGGAGTTGCAGCTCAAGGAGGGATCGTGATTTCCGCGAATTCGCGTTACGCATCCAGCGTGACCACCATTATTACCGGAAGTGACGGCAAATCCCGTAACGTGATTCTTCCAAAGAGTGCAGGTGTGGTTTCCGCGACCGTACGGATCTACGCATGGGCTGAAGGCGACCGAGCGGATCTGGTGTCGTACCGCAACTACGGCGATGCCTCCCAGTGGTGGCGAATAGCAGACGTCAACCCGCAGGTTCTGAACTGGACGAAAGTAGCCGTCGGCACAAGAATTAGGATCCCGATTGTCTAGCAAGTGGCCGAGCATATCCCTGGCAACTCCGGCGCTGAGCGGGAGGAAGTGGGTCACCGATGCCGTGATCAGCCAGGGAGAGTCACTCCACGAGGTTGCGCAGATCACGGTGATTCACGAGGTGCAGCGTGGCTCCAGCATGTCGGGCTGGTCCCTGGACGCGGCAGGCGTCATGCCCGAGGGCACACCCGTAGCGCTGAGCTTCGGCGACTCGGTCAATGCTGCCCTGTACTACGGCTATGTGACCTCGGTCTCGGTGAAGGGCAGCGACTTCCACCAGTCGGCCACCTCGTCTGTGCAGGTGCCCGTCGTCTACACCTGCATCGGTCCGACGTACCACATGCAGTCGCAGGTCAACCGTCTGTGGTCGTCGGCAACCGCCTCATATATCGCGCGAACGATCACCCGCAGTGCTGGCCTGCGGCCACAAGTGCAGCAGGGAAGCCGGTTGTTCGAAACCATCCCACAGCGCGCCACCTCCGACTTCACCTTCCTGCGAGACCTGGCCGACGAGGTCGGCTACCGGATGACGCCCCGCGGCACGACCATCGCGTTCACAGATCCCCTGGTGTCCCTCCGCGAGACAGGGGAGGACCTTCCGGCATTTCAGTACGCCAGGCACCGGGGCGACACAGTCAAGACCTGGAAGTCCACCGCTGGGCAGTTGGATCCACTCGGCGGTATGCGCACCCGGCGCGAGGGCTACTCATTCAACAGCGCTACGGGAGCGCTCGTCCGTGTCGTGGCTGAAGGCACACAAGACGCCACGGTGACCCAGTACAGCACCGGGCGGCCCTTCACCACCCAGGCAGAGGCATCCGAGATCCTCGCCGCCGAAGTCCGCCGCGAGCGCTTGTGGGTGCACGCAGAGGCCACGGTGCTCGGAGACGCGCGTGTGCGTCCCGGCACGGAGCTGGAAGTGGCTGGCAGCGCGCTCGGGCCCAACGACTCGGGGCTGTGGATGGTGCGCTCAACCACGCACCGCATCTCCGTCACCCCGAACCAGCCAGCGTCTGGGGTGTACTGGACCGATACCACCCTCGGTCGCAACCGCATCGACGGACTCGACTCGATCCTCAAGGCTGGTCGGGTCGGCGAAATCCCACCAGGCACCACTCTGATCGATGGCCGCTGGCGCGCTCAGCACGTGGGAAGGGCGTAACCATGGCGCTGACCTCAAAGGGTAGCGACGTCTATGCAGCCGTCGTCACGCACGCCCAGGATCCGCAGGGGCTGGGACGAGTGCGTCTGCGTGTCCCGCAGGTCTCCGGTGAATCGGTTACCGGATGGGCCCACCCCACAGGGGCTGTCACCCGGCAGGCGGCCGTGGGAGAACGAGTCTGGACAGCGTTCGATGGCGGAGGCGCCCGGCTGGTGTACTGGACGGCCGAACCCGGCCTGATCGCAGGGGCTCAGATTGCCGCAGGTGCCGTCGACGGCATGACCGTGTCGGCCGCCAACCCACTGCTCAGCAGTGATCACTGGACGAACCCGGTCATGGAAGCGAACTGGGCAACGACCACCGCGTTCGCCGGAGTCACAGGAGTCCAGCCCATCCAGTTCCGCCGGGATGCCTGGGGCAACCTGCACCTGTGCGGTGCCCTTACCGTCACCGACCCAGCAGCGGCGGCAACAGCGTTCACCCTGCCCGATGGCTTCTACAACCCCAACTACCGGGTCTGCTACCCAGCCATAGAGATACAGGCTGACGGCACGTACGTCACCAGCTTGGGCTACGTGAACACCGTCGGCGATGTGCACTTCGACAAGCCCGTCGGCTTCACCCGAAACGCAGGGGACGCCTTTTACGTCAACGCGCGGGTACACCTGGGCATCATCACTTAAGGACCAGCCCCTTGGCCGACACCTACTCCAATTACCCTGACCTGGCCGCGAACAAGGCCCTCGGCACGGACTACCTCATATCGTCGCGGATCGTCAGCGGAGCGCGTGGCGCGCACATCGCCATCCACGGCGGTGCGATAGAGGCCCCCACCACGCAACTCGCCGACTACTGCGCCTCCACCAGCAACAACGCGTTCTACTCGTTCCAGGGCCTCATGAGCAGCGGTAATACAGCGCTGCACATCACCAGCACCCGATTCGATGAGCCGACGGTCTTCCGGGTCCTTCGCGCCGCCGAATGGACGGTGGCCTGGCACGGGGCCAGCGGTACCGACCCGGTTACCTATCTCGGCGGACGCGACACAGAACTCGGGGACGCGATAGCGCAGCGACTCACGGCGGCAGGCTTCACGGTGTCCGCGGCCCCGCAAGAGCTCGACGGCAACGACCCCCTGAACATCGCCAACCGCAACCTTCGCGGCCAAGGCGTCCAGCTCGAACTGAGCCAGAGCCTGCGGGAGAGCTTCTACCTCGGCGGAGACTTGAAGATCGCGTCGATCGCTGACGCCTCCCGGCGTACCGACGCCTTCTACACCTACGCCTCAGCGGTCATGGCCGCCATCGCCGAGACGTGGCCGCAAGGACGTCCCACCAGTAGCTCGATGCTCCAGCCCGTCGCGGACCCTTCAACAGTCACCAGTGTCGCCGGCTACCCCGGCGGCGGCACCGTTCAAATGCGCATGCCGTTCCAGCTCGACGCCATGGGCAGGGTGGCCGTCCTTACCGATCCCGACAAGATGCTCGTCCAGCGCTCACGCGCCGTGGTGGCCACCGTGCCCGGTGAGTACGTAGGCGAGCCCGCGTTCGGCTCCAACATATCCGCTGCTCTGTTCCGTCCCAGCGATCCGATCGCCGCAGCCATCATCAACGACGCGGTACGCGACGCCATGGCACGGTGGGAGCCGGACGCCGTCATCACAGGCATCCGGCCGGTCGTCAACGACGACCAGGAGGGCATCGTGGACGTCGAAGTCGACGTCGCCCTGACCACCACGCCGGGGACAGACGTGGAGCAGACCGAAAGCGTACACATCATGCCCGGCGGGCACGTGGTCGGCGGCACCCTCTAACACTCGGGATTCCTCGCCTCATAAACTGATCTCCATACGGTGCACTAATTGGGACCCATTCCCCTGTCCCAATTCAGGAGTAACGCACCGTGGCGGATCTGACTTCCAGCTCGCCGGCTATCGATTACACCTCGAAAGACTTCGAGGGCTTCCGGCAGGCCATGCTCGACCACGCCGCACGTGTGTACCCGGAATGGTCCGGCCGGAACACGTCAGACTTCGGCGTTCTGCTCGTCAACCTCTTCGCGTACATGGGCGACGTCCTGAGCTACTACCAAGACGCCGCGGCACGAGAAGCCTTCCTGGAAACCGCGACGCAGCGGTCCTCCGTCCTCGCGCATGCCGCGATCATCGGCTACACACCGGCCGCAGCGGCACCCGCCACCGGCACAGTCACCTTCGCCACCGAGGCCACGCAGACCACAGACGTCTTCATCCCCGCCGGAACGCAGGTGACCACCGCCTTCATTGAGAGCCTGGACGCCCCACTCACGTTCGAGCTCGACGATGCAGTCACGGTGCCGGGACAAAGCGGGTCCGTCACAGCACGCGTCACCGAAGGAGCAACTGCCGGCTCGCAGACCATCACGATCGGCGCGGGCACCGCGACCGAGACGCTCATCCTGGTGGAGAGTCTGGGCACATCCGACGGGACGGAGAATCAGGCGTTCACCCTGCCGTCCTCCCCGGTGCTGGTCGACAGCGTCCGCGTCTTCGTCGGCAGCGATTCCCCAGTGGAGTGGCAGGTCACCAACGACCGGCTCACCACCACAGGGAGCGACCAGGTGTTCACCATCACCAGCTCTGACACAGGCGTGGTCACCGTCACCTTCGGAGACGGCACCCTCGGGGCCGTCCCTGACCTCGACGTCCCCGTGTACGCCGCCTATCGCGTCGGTGGGGGAGCACGCGGCAACATCGACGCCAATCAGATCATCGACGTCACCGTCGGCCTCGCCGGCGTCTACATCGCCAGCTCCTCCGCCATGACCGGCGGCAGAGAAGTCGAGAGCACCGAATCCATCCGCACCAACGCGCCCAAAACATTCCGTGCCCAGGACCGGGCGGTGAGCCTGCGCGACTTCGAGGACCTGGCCCTCGCCGTGCCAGGCAACTCCAAGGCGAAGGCGATCGGCGCCCACTACAGCTCCATCACCATCGCCACCGTCGGGGCGGACAACGCCGTACCCTCCGACGACCAACTCACCGCCACCGCCCGCTATGTCCAGGACCGCACCCTGACCGGGGTCTACGTCGATGTCGTCCCCGGCACGCTGGTCGGCGTCAACATCGGCTCGGCCAGCAGCCCCCTGGTCCTCGGCGTCTACAGCAACTTCCGAGCCGCAGACGTCGTCTTGGCCGCCCAGAAGGCGTTGCAGGACCTCCTCTCCAGCCAGCGTTCCTCATTCGGCCAGCGCATCCCCGCATCCAAGATCTTCGCGTTGCTCGACGGAATTCCCGGTGTCGAGTACGTGACCATCCCGCTCCTGGCCCGAGCCGACGGACAGCAGACCGGCGCCCAGGACATCATCTGCCGCGACTGGGAGATCCCCGTGGCCGGCCAGATCTACATCACCGCAGACGGCGGCCAGTAAGGACACCAGATGAGCAAGGTCTACCCCAACGCGATCCGTACGTTCCCAACTCACCAGGACGGCCGGGACTTCGTCCTAGCCGCCGACGTCAACGAGATTCAGGACGAACTGACCGGTGTCGAAACGGTCGTCGGCACCAAGCCGCAGGTCTACACCGATGCGGCTGGCAAGAAGCACGAGTACAAGGATGTCGCCTCGCGCCTGGACGCCATGCAGCGCTACGACGACCAGGTCGCCGACACCGTGAACGCGCTGGCCGACGCCAGCCACACGGGATGGAACCTGCCCGTCGGCACGGTCAGGGCCTCCGGCACCAGCATCCCTCCGACCGTCGACCAGCTCGACGTGGACATCACCAAAGACTGGCACCCCGTGATCTGGAACCGGAAGTACACCGACAGCGGCATCCGGGGCGGCAAGTTCTTCCCCTGGAACTCCAGCCCGACACTCACCTGCCCGCAGACCGGCTGGTGGATCATCACTACGCGGCTGATCGCCACCATCGCCAAGGGCCCCAACTCGCTGGACCACATGTGCTACGCGCGCATGTACCTCTCCGACCACGACACCGATGTTGCCACCGGCTCGTCGACCAACCCCCGCGGTACCCACGGCTACCACCGAGCCGACCTGACCTATGCCGGCGAGTGGTTCCAGGGGGAGCGCCTCCAGCTCCAGATCCGCCACATGGACTCCATGCGCGTCCACAACCGCAAGAGCTACCCCAACCCGGTCGGCAACCTCACGGCATGGGGCTGGTGCGGTTTGACCTACATCCGCGCGCTGCCCAAGGACATGACCAGCCGTCCCATTGACGACCTCGATCCGGCGCTGCCGGGCTGAACACGGCTCACCCCCGGGAGACAACCTCATGGCCGTGTACGGCTACGACTACTACGGCAAGAGCCTCTACGGCGCCGACACCGCGGTCCAGTACAGCGTCGAGCCGGTCACCGCAACGTCCGTTGCCCCCCGCCATATCCAGCTTGCCTGGGGAGCCGCGTCGCAGAACACCTGGAGCGTCCTACGGATCGTCCGCAACGCCTTCGGCGTGCCCACGCACGGAGACGACGGCACAGTGATCGCCGAGATTCCGCAGAGCGCTCCAGGCCGCACCTGGGACGACATCGGCCTGCCCCAGGGCCGCGTCTACTACTACGGCATCTTCCTCGGCGTCACGGCCTGGGCGAGCACCATCACGTATACGACCGGCGACGTCGTCAGCTACAACGGCGTCAACTACGCCGCCGTGGCAGGCAGCATCGGCATCACACCAGGAAGCAGCACCGAATACTGGCAGCACACCACCCTGACCGAGAACTGGGTGCGGGCTGGCGCCGCCGCCGGCCTGTCCATCCTCGACCACGGCTACGCCCTGCGGTTGTACGAGTCCATCCCACGCGCCTACAGGCTCGACACCACTGAGGTCACCGGATACGAAGTCGGCGTCACCAACCCGGAGCTGTTTCAGTTCCTCAGCGTCTTCGGCCACCAACTCGACACGATTGCGACTGAAACTGGCATCCTGCGGGACCTCCGCCGCATCGACACCGCACCGAGCAGCGCCATCAACAGCCTGGCCCACCAGTTCGGGGTCTCAACCGAGGCCAGCGACGAGCCCCTCCGTCGCCGGGTCCACACCCACAAGGCCGTCGCTCTGGCCCGTAGCCGAGGGACCGACGACGGCATCGCCAACCTCATCAACATCCTCACCGGATGGGATGTCGAGATCGTCGGCAGCGGCAACCTCATGCTCAACCAAGACCAGGCGAACTGGGCCAACCCCAAGTTCCCCGCCTGGGACGCGAACCTGACCTACCAGGGCGGCGAAGTCGTCGATCACGAAGGTGCTCTGTGGACCGCGATCAAGTCGGTCACCACCTCGACGCGGGCCGACACCATGCCGGTCGCCGCAAGCTCGGGCACGGTAAAGAAGACTCCACCCAGCTCGGGCAGCACCAGCGGGAGCACACTCGTCTACGGCACCACGCCGTTCCTCGTACTCAGCGGCACTACGAATTCCTACGTCACCGTCAACTTCACGATCGCCGCCGACGGCGTCTACGACCTGTCCGTCACCGCCACCGACGGGACCGCCTACGGCAAGACGACCTACGCCATCGACGGGGCACTCAGCAGCATCGGAACCGTCGACCACTACCTGAGCCCCATCGCCGGAAAGCCTCGTACCTCCCCCAAGACCCGCTACCTGGGGCGGTACACACTTACGGCCGGCACCCACACCTTCACGACCAAGATCGTGGGCAAGAACGCCGCAGCCACCGACGACAACGCCGGCTTCAACTATTTCGTCGTCACCGGCACCGTCGACCCCTCGCGCGGCCAGGAACCAGTGAACGGCAGCGGCTGGTGGAGCAAGGTCACCGAAGCCACTCGAATCGACGTCGGCGACCGCCTGACCAACCCCACCACCCTGTCACCCTCGACCTGGAGCCTGCGAAACCTGTCGACAGGCGCCTACCCCAGCGGTCTGAGCGTGGCCGCCGGCCTCACCGCGGTCACAGGAACCGACACCGACAACAACGCCGCCACCGTCACCAATCAGGGAACCGCGGCCGCATCCCTCGGCGTGCGCTCGGTCGGCACACCCACCGCTCGGACCTGGTCAGCCGACACCACCTACGTCCTGGACAATCTAGTCCGTGACACCAGCGGCACAGTGTGGCGAGCGCTCGTCAAGAACCAGGATGTCGAACCGGGCACGGACCGCAACGTGTGGGAGGTCTCCGACACCCAGGGAATCACCCCCTTGCCCATGCCGACCATGGTCAGGCATTGGGGCGTGCCTCTGAACCGCATCCCGCAGTGGAGCCCCCAGGTCAGCTACATAGCCGGCGAGCGAGTAGCGTTCAACAACTTCGCCTACGTCGCCCGCGTCGACTCCCGTAACAAGCAGCCGGACGGAGACGCGGCGGACAACACCCACTGGTCCTTTGCAGGCTCAGCGCAGCAGAGCTGGACAGCATCCGCGTACACCAAGCTGCTCGCCGGCGCCACCAGCAGTCTCGCGCGCCCCTTCATCGACTGGTACGACGAGCAGGGCAACCTCGTCACCACCGTCAACGACGGGGCTGTGTACTCCCAGACGTTCTTCCAACGCTTCAACGAGCCCAACTCCAACTTCAGCGGTGACCGCAGCTACTCCACGCGGTGGTCAAGCCCATCCGCCTGGACGACGAGCGGTACGTGGGTCGTCTCGGACGGCATGTTGTCCCCGGTCACCCCAAGCAGCACTCCATACACCATCTGGGCGCTGAATCAGATGCCGGGGGCTGCCCCTATCGGCGACTGGCGCTTCTACATCACGTTCATGAGCAGGCCACGACGAGGTTCCGCCGCAGAGCACGGGATCGTCTTCCGCTCCAACAGCAACGCCACCAGCTTCTGGATGGCATCCCGAACCCGACTTACCAAGACCGTCAGCGGCACCGTCACCGTCATGGCGACCTGGCCGGAAATCCCAGACGGCGGACGCATCTACGTCAACCACGCCTCGAACCTGGTCGAGGTCTACCAGTACACCGCCCCAGGCATTGCTCCCAAAAGGCTGGCCTCGATCTCCCAGACCACGCCTGACGGAACGTACTTCGGCCTGCTCGAACGGAGCCTGTGATGCCGGTTCTCTCCACCCAGCCGATACAGGCGATCGTCGAGACGACGGGCAGCGACCCCATCACTCAGTACTCGCTCCTCATCGCCGGATCGGCCACCAGCAGCACCAGCGGCACCGCTGCGATGACGACGCTGCACCCGGCTGGCGGATTCGCCGACCTCGGCATCGCCAACCCCTCCTCGGCCGATCCGGCGATGTCCTGGGTCGGCGGCTCGGACCTGCTCGCCACCTTGAGCTCCACGTGGCAACGCACGAGCATTACCGCGGCTGTGCCCATCGACTACAACCGCGGCGAAGCTGGGAAGCTGTGGAACGGGGCCGCCTACGCCAGCGTCGGGCTGCGTTACGACAACCTGCCGACGAATGCAACGGTCGCATTCGACCGCGTCCAGTTCGCCAAGGCGGCCTCGGGCAACCTGCTGGACCGGTCGGCAGCCTTCCACGACGACCACATGTGTTACGAGTCGTACAACGGCACCGTCGCGACGCGCACCAAAGAGCGAGCCCTGGTCGGCGAATACTCGGCCAAGGCGACGACCATCTACATTCCCAGCGGCTCAACCGGCTGGGCACTGGAGCCGCACACCGACGCCCTCGCGCCGCTGAAGGCCGGTGGCGGCCGAATCACCGCCCGCGTCTCTGTATCCACCGACATCTCCCGACGCTGGCGGGTCTGGGTTCGCTGCTACGACGCCAACTACAAGCTGGTCTACGACGGGCTGTCCTCGGCCAGCGACAACACCAGCCAGCCCAACGGCTACTGGTCCACCGCACAGGTCAGCGTGACCGCGCCGAGCACCGCCCGGTACGCGTGCGTGACGCCGTTCGTTTACTACGGAAATACGTCGCCGCAGATCGGTTGGTACTTCTACTCCGACGCACACTACCTCGCCTACGAGTCACAGGATCCGGCATACCGAGTGCCCGATTGGCAGGCGCCGCGGGACCTGCAAATCCGGGTTAAACCCAAGCGAGTCAACCTTGTCAACAACCCTGGAATGAACTCGGGTACCGCACGCTGGGGATATCACGGCGTCTCAGGCGTTACCAACACATTCACCTGGGACAGCGTCGAGGGAAGAACCAAGCCCGGCTCTTTGAAATTTCAGGTTCCCAGCGGGGGAACTGCTCCTGCACAGGTCGGAATTGCCACTCTGGGCGGCATCAACCCCGGTACCAAGGGCGGCGACCTGCTGAAGACGGGCGTCCCCCACACCATATCGGCGTGGGTGAACGTCCCATCTGGCTATCCAGCCCTCAGCGCAGCAGCCTGGGACCCACTCGGCACCACGTACCGCTACGGCCCAGACACAGACTGGATCAAGGCGAACCGTCCCGAGTTGGTTGACGGTGACTGGGTGCGCGTCTACTACACCTGGACACCACCTGCCACCAGCACACGCCAGGTATACGCAGGCATTCTGGCACCCAAAGCCACATACGCGGCCAGCAATAACGGCATCGCTTTCTGGGCGGACGACATTCTCGTGGAAGAGGGCTCGGAACTGGGGGAGTACTTCGACGGCTCAGATCCTTCCGCCGATTACCTGTGGCAAGGGTCGAACGACTCCTCAAAAAGCCTCTACTTCCCCGGAAGGGCAAGGCACGCACAACGACTTACGGAGATTCTCCGGGAGAATGTTCCTTGGGGGACAACGTTCAGTCTCGTCTTCTCCTAGGAATTTTGGAGTGTCAATGGACCGAGTAAGCATTGTCAATCTGCTGGTAGGCGCCGGGCTTCCCCTGCTGGTCGCTGTGGTTTCCAAGGAGACCTGGGCCGGTTGGGTCAAGGGCACCATCCTCGCCGCGCTGTCCGCAGCGGGCGGTCTGGGCACCGAGTACGTCTCGGACCCTGCCACCTTCAACCTGGGCGTCGCCGGCTGGAGCGCGGCTACCGCCTTCGTGTTCGGCGTCGCCGCACACTACGGCATCTACAAGGGCACCACGCTCCAGGAGCTGCTCGCCAAGGCGCTCTACAAGGCCCCAGCGACGGCCGACGCCGAAGGCTGACCGAGCCGCTCGCTACGAGCCCGTCCCGAGCTCAAGGGGCGGGCTCGCCGCTTGTCTGCCAACTTGTTCCACAACTTGTGCGTTAAGATGTCCAACAAGTCTTGATCATCCGGCGCGTCCGCCCGGAGGGCGCGACGTGCCCGCACAAGGAGCACATTTGGCCACCACCCACATCGCTGTCGCCGGGGCTGGCCCCGTCAACAGGGACACCGTCTACGAACTGCTCGACGACTGGCTCGGCATCGACGCCAACGGCAAGCCCACCACGGACAACGAAGTCCTCCTCGTCATCCCGGCCGCTGCCGAGCGTGTAACGCCCGCCGTCAAGGTCGTCTACAACTGGTCCGGCAACGTCAACCCCGAGGTGCCCTACACCGCGATCGTCGCCCAGACCCTCGACAAGGCGTCCAAGGTCATCCGCGACAACGCCGAGGACGCCGTCCCCGCTCGGGACGACGAGCTCTACACCGTCCTCGGCCGCACCCTCGCCGAGCGCGACGGCGGCCGATACCTGCTCGTGGCCGGTGACGAGGGCGACGACGAACTCCGCGACCTGGTCGACTACGCCCTCGACGAGGACATCACCGTCCTGGACCTGCGCGACGCGCTGAAGCAGATCACGCCGCCGGAGCCCGAGCCCGAGGAAACCCAGCAGGAGGACGAGCCGGAAGAGGGCGCGGCGGCGGAGGACGCCGAGGAGCCCTGCAAGGGCGGCACCCAGACCCTCGTCCCGCTCCCCGAGCAGCCGGCGGCCGACGAACCGGCGGAAACGCTGGAGGACGAAGTCGCCGCAGCCCACCGTCAAATGACGACCACTCAGGCTGCCGATGCGGGGGATGTGGTCGACGTTCTGGAAGCCGTCGTCGCACACCTTCGCCTGGTCGACGAGTCCAACGCCGCGGCCAACCTTGCCGAGATCCGCTATCGCCCCATCACCGCCCTCGCCATGAAGGGCCTGGAGAAGGCCAAGCAGGCCGTACGCGGTGCGCAGCGAACCAACGCGCTGGCAGACGAGGAATCGGCCCCGGCAGCAGAGAAGCCGGCGAAGCGGCCTACGACCGGCAAGGTCCGCAAGGAGTGGCTGAACCCGAAGACGAACGAGTGGGAACCGCTGCGCGGCCGTCCACGCAGAAACGTCCAGATCCGCGAGGTCGCTGCCTGACCCGGCACAACGGCGGGGCGGCCACGGCCACCCCGCCTTCCCACGCTTCCGAGGTGACCAGATGAGCCACGAGGACTACCCGGCAGGCCCCCTCCAGGGCTGGGCCAACGCGCCCGTGAGCGTCCCGCGCGAGATCGCCACCGACACCCGCATATCCAGCGGAGCACGCGGCCTCTACCTGTACCTGCTGACCCGCGGCGAGGGCGCCGAAATGACGCCCGTCGCCCTCGCCGAGGAACTGCCCGACAGCCTGCCCAAGATCAACGGCTGGTGGACCGAGCTGAAGTCTGTCGGCCTGATCACCCCCGAGGGCGGCCGGTGACCAAGGACCAGGAGCAGGACCGCCTCATGGCCCACGAACTGTGGGTCCAGACCCCGCACGTCTTCATCCTCGACAACAAGATCTCCGATGCAGCGTTCCGGCTCGGGTGCCTGCTGGCCAAGTACGCCGGCCGCAACGGCTGCGCCTTCCCGAAGCAACAGCGCCTGGCCAAGGACCTCAACTGGTCCTTGCGAACCGTCTCGCGACGCATCACCGAGCTGCGAGAGAGCGGCTGGCTGCGCACCGAGCGGCGCTGGGCTGGCGGTCCGTGCAACTACTACCTGGCCACACCCGAGGAGATGGGCTACGCCAGATGTGGCGTAGGGGTCACGCCAAAAGTGGCGCAACAAGAAGGAGATTCAAAGAATCTCCTTCCTTCGGAAGGCCCGCACGCTTCGCGCACGGCTCCGCGCAGGGCCTCCCGGCGAGCCGAGGAGAAGCGGCGGGCGGCCGAGGAGGATGCCTACGACCCGGCGAAGTCCATGGGCTTGTGGGACGACGAGAAAGCAGCTCAGGAGCCCCAGGAACAGCCCCGAGGTGGCTGGGGCGCCGACCGTCGGCAGAAGGTCACTGGGCGCCGCCAGCCTGGGCCGGACACCGGACCTGGCCTGGCTCGGCACTGGCGGGAAACCGTCGAGGAGCAGCCGTGGGCGTTCGGGCTGGAGAGCAACCTCAGAGCGTTGGCCAGCCACTTCGTGAAGCTCAAGGGCGCCGGTCTGACGCCGGACGAACTGCGCGAGATGAGCGCGCTTTACGCGACCACGGAGGGACTGCGGAACCCGCGTGCGCTCGCGTGGCAGGACTTCATCGGCAAGCGCGCCCTGCTGATCGACGCGATCCGCAAGGGGCGCGAGGTGGAGGCGCTGAAGGAGCACCCGGACGCGGTCTACCAAGGCTGGGATGGGCCTTCCGGGGACCAACCGGCTGGCGACTGGGCATGGTGACCAACAACTTGCACGTTAAGTTGTTCCACAAGTTGTGGTTCAATGTGCTCCTCGCGTTACCGCAAGGAGGAGGACCGTGCAGACAGCCGAAGCGCCAGACAGAGACACGAGCCTGGTCTGGAAGACGGCCAGGATCCCCGTGCAGCACTGGGGCCTTGGGATCGAGTCCCTGACCCGGCTCCAGCCCCACGTCCGCAAGGCCGTCGAAGACTTCGTCGCAACTTGGCGTGAGCGCCACATCCCGGCCGACGCGACGATGGCCGACATACCTGAGGATCGCTGCCACATCGGCAAGGGGCTGCTGCTCTTTGGCAACGCCGGCACGGGCAAGACGACAACGGCGTGCGCGGTACTCGCCACCATCCGACAGCGACACCCAGGCGGGGCCGGCCGCATCCTGTTCGTCCCGTTCGCTGACTACGTCCAGGCCCTGATCGAGCACCGCAACTGGCGGGATCTCTACCAGGCGACCGGCGACGAGTTCGCCCGCGAGAAGTTCATGGCCCTCCAGAAACTCCTGGACAAGGTCCTCACCTGGCCATTGGTCGTCCTCGACGACATGGGTAAGGAGCACCACACCGCCTCCGGATACGCGGCCGATGTCTTCGACGCCCTCATCCGCGGCCGGTACCGCAACGCCCTGCCGACCATCCTCACCAGCAACAACAAGCCCGGCGACTGGGACAAGGTCTACAACCCCTCCATGCAGAGCTTCCTGTCGGAAGCCTGCGAGGTCGTCCCGATGACCGGAGAGGACCTCCGCCGTGCCGCATAAGCACGTGGTCATGTTCAGCAGCGGAGCAGGGTCCTGGGCTGCGGCCCGGCGCGTTGTCGAGCAGCACGACAACGAGAACCTCTACCTCGTTTTCTCCGACGTCAAGGGAACCAACCTCAGCCCGCACGCCGGCGAAGACAAGGACAACTACCGCTTCCTGCGACAGGCCGCCTGGGACCTCGGCGGACAACTGGTCTGGCTGACCGAGGGACGCGACATATGGCAGGTCTTCCGGGACGACCGATTCCTCGGCAACACCCGCCTGTCGAACTGCTCCAAGCTCCTCAAGCAGCGGCCGGCGCGCAAGTGGCTGGAGGCCAACTGCGACCCGGCGGAGACCACCGTCTACGTCGGCATCGACTGGAGCGAGGCGCACCGCCTGCCGGCCATCCAGCGGGCCTACCTGCCCTACACGGCTGTAGCGCCGCTGTGCGAGCCGCCCTACCTCGACAAGGACGACATTCTGGAGCAGCTCCAGCAGCGGGGCATCAAACCTCCCCGGCTTTACAGCCTCGGCTTTGCCCACGCCAACTGTGGCGGGTTCTGCGTCCGTAGCGGCCAGGCCCAGTTCAAGAACCTCCTGAAGGTCATGCCCGACCGCTACGCCTACCACGAGCAACAGGAGCAAGACCTGCGGAACTACCTCGGCAAGGACATCGCCATTCTCCGGGACCGACGCGGCGGCATCACCAAGCCCATGACGCTTCAGGATTTCCGCGAGCGCGTCGAGGCCGAGCAGATCAACGTCGATCCGTACGACATCGGCGGCTGCGGCTGCTTCGTCGAGGAGGAGAGCGCCGCGTGACGCACGCCTGCACCTACGAGCACAGCTTCGAGCTGCCGGCATGGCTTCCACGCCACCAAGTGCGTCGCATTGAACGCTCCGGCCTGGTCGCGATCCTCGCGCAGATGCGCCTTGACGGTGTCGATCCCGACTGGTCGACCTTCCGGCTCCACGTCGAGCGGCCCAGGCGCACCGGCAAGACGGTCCTGATCAACACCACCATCGCGGCCCTGAAGGGAGAGCAGTGACGGCGGTCCTGTCGCACGAGCACAAGCTGCTGTGCAAGATCATCCAGACAGGTGACATCACCTCGGTTCTCAACGCCAAGATCAAGCCCCGGCACATCACCAACAGTGAGATCCGGCGCGTGTTCGAGGACATGATCGCCTACAACGCCGAGTACGGCATGGCGCCGACCCTCGACGCGGTGCGCGCCGACCACCCGACGTTCGAGGTCGCCGAGGTCGAAGAGCCGATCGAGTACCTCATCGACCGGATCCGCGACCGGCGCCGCACGGCGCTGACCGAGCGCGGTCTCAATGCCGCGGTCGAGGCACTCGTCGCCCAGGGCGACACCGACCACGCCCTCGACATCGTCCGCGCCCTGATCAGCAAGGTCGCCGAAGACACCCCCGTCGGCAACGACTTCAACTGGGCCAAGACCGTCGATGACCGTCTCGCCACCTACCGCTCGTACGCGGAGCGGGAGGAAGGGGAGCTGATAGGTCTTCCGACCGGCTTCCCCTCCCTCGACCGGCTCACCCTCGGCCTCCAGGCTGGCCAGATGGTCACCCTCACCGGCCTGGAGAAGTCGAACAAGACCACAACCCTTCTGGCCATCACCCGAGCCATGCACGCTGTCGGCGCCCGCCCCCTGCTCTTCTCCTTCGAGATGTCCGCCATGGAGATCTCCGAGCGCCTGGACGCCTTCCTGGCCGGCATCAGCCAGCGCAAGCTCCGAGCCGGCGAACTCAACGAGCTGGAGTGGAAGCGGCTGGAGAAGGCCATGCGGAAGCTGGAAGGAATGGGCGACTACATCATCGCCGAGGACCCTTCCGCCCGGATGACCCTCGACAACGTCCAGGCCAAGATCGACGAGTACAAGCCCGACGCGGTGATCATCGACGGTGCGTACTTTTTCGTGGACGCCGTCTCCGGTGAGCAGCAGACCCCGCTGGCCATGACCAACATCTCCCGTGGCATCAAGCGCATGGCGGCCCGCAACGCCCTCCCGTTCGTCGTCACCACGCAGGCCCTGCGCAGCAAGCTCGGCTCCAACGGCCTCAACTCCGGCTCCATGGGCTACACCAGCGCGTTCGCTCAGGACGCCACCCTCGCGCTCGGCGTCGAGCAGACCGACGATCCCATGTTCTACAAGCTCAAGGTGCTGGCCGGCCGCAACGTCCCCAAGGACGAGTGGTTCGTGAAGCTCGACTGGGACTCCGGCTCGCTGATCGAGCAGCAGGGCGACCCCTTCGGTGAGGAGGCGGACGACGATGTCCCGGCGTACGCGGGCTGGTAACCAGGACCTCTTCGACGCGCCGATCCCCGGCGACGTCCTCTCGGCCCTCGGGAAGCTGGGCATCGAGATCGTGGGGGAAGACTCCGAGAACTGGCGGATCCCCTGCCCGGCACACCTGCGGCGGAAGGGGAAGGAAGACCGGAACCCTTCCTGCTACGTGCACAAGGACACCGGAGTCTTCCTCTGCTTCTCCTGCGCCTTCAAGGGCCCCTTCGTCCGGCTCGCCGAGGAGACCCGCGGTCAGGGCGAGGACGACGCCGTCCAGTGGGTGAGCGACCAGGGCGTCATCGACCGGGCGGTACGCCTCCTAGCCGGCGAAACCTACGCCAAGAAGCGGGAGACGGAAGAGGTCACGGAAGCACACCTCGCCCTGTTCACTGAGCCGCCGGCCAAGGCCCTCGCCTCCAAGGGCATCACCGCCGAGGCAGCGGACCGTTTCGAGATCCTCTGGGACCCGAAGCGGCGGCTCTGGATCTTCCCCGTCCGCGACGAGAAGGGGAAGCTTCTGGGCTGGCAGGAGAAGGGGAAGGGGCACTTCCTCAACTTCCCGGAAGGCATGCAGAAGGGCGACTCCCTCTTCGGTCTCCAAGCCCTCGACGGCGAGGAAGGCGTCCTCGTGGAATCGCCCATCGACATCGCCGTTCTGTGGGCGGCCGGCATAGCCGGCGGGCTCGCGAGCTACGGTGCCATCCTCACGCCCAAGCAGTTCCACATCCTCGGCGGACGCCTCAGCCGACTGGTCGACGCCCACGACAACGACCACGACGGCAAGCGCGAGCGCAGGAAGGTCTTCGACCACTTCCACGGCACCGGCCTACTCGTCCGCTACTTCGACTACGGCGACCTGGCCGTGAAGGACCCCGGCGAGATGACACCCGAGCAGAACCGGGCCGCGTACGAGGGCGCCTACCACCCGATGATGCGCCGACTGTCCGCCTTCGGGAGGCGCTGATGTTCGTGGGACTCCTGCACCCCTACCAGGCCGACGACGTCGACCGCATCGTCGACCGCGGATCCATGCTCGCCGCCTACGGCATGGGCACCGGCAAGACCGTAATGGCCATCGCCGCCGCCGAGATGCTCATGGACACCGACAAGCACATCACCTGCATGGTCGTCGTGCCGGCCGCACTGAAGTGGCAGTGGGCCGAGCGAATCGCCCAGTTCACCGACGTCGACACCAAGCAGCGCAAGGTCGGCAAGGCGCACATCGTCGTGCCGACCGACCATCACTGCACCGTCATCGACGGCACCCCGCAGCAGAAGAGGAAGCAGTTCGACTACATCCAGGACCACCAGCCGGACTACGTCGTCACCGCCTACGAGAATCTCGTCCACGACTGGACCGACGTTCGGAAGATCAAGCCGGGCATCGTGGTGGCTGACGAGGCGTCCCTCATCAAGACGTTCAACGCCGAGCGCACCCGGAAGATCAAGCGGATCAAGGCCGACCACCGCATCGGGCTGACCGGAACGGTCATGGACAACGGAAACCCGGAAGAACTCTTCTCTGTCTTCCAGTGGGTCGACCCGGAAGTCCTGGGGCCCTGGGAGTACTTCGACCCCGCCTTCATCGTCCGCAGCAAGGGGAAGGGCAGAGCAGGCTTCCCCGTGGCGTACAAGAACCTTCCCCTTCTGCACCAGAAGGTCTCCGTCGCCATGGTCAGGAAGACGCGCGAGGACCCCGAAGTGGCCAAGTACATGCCGCGCTTGGAGCGCAGCAGCGTCCTCGTCGACCTCGACCAGGCCACCGCGAAGGTCTATCGCCGCATCGCCAAGGACACACTGTTCGAGCTGTCCAAGGCGGCCGGCCACGGCTCCGGCAGCATCGACCTGGCCGCGCTCTACTCGGGCAAGGCCAAGCCCACCGAGGACACCGCGCAGGGGCGCGTGATGGGCCGACTGCTGGCCCTGCACATGCTCGTCGACCACCCCGCCCTGATCCGGGACTCGGCGACGCGATACGTGGCCGGCAAGGGCGGCAGCAAGTACTGCCTGACGCTCACGGAGTCGGGGATCCTCGACGGCCTGGACCACTCGCCCAAGCTGGAGGAACTCAGCCGGCTTCTCCGGAAGGAACTGATGCGGGATCCCGACCTGAAGGTGGTGGTCTTCTCGTTCTTCAAGGGCGTGCTCCGGATCATCGCCGAGGCCATGCCCCAGTACCGCTCGGTTGCCTTCACCGGAGACCACAGCGCTCTCCAGAAGGCAGAAGCAAAGGCCCTCTTCTCCTACGAGAAGGACGTGCGACTCTTCCTGGCTTCCGGTGCCGGCGGGTACGGTCTCGACCTTCCGGAAGCCCGCATCCTCATCAACTTCGACCAGAGGGACAGCGCGGGCGCGCAGGACCAGCAGGACACCCGACACGTGCGAGCCTCCAGCCAGCACGACACCGTCCAGGTCATCGACCTCATGGCGGTCGGCACGGTCGAGGAGCGGCGCAGCCAGCGCCGGCAGTTCAAGACCCGCACCGCCGCCGCCATCCTCGACGGACGCGGCGCCGACGAAGATGGCCGGGTCGTCAACGACGTGGAGACGCTCAGGGAGAACCTGGAGCGCTCTCTGCGTCAGCTTCCGATGGCTGCGTAGCCGCCAACGCCTCGACCTGGTCGGCGAACTGCGGCGGGACGAGGAAGCCGGCTGTCTTGCCGTTGCGCGTGATCCGGACGAACTGGCCGTTCCACTGAGTCTGGTCGAGGTGGTCGGCGAGGTCTTGCCGAAGATCCCTGACCCCAATTTCCTTCATTCGAGCAGCGTACCTAGCGCACACAGAGTACATTGTGTACACAATAGAGATCACCAAACGAAAGACGGCCCTGGGCGCGCACCCAGAGCCGTCGGAAACAGGAGCCATAACTCCCATGGAGAACCCTATCCGGCGCCGGCCGAAGCCGGAGGCCAAGCAGCAGGAGCGCGTCCCCGGCGAGCGCTTCACGGTGTACTTCGTCATGACGATGACCGTCGCGGCCATCCTCCTGGCCTTCCTCTTCGACTTCGGCAACGTCTGGGCACTCGCGGCCCGGCTCGGCGTCCCCGAGCACGTCCAGGCCCTAGTCGCCCCCGCGGTGAGCCTCTCCTACCTCGGCCTCATGGTCGGCCAGCAGTACCTCGGGCTTCGCGGTTGGAGTGACGCCGAACTTCGCCGGCCCCGTATCTGGCTCGGCCTCATGGGCGTCATGACCTACGGCCTCAACTGCGCCGACGCCTTCATGCGCGGTGCCATCGGTGAGGGCCTCTTCGACATGGTGATGCCCACCCTCCTGCTGATCTGGGGTGAGATCGGACCCTGGCTGATGAGGCAGGTGCACTTCGCCCGTACCGAGTTCCACGAGACGCCGGCCGCCGAGTCGCCGGCTGCCGCTGAGCCGGACCCTCAGCTTGACGAACTCGGCCGCGAGGTGGAGCGCATGCGCCAAGAGCTGCTCGCCAAGGACGCCGAGCACGCCGAGACCGTCGAAACCCTCACGCAGGCGATCGAGGAACTCCGGGGCGAGATGTGGGCCAAGGACTACGAGGAGCCGGAGGAGGACCGCAAAGCCGGCCGACGCCCGGAGTCCCCGCTGCGGCCCACCTGCCGTGAGTTCGTGTGGAACTGGCTGGAGGCCGGCAAGACCTACGCGGACTGGCCGGCGGCTGCCTGGCACAAGGAACTGGTCGTGAACATGGGCGCCGAAGCGCCGACCGTCGAGTGGTGCCGTGCCCTGATGCGCGACGAGTTCCCGGCGATCGAGGAGCAGTGGCAGGCCGCCCAGAAGGCCAAGGCTGAGGCCGACCAGCGCATCGAGCAGATGGAGGCGCTGAACGCCTGACCCAGAGCGAGAGCCCCGGTGGACGCACGTGCCACCGGGGCTCTCTGCTGCCTCGGAATTTGTTGCTCAAGTTGTTGTTCAACTTGTTCCACAAGAGTGCTAGTCTGTGATCAGTCGCCAGGGCGAGTCCCGAACTGCGGCGGTCTGCTGTTACCGCGCAGTCAGCCGCCCTGGCGACTGTTTCCCTACACGTACTTGAGGAGAACGGCGTGGATTTCTCTGACGCCCCGGCAGAGTCGGTCCTGACTGCGAACACGCCGGAATCCGCATTCGAACGCAAGGCCGCCCAGTGGGCCCTCATCAAAGCCCGCGTCGACACCCAGACCAGCCTGCTCAACAAGCTCCGCGACGACATGACCGTGGATCTTCGTGAGTTCGGGGTCCAAGACGAGAAGGGCAGCTACATCATCGAGCTGCCGCGCCCGCTCTCGGTCGCCGACAAGAAGTTCAAGGGCATGAAGTTGGAGCGGTATACCACCCAAGGGATGGACGAGGACGAGGCTGAGGCCATCGCCCGCGACCTCGACTCGGAAGCCACGGGGAAGGGCAACGACGCCGTCATCTACGACCGGCTCTTCCCCTTGGTGCGGCAGTTCGACCCTCAGGAGGCGTACGTCCTCTACCAGGAGGGACGGCTGACGGAAGACCACCTCGACCGGATCTTCCCGGAGAAGGAAGGCTTCCGATTCGTGCGGGTGGCCGCATGAGGGACTGGGACACCGAGTTCGCCAACATCGCGGACTCGCCACCGACGCAGTTCTACCCCGGATCCACCCGGCGCATCTCGCGCCGTCCGGTGCGCACGCAAGCCGAGCTTCGGCCAGTGGCGCAGGAGGCGTATTACGACCCGGATCGGTGGGACACCAAGCCCCAGGTCAAGCCCTTCAACGGCGGCTACCGCGAATTCTTCGGCATCGGGGATCTCGCCAAGGCACTGCGACGTGACGCCGTGACCATGCGGAAGTGGGAGTCCGGCGGGGTCATCCCCAAGGCCACCTACGTGATCAGCGGAAAGACAGCCAACGGCAACCGCCGCCTCTACACCCGCGAGCAGATCGAAGCCATGGTCCGCATCGCGGAAGAGGAAGGGCTGTTCGACGGCGACCCCCGCGGCATCCGCATCACCGACACCCGCTTCACCGAACGGGTCAAGGAAGCATTCGAGCAGCTCAGGCAGAAGGAGGCGGCAGCGTGAAGCAGGTCGTGGAGTTCTACGAGAAGGAAGTCCAGGAGACCTTCAACCTGGGCTCCTACGAGCAGATCAAGGTGACGGCGCGCGTCCGAGCCACCGATCCGCGAGTCCTCGACGACGCCATCGACGACCTGCTCGCGCGTGAGCGAAAGATGGCGGCCGACCTGACCACCGAGGACAACTCCTTCGTGCACGAGCACCCCGCCATCAACGACGAGGACTGATCTATGGCCCGAGGCAATCTCGACGACATCTTCGAGGAAGACGCACCCGCCACCAGGCGAGCCGGCCGCAGCCGGCGGAACTCGCTCGATGAGGACGACGCCCCCAAGACGCGCCGTGGTCGACAGGCTCAGGGCCGCGACGCGTTCGACGAGGACGTCGAGACGTTGAGCAGGGGATTCCAGCGCACCAACTCGGCCCGCAAGCAGGGGGCCTCCGCCGGCTGGGACGCCTTCGACGAAATGGCCAGCAGCGGCGGCCAGGACTTCGAGGCCAAGAACGAGATGCGCCTGGAGATCACCAAGGATCCCCAGCTCATCCGGCTCATGCAGCCCGAGCCGTTCGACTCCTACGAGTACCACTACGTCCGGGAGATCACCTCCGGCAAGCGCTCCTTCCGGGGGCTCGCGCCCGCCGAGGACTGCCCGCTCTGCGACGACCTCGACCACTACGGCCGCAAGGTCGCCGCCTTCAACGTGGCCCTGTGGGACGAGGACGACCAGAAGTGGGTCCACAAGGTCTGGGAGGTCGGCATCCGCGCCGCCCGCACCCTCCAGGCCGTCGCCAAGGACCCCAAGAAGGTCGGCAAGGACAACGTCGGCGACCTCACCTCGCCTCAGCTCTACATCGCCGTGCACAAGACCGGCAAGGGCACCAAGACCGAGTACCACGTCGAGGCAGTCAAGGCTCGCGACGTCGAGTCCGACTGGGACGCCGACGAGCTGACCGACGACGACTACGAGCGCCTGTCCAAGTCCCTCTACTCGGACGCCTGGGAGCGCCACTGCACCCGCGCCGAGCTGGAGGCCGCCGTACAGAAAGTACTGAACGGCGCGGACGACGACGAGGACGACGACTAGACCACCTGACCGGCCGCTCCCCACCTGTACCCCTCCCCTCTGGGTGGGGAGCGGCCACCGCGCTCCAGAAGGACACACACATGCCGATCCTCGGCCTGTGCGCGGGCTTCGGTGGCCTGGAAATCGCGGTCAACGAACTCACAGGCGAAGAGGTCGCCTACGTAGCCGAGATCGACCCGCACGCCGCCAAGATCCTTGCGCATTACCACCCCGACGTTCCGAACCTCGGGGACATCACATCCATCGACTGGACCGAACTCATCGGCCTGGTCGACATCATCTGCGCGGGCTTCCCGTGCCAGGACATCTCCAACGCAGGTCACCGAAAGGGCATCGATGGCGAGAAGTCGGGAGTCTGGCGGGACGTCGCCGAAGCCATTCGCATACTTCGACCGCGCCTCGTCTTCCTGGAGAACGTCTCCGCCATCGCCAGACGCGGACTCGACCGAGTACTCGGGGACCTGGCCTCGATCGGGTACGACGCGCGCTGGATGTGCTTTCGAGCTTCCGAAGTTGGAGCTGCACACCATCGAGACCGATGGTTCTGCGTCGCCTTCCCTGCTGCCGACACCACTGGCGAGAGACTGGAAGGCGGGAACGGGGAATCGTGGAGTGGCGGCGAAACGGCCCCTCAGCGAGGTGGCGCTACTCCTGCCGGCGCAAGCCCAGGCGTCACCGCTCCTTCCGACCCCGAGGGCAAGCGACGGCCCGAAGGGGGCGCCCAACCAGCGGGACAGCAACGGCAACTACACGCACTTGCCAGCGGCCGTGGTGCATCTCCTGCCGACTCCAACGGCCTCCGATGGGACCGGCGGTCCGGGGAACTCCGGAAGGGCTGGCGGGATGAACCTTCGGACGGCGGTCACTCTCCTTCCAAGTGGTGGGGAGAGTACAGGTCGGCCATTTACCGGTGGGAATGCGTCCTCGGAGTCCCGGCGCCGTACCCGACTCAAATTGGGCCCCGAGGCGGACGCCGCCTGAGTGCGGCCTTCTCCGAGTGGTTGATGGGCATCCCCGACCGCGTCACCAGCGTCCCCGACCTCAGCCGATCTCAGCAGCTCCACAAGGTGGGCAACGGAGTGGTGCCCCACCAGGCTTACGCGGCCTACCGCCTGATCCTCCTTGAGCTTCTGCTCGCCGAGCGGCTCGAACTCGCAGCCTGAACACGGAAGGAACCACAGTGCGCGACGTCATCCTGACGATGGCTGACCTCGAAGAGGCTGTCGCGCACTTCGAGCGGCACGACGAGTTCGTGATCGACATTGAGACCGTCGGCGAGCACCGTGGCGTCCCGGTCGCCAATGAGATCCTATGGGTCGCTCTGGCCACCCACGGTCGCGCGGTCGTCATCCCGATGGGACACCCCAACGGTGACCATCTGATCAGCAAGGCGACCTGGCGCAAGAACAAGCAGACGGGGGAGCGGGAGACCGTCCCTGCGGTGTGGACCGCTCCGCCCAAGCAGCTCCGCCCGAGCCAGGTGTTCAAGGCCCTGGAGCCCCTGATCTTCTCCAGTCGGCGAAAGGTCGCCCACAGCGCCACCTTCGACCTCGGCTCCCTCGCGAAGTACTACGGCGGCCGGATCCCGCCCAAGCCTTTCGGATGCACTCTCGTCGGCTCCTGGCTCCTCGACGAGAACCGCCTCAACGGCCTGAAGAACCTCGTCGAGAAGCGCTACAAGCACAAGTACGACACCGAGAACGTCGGCAAGGAAGTCGAGAAGTACGGCTTCACCACGGTCGCCCGCTACGCCTACCTGGACGCCAAGTACACCTGGCTGCTGTGGCGCGCGATGTGCGGCGACCTGGTCGAGCAAGACCTCTCCCGCATCATGTCGCTCGAACTCGCCGTCACCGAGGTTCTCCTCGACATGCACCCCACGGGCGCCTGTGTCGACGAGGACCGGCTCCTGGAGCTGGAGCACGAACTCGTCATCAAGCTGGAGGAGATCAAGACCAGGCTCTTCCGGACCGCTGGCAAGGTCTTCAACGTCGGCTCCCCCCAGCAGCGCCAGGACATCCTCTTCCTGTCCAAGTCGAAGGGCGGCCAGGGCCTCAAGCCCATCAAGCTCACCGACGGCGGCAAAGCCAAGAAGCGCAACGGCGAGAAGATCGACTTCCGCGACTGGAGCACCGACGCGGAGACGCTGGAGGCGTGCCCGGAGAACGAGGTCTGCCGGATCCTCCTGGAGTACGCCGAGGTCGACAAGCTGCTGTCGACGTACGTCTACGGCTACCTCGGCAAGGCCAGCCAGCCCAAGCGCATCTTCAACGGCCGCATCCACCCCATCTTCAAGCAGTACGGCGCCCGCACCGGCCGCTTCTCCTGCTCCGCCCCCAACCTTCAGAACGTCCCCAGACCGGGCACGGAGCTGGGCACCAAGGTCCGTTCCCTGTTTGTTGCACCCAAGGGCTACAAGCTCCTGGTCGCCGACTGGGGCCAGATTGAACTGCGCGTCCTTGCGCACTACCTCGGCCGCGGCGCCCTGTACGAGGGCTTCCTCGCCGGCGTGGACGCCCACACCGCCACTGCGGCCCTCGTGTTCGGTGTCGCCTGGGAAGACGTCACCAAGGCCATGCGCCAGGTCGCCAAGGGCCTCAACTTCGCCATCGTCTACATGGCCGGCCCCGAGACCGTCGCGGCCATGGCCGGCATCTCGGTGAACGAAGCCAAGCGCATCATGGCCGTCCACGAGGAGCAGTTCCCCGAGATCTACGCCTTCCGGCGGTCCGTCATCGAGACCGTCCGCAAGCGCAAGACCCGCGATCTCACCACGCTGCTCGGCCGCAAGCGCCGACTGCCCGAGATCGCCTCCAGCCAGGGCTGGCTGCGCGCCAAGGGCGAGCGACGGGCGGTCAACAGCCTCATCCAGGGCTCCTCGGCCGACCTGATCAAGCTCGCCATGGTCCGCCTCCACAAGGCCATCAAGGAGAGCGGCCACGACGGCATCAAGCTCTCCCTCACAGTCCACGACGAACTCGTCGTCATCTGCCCGGACGACCTGGTCGACGTCGGCTCCAAGATCCTCCAGGACGCCATGATCGGCGAGGGAATCCAGCACCTCATCAACGTCCCACTCACCGCCGACGTGGTCGTCTGCGACCGCTGGTCCGACGCCAAGGATTGAGCAATGAGAACGATTCCCTTCGAGGTCCTCAAGGCCGAACTGGCACAGGACCTCAATGCCGGCCGAGCAGAGAACGAACTGCTCGTCAAGAGCGGCCAGGTCGGGCGCAGCGAAGACGTGCTCGAAATGGAGCAGCTCGAATCGGCCGAGCGCCTGGCGGCAATCGAACCGCTGATCCCCTTGCTCGCGGTGTATGGGGCCCTCACCACCGACGTCCTTTTCGGAGGTATCCTTGAAACCTCTGATTTGGAAGACGACCCGGTTGGTCATTCGGAGTTCCGCTCGGACTACCAAGCCATTCTGACCGCCTCCGTCATCGCGGTGCTTTCCAACCTCATCGACAAGGGCCTCATCCAAAGCGGAGTAGCGTAGTGAGCAACTTCTGGAGTAATCACCTCGGCGCCCCCGCGCCGGGTTATCGGCCTCCGGCGCCGACGTACCAGCAGCCGATGCCCCAGTACCCGCCTCAATACGAGCACCCAGCGCCACGACAGGCCGCACACGCCAGGGACTCGGAAATGTGTCCGGAATGTGGCGGCAGCAATTACTTCGCCATCCCCACAGAACCTCGGGCCGGTAAGCGCTGCTACGAGTGCGGATATCCCAAGCTCCACAGCACCTCCGGACTCACCATCAAGTCCGAGGGAAAGGCGACTCCCGCGCGCCAGACGGTGGCCAACAAGCAAGGCGGCTTCTCGATGACAGTAGTCGGCCGCCTCGGATAGCCGGAGGGCAATTGAGCACCATCCTGAACCCGGACGGGACCCTCCAGGATCCCTACCGGAACTACATCGCGCTGTCCCGATACGCGCGTTATATGGAGGCCGAGCAGCGCCGGGAAACCTGGGCGGAGACGGTCGACCGCTACTTCGCCTTCATGATCCAGCACATGGCCGAGAAGTTCGACTACCGCCCGGACAAGGACGAGTTGTACGCCCTTCGTGATGCCGTGCTCCACCACGAGGTCATGCCGAGCATGCGTGCCATCATGACGGCTGGCAAGGCGTTGGAGCTATCCCACATCGCTGGCTTCAACTGCTCCTACATCCCGATGCAGGACATCCGCGCCTTCGCCGAACTGCTCTACATCCTGATGAACGGAACAGGGACCGGATACAGCGTCGAGCGGGACTACGTCAACCAGCTTCCCGTCGTCCACAAGGAGATCAGGCAACATCCGCACATCTTCATCGACGTCCAGGACAGCAAGTTCGGCTGGGCCGAGGCGTTCCTCAGCCTGCTCGAACTGGTCTGGATGGACGGCGTGGTGCCCTCAATCGACCTGTCGCGGGTGCGGCCGGCCGGCGCGCGGCTGCGTACCTTCGGCGGGCGGGCCAGCGGTCCCGAGCCGCTGATGGATCTGTTCAACTTCACCATCGACCTGCTCAAGGGAGCGTCGGGTCGCCGGCTGAAGCCGATCGAGGCCCACGACCTGGCGTGCAAGATCGCGAGTGTGATCGTGGTAGGTGGCGTCCGGCGCAGCGCGATGATCTCGCTGTCCGACCTCGACGACCAGGAGATGGCCGGCGCGAAGTCGGGGGAGTGGTGGAAGGATCACCCGTACCGGGCTCTCGCGAACAACAGCGCCGTCTACCACGACGGCATGACGCGGGAGGCGTTCGACGTCGAGTGGGCCAACGTTGTTACCTCGGGTTCCGGTGAGCGCGGCATCTTCCACCGCGGGGCGGCGCAGCGGCAGGCTGCCAAGTACGGACGCCGTGACGCCGATGTCGTGTACGGGACCAACCCGTGCAGCGAGATCATTTTGCGCCCGTTCAGTTTCTGCAATCTCTCCGAGGTTGTCGTTCGCGAGGACGACACGGAGGACACGCTCGCCCGCAAGGTCGAACTGGCGACGATTCTGGGGACGTGGCAGAGCACGCTGACGGACTACCCCTTCCTGCGGGAGGAGTGGCGCCGTAATGCCGAGGAGGAGCGCCTCCTGGGCGTCTCTCTCACCGGCTTCTTCGGCTCTGAGCTGCTTGTTACCCAGCCGGCGGACAAGCGCAACGCGCTCCTTGACGACCTGCGCGAACTGGCGACCCAGGTCAACGCGGCCTGCGCCGACGAGTTGGGCATCAGTCACTCTCACGCGATCACCTGCGTCAAGCCGTCGGGAACGGTCAGTCAGCTCGCAGGTGTCTCCTCGGGACTGCACACGTGGCACAGCGAGTACTACATCCGCCGGGTCCGTGCCGACAAGAAGGACCCGCTGTCCCAGCTCATGCAGACGTACGGCGTGCCGTGCGAGGACGACGTCATGAGCCCGAGCAACAACGTCTTCTCCTTCCCGATCAAGGCGCCGTCCGGGGCCATTACGCGCGACCAGGTCACCGCGGTCGACCACCTGGCGCTGTGGCTCGATGTTCAGCGGCACTGGTGCGACCACAAGCCCTCGGTCACCATCTCGGTGCGCAACGACGAGTGGGACGAAGTCGGGGAGTGGGTCTGGGAGCACCTGGACGAGATCTCAGGTGTGGCCTTCCTGCCGCACAGCGACCACACCTACCGCCAGGCTCCGTACGAGGCGTGCTCGCGCGAGCGGTACGAGGAGCTGCTGGCACGGCTGCCGACGAGTATCCACTGGCACGACCTCCCGTTCTGGGAGACGGAGGATTCCACAGTTGGCAGCCAGGAACTCGCCTGCACGGCTGGCGCATGCGAAGTCGTCGATCTAGTCACTGCGGGCTGACGATCCTAACGTCGAGCGATCCGACTGGCGCCGCTTGAGCCGACCGATGACAGATGGCACGGTGATTCCGCCGATCAGCGCCAAGGAGGCCAGTCCCGCCAGACTGGGGGAAACGCTCTCCTCCACCGTCAGGCTCCATGGTCGGCCGATGCGGTAACTGATGAGGTAACCGCCCTTGCTGACGGCGTAGGCAATGCCGAGCACCCCGCCCAGGGCCGCGAACGCGAAGCCCCAGCTTGCCCGTCGCCGCGCCTCCCAGTTCATCTGTGTCAGCCGTACGCACATGAAGGTGATCTCGGAGCAGGTGAAGGCGACGTAGCCCAGGTAGATCAGCAGGTAGACGTAGACGGCCGTGTTGTCGGCGTACTGGGTCGTGAACTCGACCTCCGGCGTACTGGTCTTGACGAAGAGCACGAGCATGGCTCCCAGCACCATGACGGCCAGGACTAGCCGGCCGAGGACGCCGGGCAGGAGGTAATCCTCGGTGTAGGCCCAGTCGACGAGCATCAGTTGTAGGCACAGGCTCCACGCCACCGCGCAGACGTGAGAAACGATCTTTCCGGTGTTGTTGGTGCCTGTCAGCGTGTCGACTGTGTCGGCGACTGAAGGCACGGCGAACAGGACACCGACTGTGAAGACTGCGATTGCTGCGGTGACCGACCACGCGGCGACTGAGCGGAGAGTGAGGGCGCGTCTCCAGGACCAGAAAGCACCCAGCAGTCCTACAGCGGTGCATATTGCCCAGATGAGCGTATCTCGCAAGGCAGTTACTCCATCAGATCGGCTGCCCGGCCCGCGACTTCGTCTGGTGAGCGCTTCCGCCTAGATCGCGGTGCCGACTCTGGTAGCGCCTGCCCTGTAGGCGGTTCCGGCAACCCTAGTTCCATCCTCCGTTGCAAGATCAACTGGACGACCTCGTCCTTGACACCTTCGGGTAGATCCGCGACCAACTCGATCACTCTTCGGGCGCCGGGGTCCTCGAAGGCGTTGAGAGCGGCCAGGTCGTCGTAGGGCTCATGAGGCAGTAGGTGTGCCGGCGGTACGCCGAGTGCTCGCGACAGGGCGACGATGCTCTCAACCCCAGGGCTTGGTGTCGACCCCTTGGCGATCTTGTCAACTGCCTGGCGGGACAGCGGCTTGCCCGCTCCTGGGATGTCGGCGAGCCGGGTGGCCAGACTGGATGCATTTTCCTGCCTGCTCGCCATGAGCCTTTTCAGCTTCTCGGCGAGCGATCGTGGCCTGCTCATTGCTCTCCGTCCCCATTGTTGCACGTAACGACAGAGGTGGTCAGCCCTCTGACGTGCGAGGATGCCACTTTAGTTGACAAGAGGCCATGCTGTTGCTGAACATTGTCGACGTTAGACCAGTTGTGTCCTCCTGTGACGCAAGTCTGGTGTGTTTTGCTATGCCACATCTTGTCCTTTTTGGGGCGAGGGCGGGAGCGGTTGGTCCGCTCCGCGGGGATGGAGCACTGCTGTGGATGTCGTACTGGGCTCGGGAGTCGTTGCGTCTGTAGGTACGGACGCTGACGTCGGGTCGACTCGGCCGGGGGGCGGTCTGATTGACGAAGTCATCGCCGAGCAGGTCGAGGCCGGATGGATGCGGATGATGGTGAATCTGGTGACTGGTGAAGTACTGCTTCGCGCGCCCGACCTGTCGGCGGCGTAGTTTTCGCCTTTCGCGGGGCCCCCGAGAGGGGGCCCATTTTCTTTGCCCACACTCGTGATCGATCCGTGATGCTGAGTACTAACTCGGCTTCCCCTGCGAGAGTCACCTCCGACATAGTCTCCTCTTGAGCAACAAGTTGAGGAACAACTTGTAGAACAAGAAAGGGGGTCGGTGTGGCGCTGTCGGCAGAGGCACTCGCACTCGTTGCCCAGTTGAACAAGAAGTACGGGCCCGAGACCATGATCATGGCCTCCGACATGCGGATCGCTCCGCCGTTCGCCGCCGGCAATCTGCCGCTCGACATCATCCTCGGGGGTGGGTTCGCGGCGAATAAGTGGACCGAGATCATCGGCTTCGAATCGTCCGGCAAGACGACCGTCGTCCACAAGACCATCGCCAACCAGCAGGCCAAGGACCCAGACTTCAGCACCCTGTGGGTCGCGGCCGAGGACTACGACTTCGACTGGGCGCAGAAGCTCGGCGTCAACACCGACCAGGTGATCGTCGCGGAGACCAACGCCATGGAAGAGGCGTACGAGGTCATGCTGGACTTCGCCTCCTCCCGCTCGGTCGACGCCATCGTCCTCGACAGCTACCCGGCCCTGGTGGCGGACGAGGAAGCCGCCAAGGCCATGGACGAGTTGTCCGTGTCCCTCGGCGCCCGCGTAACCAACAAGTTCTTCCGGAAGGCCGGTAAGGCGACCAAGCGCAGTCACCTCACCGAAGATCGCCCCGTCATGGGCATCGTCATCAACCAGTGGCGAGAGAAGATCGGAGGCTTCAGCCCGCAGGGCACGCCCAAGACCACCCCCGGCGGACTTGGGAAGAACTTTGCGTACTGGACAAGGCTTGAGGTCTCCCGCGCGGAGTTCCTCGACGAGCCGATCCCCGGCAAGGGCAAGAGCCGCGTCGGCCAGGCCATGAAGTTCAAGACGATCAAGCACAAGTCCAGTGGCCCGCAGAAGACCGCCGAGACGCACTTCTACTGGGACGACTCACCCAGCCGCGGTATCACCGCCGGCAACTGGGACATGGTGCGCGACCTCATGACCTGGGGCGTCTACTACGACGTCATCCGCCGCCGTGGCCGGTACTTCGACTTTGCCAAGCGCACCTGGGACACCAAGGACGGGATCATCGACTCCCTCCGCGCCGAACTCGACCTCCAGGACGAAGTGGCCGCCGCCGTCCTCCAGACGGCCTTCCACCCCGAAGAGCTGGAGGCCGCAGCGTGACGGAAGCCCTCACGGCCTTGGCCTTGGCCGAGGCGATCTACATCGTCTTCGTCTCCTGGCGAGCCAGCCGCTTCCTCAAACGCAAGTCCGACGAGATCGACCAGCTCCTGGACATGATCCGAAAGAGGCTCGCAGGTGACCAACCGCGTCCTTAAGAGATCCCAGAAGCAGGAAAAGGGACTTGCCCAGAAATACGACGGCAAGGTCAGCCCCGGATCGGGAAACGGCTGGATTCACAAGAACGACGTCCGAAACGACGAGTTCTCCTTCGAAGCCAAGACCACCGAGAAGCGTCAGTACACCCTCAAGCTCGATGAGTTGAGAACCGCAGAACGCAACGCACTGCTCTCCGGGAGAGAAATGGTCTTCGTAATCGAGATGGGAGGGAGGAACTGGATGGTGCTCTCCCAGGAAACCTTCGACACCATCCTGGAGATCTAGTGGCACTGTTCTCCCGATGCTCGGCCCCCGACTGGACCGGCGGAGACGCCCCAGAAGTGGAAGCCAAGTGCCGCAAGTACCAAACCCCCTCCCGCGCCAACGACCCGTGGTTCGACGACATGCGGGAAGCGGCAGCGATCTGCAACGGGGACACCGACGGAAAAGTCTGCCCAATGCGGCAACGCTGCCTCGACTGGGCCATGAAGAACTGCGAACGCTACGGCGTCTGGGGCGGAATGCTCCCCAATGATCGCGCCAAGCTGCGCAAGAAGTACAGGAACCAGAAGAAACCGGAGACGTGGCCATGGCAGCCCCCAAGCGAAAGGCTCCCCGAGCCGTAAAGCGTAGGGCGCCCATACCCACCTCTCTGTCCGACTTCCTCACTGAGAAGCGCGGGGCCGGCGAAGCGAACTTCCTCGGCACCGTCCGAACGCACATCGTCGAGAAGAACAAGGACGACAACTCCCGCCGACAGGACATCATCCACCCCTCGGAGATGGTCAAGGACGACTGGTGCCCCAAGGCCACGTTCCTGCGCATCACGACGGGCGTGTATCACAAGCCCAGTTTCGGGTTCCAGTCGCTCAACATCTTCGACACCGGACATGAATCCCACCGCAAGTGGCAGAACCGAGCCTGGGATATCGGCTGGCTGGAGGGCATGTTCAAGTGCTCGCACTGCTACGACAAGTGGTGGGGAACCAGCCCCAAGCAGTGCACGTACTGCAAGAGCACGGCTCTCGAATACGCCGAGGTACCGCTCTCCGCCGAGGGGACCCACCTGATCGCCGGCCACAGCGACGGGATGCTCGCCCCGGCCCGGAGCCTGCTGGAAATCAAAACGGTGGGTGAAGGGACGGTCCGGTTCGAGGAGCCCGAGCGGCTCTCCAAGTACCTGGTCACGCTCCCAGACGGCCACAAGATGGTCGACCTGCCGGCCATGTGGGGCTCCATCAAGGTCCCCTTCCCGAGCCACATCCGCCAAGGCCAGATCTACCTCTGGCTGGCACAGCGACGCGGACTCGACGTCGACCGGATGACCTTCGTCTACGAGTCGAAATTCAACCAGGGCGTCAAGCAGTTCGTCGTCCGGTCCAACCCCGACATCATCGCTCCGCTGCTGACGGCCGCCAAAGACATCAAGGACCGCATCTCAACCGGCGAGCCCGCCCCCGACTGCGTCGATGGCGATGTCTGCAAGCAGTGCAAGCCCTACCAGGAGACCGAGACCGATGGCGAGGAAGCCCCTCGACGAGGACGACGACAAGCTCTCGGCGAGGACGATGCAGAAGCTCGGCCGCAAAGGGCTGAAGGTCAGAAGCCGGCCCGAGGACGACATGCCCGATCTGCCAGCCAACCTGACGGAGCTGCTGGACGACAGGCTGATGGAGCTGTTCGTCGAGTTGACCCGGTGGGAGGAATACGCCGGAACACAGCTCGCGGCAGCAGCGATCGACGAAAAGGACGCTGAATCCGCCCTCGAACGCTGCAAGGCCCTAGCCGCGGTCAAGGCCAAGAACGAGAAGTCAGTGACCGCTCAGAAGGCGGCAGCCGCCTCAGACGACGACGTCCTCGAAGTCGACGCCGAGTACCGCGAAGCGTACGCCGTTCGAAAGCTGACCGAGGCCATCCACAAGGGCGCCGAACGGAAAGCCGCCGTCGTCTCCCGAGAACTCACCCGACGCGTAGGCCGAAACGACAGAGAAAGCAGGGCAACACGATGGTCCGCCTGACGCTTCACCGAGCAGCCACCGCCGTACTGAGCGTCACCGCATACGGAAGCGCGGCCGGCACCGGAGCACTCATGACCCTCAGCACCGTCGGCGCCATCACCTGGTCGCCCATCCTCCTCACGCTCCTCGCCACCACCGCCGTCTCCTCCACCATCGCCGCCGAAGTCATCGAGTACCCGAAGAAGGGCCCCAAGCATGCGCGTTGACCAGGGCCAGCTCTGGCTCGACAAGCACAGCAAGGGCGAGCGCGTCGTCTACATCCAGTCCGTCACCCAGAACTTCGGCGGCTACGCGAACTGCATCTCCTACAACTTCGCGAAGAACACACGCAGGTACACGCAGATCAAGCTCGCCGGCTTCCACCAGCAGTTCCGCTGTCTCGCCACCTGACCAACCGGAGACAACTTCACATGGCCACCACGCCAGCCAAGATGGACGACGACGGCGAGGCGCTAGCCGCCCTTACCCTCGACCAGGCCATCGAGCGGTCCCACGCAATCATCGACCGCGCCGTCGCCGAGACCGAAGCCGACAGCAAGGAAGTCACCGCCATCTGCGCCCTGTTCTCGGGCGGCAACGACTCCACCACCATGCTGCACCTGGTCCGCGACCGCATCACCCACGCCGTACACGTCAACACCACGATCGGCATCGAGAAGACCCGCGAGTTCGTCCGCACCACCGCCGACGACCTGAACGTCCCGCTGATCGAAGCCTTCCCACCCCACAGCTACGACGAGCTCGTCCGCGGCGAGGTCATCGCCAGCAAGGGCAAGCACGAAGGCGAGCCCGTCTGGAAGGGCTTCCCCGGCCCTGCCGGACACCAGATGATGTACACCCGCTTGAAGGAACGGGCACTCCGCAAGGTCCGCAACCAGTTCGTCAGCAACCCCTTCCGACAGCGCGTCATCTTCCTCGCCGGCATGCGCGTCTTCGAGTCGTCCCGACGCTGGCGCAACGCCAACGAGATCGACCGCGAAGGAAGCATCGTCTGGGCCTCGCCCATCGTGCACTGGACCAACGACCACATGCGCGACTACCGCGCACTGCACCAGGTCCCCCGCAACGAAGTGAGCGACCTGATCCACATGTCCGGCGAGTGCCTGTGCGGAGCCTTCGCCAAGCCCGGTGAACTCGACGAGATCGCCTTCTGGTTCCCCGAGACCGCCCAGCACATCCGGGCCCTAGAAGAACAGGTCAAGGCCCGAGGAATCACCGCCTGCAAGTGGGGCGAACGCCCACCCAAGCAGCGAGCCTCAACCGCCGGCCGCCTGTGCACCACCTGCGAGTGGGCCGAGGAAGGCGCCGACCCCGGCCCCTCGATCGCGGAGTGGGCAGCCAACCCATCCATCACCCGCCGAGCCGCCTGAACCCCCGGAGCAACAACTCGTGCCCATAGTCGCCAACCAGATTGGCGAACTGATGGCGGCCGAAGCCCCTGCCCTCTTCAGCTACTACGCGATCAACCACGCAGGCGCCTGGACCACCCCCCACCGCAAGGTCTGACTCCCAGCAGCCGCACCCGCCGCCCTACGAAAGGCAGCCCATGCCCGGCCTCTTCGATGCCATCACCGACGTCCTGCCCACCAAGGCCCGCGTCGTCACGGACCTGCGCAGCGACCGCTACCAGGTGCACTTCGCCAAGATCGACCCCTCCAGCAAGGCCGCCATCAACCAGGCCCGCCTCAACCAGCTCAGCCGCAAGCTCAGTTACGACGCACCGCACTTCGCCCACGAGGCAATCCTCAACCTCACACGAGTGGAGTGCTCCGCCCTCCACGAAGAGCTGGCCACCGTCCTCGGCAAGACGCCCAGCAAGACTCTCACCGACCAACTGACCGCTGCCAGGCACGAGCTGACCCACGAGAAGCTGGCCCGTGAGGACGCCGTCAAGGTCAACGCCCGCCTCCGGCAGGAAGCCGGTCAGCACAAAAACTCGTGGCGAGACGCCGAGGCCCGCCTCGCCCAGATGACCGAGCTCTACAACGGTCTGCTGGACCGGCTGACGAAATGACCCTCAGCCCCGCCCCACACGCAACACGATGCGTCTGCGGCCGGCTGATCGAAGCCGACGAGTACGCCGGCCACATCGACGGCCAGGCCGTGTGCGAAGTCTGCGCCGCCCCTGACTGGGACGACGACTACGCCACCACCCCACCTATGACGCCCCTATCCGGAGCATCGACTTGACCAACGTCACCGACTTCCATCCGTGGCGGAAGACCCCGCGCTTCAACCGCGAGTTCGTCCTCACCGAGAAGATCGACGGCACCAACGCACAGGTCGCCATCAAGCGCCTGGCCGACGACGAGAACGCCACCCGCTACCTCAACGAGCACGGCTACAGCGTCGTATCCAAGGAGGACGGCCTGTACGTCCTGCGCGCCGGCAGCCGCAAGCGGTGGATCGCCCCCAACCGGCAGAAGCTCGACGGCACCCAGGCCCTCGACAACTTCGGCTTCGCCGCCTGGGTCGCCGACAACGCCAGCGCCTTGGCCCACCTCGGCGAGGGAACGCATTACGGCGAGTGGTACGGCCGCGGCATCCAGCACGGCTACGGAATGGTCGGCCGAAAGTTCGCCCTGTTCAACACCACCCGATGGGGCACCAGCGGGCAGGGCCTTCCTGACGGCGCACCGGCTGAACTGACCGTCGTCCCTGAACTGGCCCGCGTCCGCGGCCACCTGCTGAACGAGTCCATCCGCGACTCCCTGCGCCTGCTGCGCACTCTCGGCTCCGTCGCTGAACCGGGGTTCAAGGCCGAAGGCATCGTCGTCTACAGCGTCGAAACCGGGCAGTGCTACAAGGTCCTGCTGGAGAACGACGACATCCCCAAGGGGATGGCCGCGTGAACTCCTGGTACCACGCCCAGTCGGCGGCCAGGAAGTGGGGTGGCAGCCCCGATGACTACCTGCCCATCAGCGAGTTCATCGACAGCAGCAAGCAGGTCATCGGCGACGTCCGCCACCGCGCCCTCTACCACCACACGCTCGGGGTCTACCTCTGCGAGCGGATTTTCGGCAAGACGCTGAAGGTCGGCCGCAAGGAGATCCCCGTCCGCCTCATCGCCGAGCGCCACATCATCGAGGACCTCGGCTGGCTTCCCAGCCCGAAGGACTACATCGATGGCATGCCCATCGCGTCGTGGATGTCCGGGGCGAAGCGCAAGGAAGTATCCCTCTCTCACATTCTCGGAGCAGCAACCCAGTGACCGACCTGACCAAGACCGACCAGAAGAACTTCCTCGGCATCCCGATCATCGGCGAGGGCAGCGCCGGCTCCAGCCGTGTCGCGCAGATCACGAAGGAGGAGTTCGCCGCCCTGGTCAAGCCCCTCCTGGACCACCCGGACGTCCACCTGTTCGGTTGGAAGCAGTACACGCCTTACTTCAATGACGGCGACGTCTGCGAGTTCTCCGCCTGCGGCTTCTACCTGATCACCAAGGCCGACGCCGAGCAGCACGAGGACCTCAAGGAAAACGATCCGTACATGGTCGAGGAAGTCTTCAGCCCCGACTCGGATCACCCCACTCTCGGTGGCCGGCCGTGGAACTGGGACGACACCACGCGCAAGGGTTCCTACGGCGACTACGAGGGCCCTGACAAGGCGCTGTACGAGTCCGCCATGGAACTGTCCGGTGCCATCAACAACGGCTCCGCGGACGCAGTCCTGCTCGGTCTGTTCGGCGATCACTGCCGGATCGAGGTCACCAAGGACAAGATCGAGGTCGAGGAGTACTCGCATGACTGAGGACTCCAACAGAGCCCTCGGCTACCTCGGTGCCGCCGCCTACATGGCCACCATCCCGGCGGCCAACCTCGTCTTCCAGCACTACGGCACCGTCTCCGTCGGCTTCGCTTACACCGCGCCGGCCGCTGTCTTCCTGGCCGGACCCGCCCTGGTCCTGCGTGACCTGGTGCAGTGGACCCTCGGCCGCCGGGCCGCCGTCATCGCCCTCGTCTTCGGTGTCGTGCTGTCCTTCGTCGCCGCCGACCCCTCCGTCGCCCTGGCCAGCGCCGTAGCATTCGGGATCAGCGAAGCTGCCGACATGGCCGTCTTCAGTCGGCTGTCCCCCCGCTGGGTCCGCGCCGTCCTTGTCGGGGGAGTCGTCGGCATCCTCCTCGACTCCCTGCTGTTCCTGTCGATCGCCTTCGGCTCGCTCAGCTTCCTGGGCGGACAACTCATCGGCAAGCTCTACGGAGTCCTGCTTGGCTCCCTCGTCGTGGCGCTGTGGCGCCGCGCCGCTAGGTGACGTTCTTCCTCGGAACGCACATTCCTTCCTGGCTCGGCAACGCCAACGTCCCACTGTTCGTCTCGCACCGCCGCCTCATTGGTCGCAAGACCTTTCCCAGAGCCCTCACCAGGTGGGCCCTTGACAGCGGAGGCTTCACCGAGATCTCCATGCACGGCGAGTGGACCATCAGCCTCGCCACGTACATCGCAGCGGTACGCCGTTACAGCGAAGAGATCGGCCAGCTCCAGTGGGCAAGCCCCCAGGACTGGATGTGCGAGCCGTGGATCACCCAGAAGACCGGGCTGACCGTCACCGAGCACCAGCACCGCACCGTCAACAACTACCTCGAACTCAAAGCCGCGGCTCCCGACCTCCCCTTCATCCCTGTCCTACAAGGTTGGGAACGCGCCGACTACCAGCACTGCGCCGACCTGTACGAGAAGGCTGGCGTCGACCTGGCCGCCGAACCGATCGTTGGTGTCGGCTCCGTCTGCCGACGCCAGCACATGGAGGAAGCCGCCGACATCATCACGGACGCCACCGATAGAGGCATCCGCGTCCACGGATTCGGCTTCAAGATCACGGGCCTCAGGCGAGTAGGTCACCTGCTTACCTCGTCGGACTCCATGGCCTGGAGCTTCCACGCCCGCCATCGGCCACCACTGCTCGGCTGCACCCACAAGACCTGCGCCAACTGCCGCCGGTACGCCCTGCGCTGGCGCCAGAAGCCGCTCGCAGCCATCGACGAAGCACGCGCTAACAACCCCGTCTACCGCCTGGAGCAAGCAGCATGATCCGCCGCAGAACCACCGTCATCGCCCTCGCCGCCGTCCTGCTCGGCACAGCGCTCACCGCGTGCGACCCCGGTGAGAAGTACACCGAGCCGTGGCGCGACGCCCCCCGCTCGGGCACCGACAACAGCTCGGCACTGGTGTTCACGATGCCCGACGGCTTCGGTAACGGCGCCACCAAGTGCCTGGCTGGTACCGGGGTCCGCGTCACCACCTTGTACCACCAGGACGGCCCCTACGGCAGCGTCTCGACGGTCCTCGACCCCGCCTGCAAGTAGGTTCCTGGCCCCGACCTGGAGGCGATTGAGGAGAGGTGGGCCAAGGCTCCGCCGGGCCCGTGGGAGTTCCGCCTGGACGAGGGATCTATGGCCGACGTCTACACCGAGGACAACCGGCGCATCGCCATCGTCCACGGCGCCTACTGGCTCACCGCCCAGGCGCCCATCGACATCCGTGCCCTGCTGGACGAGGTCCAGCGACTCAGAAAGACCGCACATGACCCAGCGAGTTGAACCCGGCCAGATCTGGGCCGACAACGACCACCGACGCGCCGGCCGCAAGATACGCATCGACGACGTCAAGGCCAACTTCGCGTTCTGCACCGTCCTGCACAACACCTACGACGTCCAGTCGAAGATCGACACCTACGGCTTCGGCGCCGCCGTCGACCGTCGCGGCACCACCACCCGCATCGGCCTGGCCCGCTTCTACGACGAGAAGTACCGCCTGTGCGACCCCACCGACCTCCAGGCCATGAGCGTCGCCCACTACCGCAACGTCAGCCGGCTGCCGAGTGCCTGCACCGACCTCACCAAGCACCGATGGGTCCCGGTCACCGTCACCCACAAGCGTGGCGCGCACCCGTTCGTCGTCCGACCGTCCAGTGACCACGTGGTCCTCGCTGTCTGCCCAAAATGCTGGGCGCACACCGAGTTCAACTCCCAGCGCATCCCGACGCCGACCGCCCCCGGAGACCTTGCTGCATGAGCGAAGGAAACGGCAACGACCACGTAGCCCACACGGTATGGGAGGCAGCAGCGTGACCGTCTGCCTCGGCATCGACCAGTCCTATTCCGGCCTGGCGATGGTGGCGTACGACAGCGAGACGACTGTATGGAAGGACAGCCTCAACGCCTTCCCCGCCGACCGGTACGTCAGCCAGTCTGACCGCCTCGACGCGGTCCAGGTCCGCGTCGGCCTCAACGTGCGCGACGTTGAGAACACCCTCGGCCGCATCGACGTCGTCGCCATGGAGGGCTACGCGCCTGGCGCCAAGTTCGGGCGAGAGTTGGCAGGCGAACTCGGGGGAGCGGTGAAGCTCGCACTCCTGGACGTCCTGAACAATCCTGCCTGCTACCCGCTCATCGTCGCCCCGACTAAGCTCAAGAAGTACACCACCGGCAAAGGCACTGCGGCCAAGGCCGAGATGCTGCTCGCGGTCTACAAGAAGTGGGGCGTCACCTACTCCGACGACAACCTGGCCGACGCTTACAGCCTCGCCAGAGCCGCCGACACATGGTTCAGCAGGACCGGGACCAAGACGGAAATGGAAACCCTGAAGGACCTCAAACGGTTCAAAGGCGAGACCCATCTCGTCTAAGAGAAGACCCCGTCATTCCGGCGGGGCTTTCTCGCGCATTAACACAATACGGATATACCCCCTTAACCTTGCGAAAGGAGATCAATTCGAGGAGAACCGAATATGGACAACAAGAAGGAGACCGGCGCCGACGACGCCGTGTTTTTCGTCAAGAGCTCAACCAGTGCCACCGACCTAGGTGCCGCAGTCGCTCACGCCATCTACGCCCGCAAGCACGTGACCCTGCGTGCCATCGGTGCCGGCGCCATCAACCAGGCCGTCAAGTCGGTGCCGATCGCTCAGGGCTACGCCGGCTCCCGAGGGCACCGCCTCGCCATGCGCCCGGCATTCTTCACCGCCACCGTTCCCGAGGGAGAAGTGTCCGGCCTCTCCTTCGTCATTTTCGACGAGGCCGCATAACACTCGGCACGGAATCGCCCATAAACTGGTGAGGCAGTTCCACCACTCGTAGCTCACTCGCACTCTGCCCGGACTGCACCACACGGCATCTCGCGAGGAGCACAGTGTCTGAGAATGTCCTCTCCAGCGGAGAGTTCCCGACCATGGGAACGTCTGCCGCGACCACTTTCCGCGTCCGCAGGCCCGAGGCCGGCACGCTCGTGAGCAAGTCCGGCAACTCCAAGGGCGGCTCCGGCGAACCGGACACCGCCAACCACCGCAGCGGCGTCCTGAACCGCGACGCGCTCGGCGGCCAGGGCGTGAAGGTGTACCGCACCTTCACGAACGCCGCTGAGTCAAACGCCACCGGCCGCAACGTCAAGCGGCTGCCTTCGAAGTTCACCACGGACGGGCGGTGAGCCATGGCGTTCGCGTTCGCCGCCCCACTGGTCGAAGCCGTCGCGGGCGGGGCTGCCGCTGAAGGTGCCGCTGCCGCAGGTACCGCTGGAGGCACTGCTGCCGGCGGAGCTACGGCCGGGGGCGCCGCCCGCACTTTCACCACTGGCTTCGCCTCCCACTTCGCAGGCGGTCACAGCGAGTCCCGTGGCGAGGCGGCCCCGGCCGCCCCCGGAGCTGCCACCCCGACCAACCCCGTCTTCAACTAACCCTGCGGGGGACGCGAAGTGAGCAACGTACAGTACGTGGCGCCCATGGGCGTCCCCCAGCCGGGCACGCCCACCTACGGCGGAGGCGGACGCACCGACCTGGTTGGCGCCCGCAGCATCCTCGACGCCAAGCGAATGATGGCCACCGGCCGGACACCGACGGCCGAATACCCCGACGGCTACCTCGGCACCCTCAACACCCGCCGCAGTGACCGCCTCGGCGACCAGTCCCTGAACAGCCGGCCGATGCGCAGCGCGCAGAAGAACTACACCCGCGGCGTCCACAAGGGCGAGCGCGCCGATTCGAGCGACTACCTGTGGCCGGCCGACTTCAACCCGATGACCGCCCTGGAGTACCAAGCCCGAGGCAAGAAGTGGACGCAGCACGGCGAGCAGCCGGCTGACACCCGCCTCGTCGGAACCGGGGCCATGCAGAAGACCGACCCCGACCGCCTCGCCGCCCTGCGCAACCTTCGCCCCCAGTGGAGGTGACATGCAAAACCAAGACGGCGTCTACGACCGCACCAAGCCCTGGGCCAGTCTTCCCGAACGCCAGGTCAGCGATGTACTCGCCTACCTTGCCAGACAGACACCCGCCTGCTGGACCCCGCCCAGGCCGGCCCCGAAGACCCACACGCAGCAGCCGACCATCTACGACGTGCTCGGCCTGAGCAAGGGAGAAGCGCGTGGCTGACAAGCAGCCCATGAGCATGTTCGACCGGCGACGCGCCGGACGCGGCGACAACGTCAAGTTCACGGTGGGGGAGTCCGGCAACCTCGCCGGCCCCTCGCCCGCGGACCGCTTCTCGTCACTCTTCAACGACCGCAGCTCGAAGCTCGGTGGCAAGTCCATGCAGCTCGGCGGAAAGGCACTGATCTGATGGGCCTGCCCACCCAGCGCAGCCTCAACACCGACCTCGACTCCGGCCTCGGCGACGGCCGCACGCGCCGACCTCACCCCAACTGGGGCGGCGTCACCCTCGACGACCGCGACATGGACCGCACCTGGAACGCCCTGCACGGCTACTCGCCCGTGCCAGGCCGCCGAGGCACTGCACAGCTCTACTGACCACGACACTCACTCCCGCATCACCACTTGGACCAATCACCCGTGCCAACACCAGAAGCACTGACGCTTCAGGAGCAGGAAATGGCACGTATGCCGGGTGCGAAGTACCGACCCGTCGTCAACGTCCGCAAGAACGGGTGCCGTGCGCACCGCGGCCTGGTGCTCCACGTCCAGGCCGGAAACAACAGCCCCTTCGGTTGGTTCAACAACCCCATCTCCCAGGCGTCCAGCGACTTCTGGGTCAGCAAGACCGGCGAGGTCGAGCAGTACGTCAACACGGGCGTGGACTACGCCTGGGCCCAGGGCGGCGGCAACCCGTTCTACGCCAGCGTCGAAACCGAGGGCTATCCCGGAGAGAAGCTGACCGACGCCCAGGTCAAGGGAGTCGCGAAGATCTACGCCTGGGGCCACAAGGAGTTCGGCTGGCCGCTGGCGATCGTCGACTCCACCACGGCGCAGGGCCTCACCTACCACGGTGCCGGTGGTAGCGCATGGGGAGGCCACACCGGCTGCCCCGGCAGCCTGCGCAAGGCGCAGCGCAAGGACATCATCGCTGCGGCGAAGAAGCTGCTCGGCTCAACTCCGGAAACGAACCCCAAGCCGGCTCCGTCGAAGTACGTACCGCCGGCATTCCCCAAGGGCCTGTCCCCCAACCACGCCAAGCCCTCGGCCAAGCCCCTCCAGAAGGCGCTCAAGGCCACCGGCTGGCTCGCCAACGACGTCGAACTGTCCGACAACTACGGGCCGCGAACCCAGAAGGCCGTCGCCGGATTCAACAAGAAGCACGGCCTGAACGACGCCGGGGTCTCCTACGACCCGGCAATTGGCCCGAATGGCTGGGCACTTCTGTTCACCCTCGCCTACGGCTGACAGCGAGCCCCGAGAAACGCAATCTCAGGGCATTCGCAATCCCACCACTGGTACTGCGCAAGGAACACCACATGGCCGACTACATCCGCCTGCTGCTCTGCAAGGACTGCGGGTCAATGGAGGAGCTGCCCGATTACGAGGGCGACCCCCGTCAGGACTTCCTCCTCGACACCCTCGTCAAGCGGCACCGCAACCCGGACGGTACCCCCCACATCGCGCATCCGCTGATGAAGGTCGAGAAGCGCCACTGGGACAGCACCTCCACCCGCGAGGAGATCATCAAACGTATTCGGGAGCAGACCGGGCACACCGGCCTCGCCCCGGCCTTCTACGCCGCGAAGAACACCTTCCAAGAGGACGCCCTCGCGTGCTGGCAGGCGCACAACCGGTCCATCACCTGCTCCGACTGGTGCACTGACAAGAAGCGGCTCACCCCCGACACCGCCGCCGAGCGCAAGGCCGCGGGCCTGCCCAGGTACCGCTCCTCCAAGGACGTCTACCTCTGCCACTTCTGCCCGGTCGCCAACGCCGTGCGCCGGGCCGCCTACGACAAGACCGCATAACCCCACTACCAGGAGCACCACAGTGACCATCGATCTGTCCACCCTCGCCGACACCGCCGCCGAGACCGTCGAGGAGCTGACCGACGACCAGCGCGAGCAGCTCAAGAAGATGGGGGAGGAGGCCGGCATCACCGAGGAGCCAGGCACGCTCGCCGAGACCGCATTCCTCGTCGTCGTCACGCCAGACGGCCAGGTGCTCGCCGAGGCCAACCTGAACACCAAGCTCCGCACCCGCAGGCCAGCCAACCTGGACGACTTCCAGCGCGCCGGCCACGTCTTGGTCGACGACGCCATCGCGATCAAGACCGCCTCGATCACCGGCCAGCAGATGATGCAGATGACCGCGGCCATGGTCGAGCAGCAGCGGACCCAGGCCCTCGTGAGCAGCCTGAAGCTGTGATCATGATGTAGCCTGGCAGGTGAGCAGAGCTGACCCTTCCAGGTGATGCTCTCTCCTCTCAAGGGAAGGCCCTCCGGAGACCACCAATCTCCACAAACAGGGGGGCCTTCGCCTTTTCCTGGGCGAAGAATCCAGCCCCTTTGAATTCTGTATATCGCCGGTAGAGTGCCGGATATGGAGACGAACTCTTTCTATCGTCGTCTCGGGAACAACGCTCAGCCCATCAGGGAGGCTGCCGTCGGCGCCTCCGGCTATTTCTCCAGCCCGGCTGACCACCTTGACCCGAACCTTTTCACCGACGACCGCATCATTCCCGACGTCCGCGACTGGCTCCTCCGAACCCTCTACAAGTTCTGGGACACCCGCTACAACGCCCCAGGTCAGTGGAGTGAAGTGTGGCTCGCCGGCTCCGGTATCAGCTACCAGTGGGCCGCCGACCGAGGCAACGGGGATCTCGACGTACTCGTCGGTGTCGACTTCTCTTCCTTCGGCTGGTACAACCCTGACTACGCAGGAATGACCAGCCAGGAAATCGCCGACCTTTTCGACGAGGAACTCAAGGCAGAACTCTGGCCCGACACCGCCACCACGCGAATCGGGGACCGAGTGTATGAGGTCACCTACTACGTCAACCCCAGCAGCCGCGACATCCGCAATATCCATCCGTACGCGGCCTACTCCCTGACCAAGAACGAGTGGACTGTCCGCCCGCCCGAGCTGCCGGCAAACCCCCGAGACCTGTACCCGCAGGACTTCAAGGATGCCGCCGCCCGCGACACCGCCGAGGCCCACCGACTCGTCACCGCCTACAACGCCCTCACCCAGGAGATGCACAGCTCACCGCAGAGCGGAGGACACTGGGTCACCCTCGGATCCCAGCTCAAGACCATCGTCGCCCAGGCCGCTCAGCTCTTCGACGACATCCATCTCGGCCGACGCGCAGCCTTCAGCCCCGGCGGCAGCGGTTACGGCGACTTCGCCAACTACCGCTGGCAGGCTGCCAAGGAGTCCGGGGCCGTCGAGACGCTCCGCTCCATGAAGGACGTCCAGGTCGACACCCTCAACCAGGTAGAGACCGACACCTGGGGCCAGCCCATCACCGACGCACAATTCGCTCTCCGCAACGCAGCCCTATGGCGGTCCCGGTGAACGTCGTCATCAACATCGACGGCGTCCTCAAACGCCCCGACAGCGACGCGGTCGTCCCCGCTGGCCAACTCCTCTACCACGGACTCGCCGAGACCCACGTCGTGCACCTGGTCGACGACTCCGACACCTTCAACTCCTCCAAGCTCCTCGCGGAGAACTGGCTCAGGCGAAGCGGCTTCACCAAGCACATCCGCCTGATCAAGCCCTACGCCAGCGACCGCCACGCCCTCATCGGCGGACTGAAGTCGCTGCGCCCTGACCTGCACGTCGACCTGGTGGTCGTCGCTGACCCCACTGTCGCCGGCGATCTACTCGCCGCTGGATACAGCACCGTCTTGTTCTGCCACCCCCGCTACAGCCGTCCGCAATGGAAGCCCGACTACCGCGGCCAGCCCAGGGCCTGGGACGACCTCGTCACCGAGATCGAGGAACAGGACCGGCACTACGCCCAGGACGCCCGGCGTACGACCGGCCCCCTGTAGGAGACACCCCTTTGAAGCTCTACCTGGCCGGGACCGAGATCCCGTCCTACCGCAGCCTGCTCGATCGGGAGGGCTACATCACCGTCGCCCTCTCTTACTGGGGACTGCGCAGGCGCACCAAGTTCACCAAGCCCTACGAACTGGCCGAGAAGTTCGGGGACACGGCAGAGATCCTCGTCGACTCCGGCTGCCACTCCATCAACAGCAAGCCGAACAGCGATCTGACCGATGCCGAGTTGCGCGACATCGCCGAGCACTACTACGAAGCCTTCGTCACTCCCAACGCCGAACGGCTGGCCTACTTCGTCGAGTTCGACGCCCATCAACTCGGCGACGCCTGGATCAGCGAGCAGCGCCAGCGCCTGCCTCAGGACAAGGCCATCGTCGTGTGGCGCCCGGAGACCGGCCGCGAAGGTCTGGAACAACTCTGCCAGGGCTGGCCCCACGTCGGCATCACCCAGTCAGGTCTCGACCAGCTCGATATCGCATACCTGCTGCCCCACCTGTCCAAGACCACCAACACCAAGCTCTTCGGCCTCGGCATGACCAAGACGGCGGCCCTGGAACACGGCCACTGGTACGGCGCCGCATCCACCTCCTGGCTGTCCCCGAGCCAGTTCGGCGACACCATCGTCTGGGCGGGAAAGGAGCTGCACCGATACCCCCGCCGCTACAAGGACATGGCCCGCACCCGGCACAAACACACCATTACCGACGCCGGCTTCGATGCCGACGCCGTCCTCGCCGACGACCCCACCGAGGTCCTGCGGCTGTCCCTCTGGTCCTGGCAGCAGTTCACCAAGCACATCAACGGCAGAGGAGTAACTGCCCACGAAAAACCACCGACAGAGGAAAACGCGGATCCGCCCCCCGAAGCAGTTGATCGACTGCCCCAAGAGGTGCGGCACGCAGGAGTAACTCCAGTCACCGTGAAGCAGCGCGAGCGACAGCCCTTCCCCGGCCTCGCAGTGGTCCAGGAGACAGCCGAAGACGGAACCGCCAGTCGGCCCATCCTCAAGACCGTCGACCCCGGCGTCCGCAACTGCGACCGCTGCTACCTCTCCAGCAGTTGCCCCGCAGCCGAGTCCGGATCAGCCTGCGCCTTCAGCCTCCCCGTCGAGATCCGCACCAAGGAGCAGCGTGCCGACGTCAACGCAGCGCTCTTGGAAATGCAGGCAGGTCGCGTGTTCAGCCTGCGGTTCGCCGAAGAACTGGAAGGCGGGATCACCAATCCCGTCCTCTCTGGTGAGCTCGACCGCTACATGAAGATGGCCAAAACGGTCGAGGACTCCGAGGAGAACTCCTTCTCCGTGAAGATCACCGCCACGCAGAAGGGCGCCGCCGAGACCGGCCTCATCAGCCGGCTGTTCGGTCGCGACGAAGGCGAGCAAGCCCGTTCCCTTCCCGACCCCATCACCGTCGAGCACGCCGCCATCGAGACGGGATTCGTAGACGCCGAGGTGATCGAGGACAAGGCCGCATGAACCACAGGAGTAACTGGACCGACATGCACGACACCAGAAACGAGGGTCGTACGACCGAGCGCCCCTGTCCGCAGTGCAAGGGGCGCTGGCCCGAGATGGACGCCTGCGTCGTCTGTGAGGGAGACGGCACCGTCGTCATCGTCTGACCCGCCCACGCGAAACGCCCCGACCATCCCGGTCGGGGCGTTCTTGATGCACCATTCATCGCTGCTAGTCCAGCGCCGCGGCGAGGGCCCGCTCCATCCCCACGGCCACCACCAGCAGCCGCCGGATCATCTCCGGCCGATCGACCCCAGCCGCTGCGGCCATGTCGTCGATGCGGCTCAAGGTCTTCGCGGGGACGCGCGCCTCGACCTTGTCTCCCTTCGACGGCCGTCCGCCTTTGCTGCGGTCGAAGCGCCGCTTGGCCTCCTCCGGGTACTCGTTGTCGAGTAGCCATTGGCGGGCCAGTTCGTCGCTGATCTTCTCGTATGTGCTGGTGTCCGGGTTGCCCGCACGAACGCGGTTGAGAATCCAGTACCCCAGATCTGTGCAGTACAGCTCCTCCGACAGGAACGGCGAGTACTCGTCTTCCACGTCCAGCCCCCCGAACTTCTCGGCGGTGTCCGTCTCGAACAGGCCGCCCGTGGTGAAACCGGCCCCGTCGGTGTGGCTGTAGGCGATGCGAGCCAT